TGCATGTTTACATTATACACCCATACAAACACAAAACCCAATCAGAGGCGGATCCGATTGGGTTTATGTAGTATATTACTATACGTTATACTGGGAACATCTCTGCTCTACCAGCACTGCTTAATTGTAAAATAGTTATTTTACAAAGTCAATACTATGCGTCGAAATTAATTACGCCTTTTGAAGCTAATGTATCATAGAGACCACCACACATTTGGATTAACTGTGGTTCCATTTCTAGGATATACTTCTCAAGATCCGCAAGCTTTACGCCTTCTTGATTTACTGCTGCAAGACGATTGTCGTTATTGATCTTTTCGACCATCATCAAGACTACTTGTTCCTTTGTCATTATATTTCCTCTTCATTGTTAGGGACGAACGAAGGGACTGGTCCCAATAAGTAACCCTTCTCATGATATTCTACCATTTTTGATGTATCTTCGCTACCCACCAATTTGTTAGATATTAAAGTTAATAAGTCATATATTCTATGAAGCATTATATATGTAACTAGGGGAAGGTTGTCTTCTAGATTGCTGCTTTCTTTATTCTGGTCTTCCTGCATCGAGCCAAAATACCTCTCTACCCATAGAGTCGGTTATAGGAATTTCCTTAGACTCTCTTGAACACATACAAGATTCTGATGTGCACTGTTCTTCACTCATAAATCAATTGCCTCTCTAATTAGATGATTGCTAGATGTTTCTAAGTAATTAATTATATCATTTGAGTCTTCATCTAGATAGATGCTTTTTATAATGCCGTCATTTCTTCCAGACTGCCAGTGATATACCCCGTACTCCTCCATTGTAGAGGTGTGTATTGATATTATCTTAGTATTATTTGTTGCAAGCATTGGTACTACCAGACTGCTGCCAACCATAGATATTATATATTCAGCAGAGGAACATATTTTTATTTGATTATTAAAGCTATGATTTTCTAGGTAAAATATTTCAAACCCTTTAGAATGCAGGTAGTCATACAGTAATTCATAATTATTCCACCCTCTTCCGTATACATGGTAGTTTCTAGCTAAAAAAATTTTTTTACCAGGTATAGGATCTTTAACTATTTCTTTAAAATATTCTCTTAAAGAGTCAAACCTAAACGCACTTCCGAGTTTATGATTGTATACCCATGGTATATCGTATATACAGCTTTCAAAAGATAAATATGATTTATAAAGTTTAGCTGGACACGCAATGCTTTTCCCCCAAGGATCATTTATACCGTATTCGCAAATATAAAATAGGTACACACTTTTTGCCGATATCGTTTTATGCATGTTTTCTGGATCATTATGTAAAATAATATAATCAATGCCATTATCTTTAAAAAAAGAACTTACGTGATGATCTACCTTTGTTGAAATTTTTTCTTGCATTGATCTTCTAGACTGTATAAGTAAAACTTTAAAATTTTCATTATTTTTTTTAAGTTCTAATATTTTAGGAAATTGCTCTACTACAGTATGGAAAAAAGCACTGGGCTCTTGAAATAAAACAATATTTTCATCGTAATGAATATCTCCAACAACATTGTTGTTTAAAACTACTGGAACTGGAACTGGAGATTTCACATTGCTTCTGTCTGGCACAAGGCTTATAAGCGGGTTAGAAACTTTTAAATAAAAGCCACGGTTATTTTCGACCAACTTTTCAACATTAGGAGTTTTTTCTATTTCTTTTAAAAAATTTATTCTGGACTCTTTGTTGGCAACAGATATTCCCTTAATATTTCCCAGAGCCATGAATCCACCTCAAAGTTGTTTTGTTATCAGATGTTTCAAAGTAATCTATAATAGAATTTCCATCAGGATCGCAGTACACCGTCTTTGCGTCAATATCATATCTAGCCGATTGATTAAAGTATATTCCAAAGTCTTGGCTTTTATCTGTATGTATAATAAATAGCTGGGTGTTAGGATTACAAAACATTACATTAATAAAAGAACTGCCTACCAAAGCAACTACACACTCTGCCTGAGTCACATATGATATTTGTTCCATCATAGAAAGGTTTTCTTGATACAAAATTTCAAAGTTTTTATTTCTCATATAATTAGTTATTAAATCTGAGTTCTCAATGCTTCTATCCATGAACTTTTTAGTATCACGAGTAATAAATATTTTTTTGCCAGGTACCGTATCTTTTATAGCGGGTTTAAAATTTCTTTTTAAAATCTCATAAGAGTCGGCAGCAAGCAAATTGGTATAATAGAATAAAGGCAATATTTGATAGCAGTTCTTTATATGCAAATCTTTATGTCGTTGCCCATAGTTCTTGTCATTCCCTCTTAATCCAGTTGTGTTGTGATATAGGTGGCTCATTTCAATACCAAGACCTAGATCGGAGTAATAAAATACATAGCCTGAGTTAGATGAAAAATTATGATATGCCGCATTAGTGTTAATTGTTTTACATTCATACTTTATCTCAAAATGATCTAAAAAGTCTTTCCAGTATTTTAAACTAACTCCTGTATCTTCAGAGCTTTCTGCTGGGTCGAGTAGGAAACTTGGGAAGACACCGTCTTTTGTATTTTCATGAGATGTGAGTACAACTTTAAAATCTTCATTTTGTTCTCTAAGGGTTAAAATTAATGGCATGTTTTCTAAAACATCGTGGAAGTATTTTCTTGTTAATGGAAGAACTAAAATGTTGTCGTCTATATGGTTTTCTAATTTTTTAAAATCGTAAATAACTCCAGGACTAGTTCCATTGTGCTTTAAGGCAAAAGAATATGCTGGATTTTTTATTTTTAGCCAAAAACCTAGATTTCCGTAGTTTCCAAATTTTTCTACAAACGGATTCTCTTCCATAAAAGACTTTAAAAATAATTCTTTTTCTTCAGGGTCTATTATAGACATACCTTTTAATTCGCCAAGTGCCACTTACATATCCTTTATTTTTTTTACCAAATTACTATAAACTTCAATTCCAATATTATTTTTATAATTGCACGATAGGCAGTAGAGATATATTTTATCTTCGTTATCCTGATTACATAGGAGAAGACCTTGATCCATTGGGCATTCAAGCAACGGAACAAGGCCTTCCCTTGATAAGGCTATGTACTTAGATACATACTGTATCTGCATTTATCCTACTTCTTTACATCAGTTGGGAATTGCAAAAGCCATTCCTTAGCCTTCGGGGTCAGACCCTTCCAGCTGGACCAATCTTCACCGCCATTGGTCATATAGTACGTTATCTCTGCGTTTGTTACTGGGTCGAATAACTCTCTGTTACTCTTTAGGTCGAATTTCTCAAGTCTTTCAGGACCGAGATCTCCTAACATGTTAATCTGGAAAATTCCGTAGGAACTATCTCCAGTTTTCCTATTCCCGTTATATGCAAGCGGTCTTCCATTAGATTCACGCTTTGCTATTGACCAAGCTTTCTTAAGGCCTAGTCCTTCGAATCCTACAGTCTCAAGCAATAGTTTTAGCTCTTCGTCTGTAAGCATCTCAGATGGCTTGTAAATCTCTTTACTAAAACTATCTAAGACTTCTTGCTTTAATTGGGCTTCAGTTTTCACTAAAGGTTTTACTTCTAAGGCTTGGACTGGCTGTACAGGAAACATAAATAATGTTATCATTACTATTGTAACCACGTTATGAGCCAAGTCGCTAACCTGTTGTTTTATTTTCTCCATTGGCATTTCCTCCTCTAGAGATAACGAACTACAATCATAACATTGATTGGATAAGCCTGTCAACCTGGTCAACTAAAAGGAAAATATGGATATTTCGTTCTCAACGCCTAAAGTAAACCTAACTAATAGCACGGGATACGGCTATGCAACGTGGCACATTATAGAATCTTTAAAAAAATTAGGACATAATGTTCCATTTCAAGATTATCGGGCACCAATCCAATTAAATTTTGCACAACCATTTCAATATAAGCTACATAGAGATCAATATCAAATTAGTTATACTCCGTGGGAGTCAACAGTTGTTCCACAAAATTGGTTTCCAATGCTTGAATACTGTGATGAAATATGGACAACATCGGACTGGTGTGCCAACGTATTTGAAGACAACGGAATGAAAAACGTAAAGGTTTATGCACACGGGATAGACTCTGTTTGGACTCCATTAAGAAGACAAGATGATGGAGTTATTAAATTCCTTCATGTTGGAGAACCAGCACCAAGAAAAGCTGGACAAATGGCTGTCAATGCCTTCATAGAACTGTTTGGAAATAATCCAAATTATCATTTAACAATTAAGGCATATAACAATAACACAACAAGAATATTTAATAACTTTTCGGATAAAGAAATTATTGGTTTGCCAGATGCAATGTATAATAATATAACCGTTCTTCCAGATGAAATAGAAGAAGAAGATTTAATAAAACTTTATCATGACCACGACGTTTTACTGTATCCAAGCTACGGAGAAGGTTTTGGATTTATCCCGCTTCAAGCTTTAGCAACTGGCATGCCAACAATTTGCACAGAAGCATGGGCACATTACGATAAATTTTTAGGACCACTGGCATTACGATCTACAATAGTAGATTCACCATTTTCAAATCTTCCTGGAAAAGTTTATGAGCCAAACTATAAACACCTACTTGAGCTTATGAAAGATGTCGCTTTAAATTTTAATGCATACTCAGGTTTTTATTTTGCACAAGCCCCTAAAATACATAAAGAATACAACTGGGTCCAGTTGACTAAGAATGCATTTGATCCAGTAATAAAAAAAATTAATAACCCCTAGACCGCTAACAAAAAGTTTGATACACTAGAGCTTCATTCAAAAAATTATAACCGCAAGGCGGAGAAAAGGTATTATATATGTCAAAGACTATTGCTAACCCATATGAAAATTTTATTGCGCTATCTCGATATGCGAGATGGATTCCAGAAGAGAATCGTCGTGAGACATGGGGAGAAACAGTAGACAGATACTTTTCTTTTATGTTGGATCATTTAAAAGAAAATCACAATTACATTCCAGATGAGAAGCTTGTAGCGGAATTAAAAGACGGTGTATTCCAAAGAAACGTCATGCCATCCATGCGCTCTGTAATGACTGCAGGAGCTGCATTAGAAAGAGACAACGTGGCTGGATACAACTGCTCATTTGTCCCTGTAGATTCACCACGCTCATTTGATGAAACAATGTATATCTTGATGTGCGGCACTGGAGTTGGATTCTCTGTTGAATACAAGTATGTTAATAAGCTTCCTTCCGTCCCAGACTCATTTGATAAGACAGATACAGTTATTGTTGTTGAAGATTCAAAGCAAGGTTGGGCTAAGGCATACCGTGAACTACTTGCATTGCTTTGGACAGGTCACATTCCAGCAATTGATGTTTCTAAGGTTAGACCTGCTGGTGCACGTCTTAAGACAATGGGCGGACGCTCATCTGGCCCACAGCCACTTGTAAATCTTTTCGATTTTACTATCGCAAAGTTTAAAAATGCAGCTGGTCGTCAACTTAAGCCTATTGAAGCACATGACATTATGTGTAAGATTGGTGAAGTTGTTGTTGTAGGTGGAGTACGTCGCTCAGCAATGATTTCTCTGTCTAACATTAATGATATTGAAATGGCAGCAGCAAAGTCTGGTAACTGGTGGGAGAATAATACTCAACGTGCACTTTCAAATAACTCTGTTGCTTATTCACGCAAGCCAGAGATGGAACAATTTATAGCAGAATGGAAAAACCTTTATGATTCAAAGTCAGGAGAACGAGGTATATACAATGTGGCCGCAGCTCAAGCCCAAGCAGCCAAGTATGGAAGAAGAGATCCAGATATTCACTATGGAACTAACCCGTGCTCAGAGATTATCCTACGTCCTTACCAGTTTTGTAATCTTTCAGAAGTCGTATTACGTGAAAAAGATACAAACGAAGATGTCGCAAATAAAGTACGCCTTGCAACAATCCTTGGGACTTGGCAATCAACCCTAACAGACTTTAAGTATCTACGTAAAATTTGGAAAGACAACACAGAAGAAGAAAGACTACTTGGAGTTTCATTAACAGGACAATTTGGACACAAGTTTTTTTCTGGAAAGCAAGGTCTGGATAAGCTAGAGGACACTCTATCTAGACTTCGTGAATATGCTCGTGAAATAAATACAGAAGAGGCTGGGAAAATTGGGATTCCTGAGTCTGCAGCTATTACATGTGTAAAGCCTTCTGGAACAGTATCTCAATTGGTCGGGGTATCTTCAGGAATGCATCCATGGCATTCACCATATTACATTAGAACAGTTCGTGGCTCAAAGGGTGATCCAATTTCTACTTTCTTAAAGGAAGTTGGAATTCCAGTTGAAGATGACGTAATGAAGCCAAATGACACTTACGTATTTTCATTTCCAGTAAAAGCTCCAGAAGGTGCAATTGTTAGAAATGACTTAACGGCACTTGATCACCTAAACACTTGGCTTGTTTATCAACGTGCATGGTGTGAGCACAAGCCTTCAATTACAGTATCTGTAAAGGAAGAAGAATGGATGGAAGTTGGAGCTTGGGTATATAAGCATTTTGACGAAGTGTCTGGAATTTCATTCCTGCCTCATTCAGATCACACATACAAGCAAGCGCCATACCAAGAAGTTGATAAGGCAGAGTACGATGCACTTGTTGCAAAGATGCCAAAAGATATTAGATGGGAAGATTTATCTTTCTATGAGACAGAAGATGGCACTTCTACCAACGCCACCCTCGCTTGTACTTCAGACGGAAATTGCGAGATTGTAGATATATCAGCTTAATGGTAGAATATATAGTATTGGGATAAGATCCCAAAATTCTAGGGCACAATGTCCAAGAAGGAGAATAAGATGAAAAAAGATCTTAACAAGGATGGAAAGGTTACAATGACAGAGGAAATTTTAGCAGCGCTTGGAACATATGCGAGAGCATTTCTTTCAGCAGCTATTGCTCTTTACATGACTGGCAATACAAATCCAAGAGATTTGCTGATGGGCGGAATCGCAGCCGTAGCTCCAGTAATTCTTAAGGCTCTTAGCCCAAGTAACAAAGAATTTGGCTTTAAGTCAGACAAGTAATTAATCTAGATTAGGAACGCTCCTGTGCTAAAATTAGTACAGGAGTTTTCCTATTTAGGAGTACTAGTAAATGGCAGGACAAAAGAATTTTGAAGTAGATCAAAATGCTACTTTTACATTTATTGTTGAATACAAAGACAATAATGATACACCCATAGACTTGACAGGTGCAAGCGCTAAAATGCAGGTTCGTGATAGTAAAGGCGGACAGAAGTTGGCATTTTCACTAACATCTCCAGGTGGTGGTATCACTATAGATCCACTCTTAGGCAAATTAACTATTAAAATAACTCCTACTCAAACAAACAAGTTGTTTTATCCAAAGTCAGAATATGATATTATGTTAACTGATTCAAATGCTAATAAGATAAAATTATTAGAAGGATATATGACGCTGAGTAGGAGTGTAACCATTTAATGGCTGAAAAGGTAATAGTAAACGAAGAAGTAAATTCTGTAGTTGTAAGAGAAACAATCAATCAGATCAATGTCGCATCTCCTGGGCCACAAGGCCCAAGAGGAAAAACTATTCTTAATGGTTTAGGTTCCCCAGCAGACAACCTCGGACTAGAGGGAGATTTTTATTATGATAAAAATACCACTAGATTCTATGGTCCAAAGCTTTCAGATCTTACCTGGGCAAATGCTACTAACTACCTGCTAAGCACAATGACATTAACCTATTCGTGGGAGATGGCTCAAGTTGCTGGACCTGTAAATGGATCATACTCTGTAATAATAAATCACAACATGGGCTATAACCCAAATGTTACTATCAAGTCGTCAGCTGGCGACATATTAGAAACTGGAATAGACTATAATAGTATAAATAGAATCACACTGACAATGGCACAACCTTTCGCAGGTACAGCCTACTTGTCATAAGGGAGAAAGAACATGGCAAGAAAATATTTAGTAAGCGTTGACCTCAATAAAAATGAGTTACAAAACGCCCGAATTCAAAATTTAGGATCAGCACCATCATCACCAGTAGCTGGTCAAATATACTTTAACACATCAGATCATTTCCTATATTTTTATAGCGGATCTGAATGGCTTAGAGCATCAGGTGACTTTGGTGCAGGCGGACTAACAACAGACTTAACATTTGGCAATACTGCTTCAGACGGAACTTCTACATCTGTTGCAAGAGCTGACCATACACACTCAATACCAGACGTTCTAGGAACATCTGGTCAAATTAATGTAGCAAAAGCTAGCGTTTCAGGCGACGCAACAATTTCCCTTATTGATTCTGGAGCTACAGCAGGTACATATGGCGCTTCAGATAAAACCTTAACAGCAACAGTTGATTCAAAGGGTAGAATAACAGCTATATCTGAATCAGCAATTAGCATTGCAACATCTCAAGTAAATGATCTTCAAGAATATATTGAGGACAAGGTTGGTAACCTAGTTGTTGCTGGAGAAGGCATTGATGTAACTTATGACGACGCATCAGGACACTTTACTATTGATGCAGAAATTGCAACTGATACAAATCGTGGTGTTGCAAGTTTTGACCCTACAGATTTTACAGTAACATCAGGCAATGTGGTTCTAAATGCAGAAAGAGTTCAAGACATTGTTGGCGGAATGGTCACATCTCCAAATACAGAGTCTGGAATTTCAGTTACATATGACGATGTAAATGGAAAGCTAGATTTTGATACAAATGACTTTACCATTACTCTTACAGGAGATGTAACAGGTTCTGGAACAGTAACAGATCTTGGAAATGTAAGTTTTGCAACTACAATTCAGCCAAACTCAGTTGCTCTTGGCACAGATACAACTGGTGATTATGTTGCTGGCATATCTGGAACCGCAAATGAGATTGTTGTTACAAATTCTGGCGGAGAAGGATCAAGCGTAACAATTGGTCTTCCAGATGATGTAACAATTGGCGGACACCTCACAGTTAATGGAAATCTTGATGTAATAGGATCAATTAACTCAATAAACTCAACACAGGTAAATATTTCTGATAATAAGATTAACTTGAACTCCGATATGGATGAGCAAGCTACACCAATCTTAGATGCAGGTATTATTGTTCACCGTGGTATTGAGAATGACGCTCTTCTAACATGGAACGAAACAGCAGATCAATGGCAAATAGGACTAGATACTGGTCCGCAACATGCTATTGCAAGAAAGTATTCTGCATTAATTGGTGACGGGTCTCTAACAAGCTACCCAGTAACACACAATTTAAATACAAGAGATGTAACAGTTGAAGTATATGATGTTGCAAATTATGCAACTGTAGAAACTGACATTGTAAGAACTTCTGAAAATGTTGTCACTATATCATTTGCGGTGGCTCCTTCAGCAGGATCATATAAGGTAGTAATAGTAGGGTAATTGTGTCTAGAAAATTTCTAACCCCAATTACATTAGCGCTATTAGAGGAAAATCCAGCTAATCCAATTGCTGGCCAAATTTATTATAATACCGCAGAACAAACAATCAAAGCCTACAATGGAGTTGTTTGGTATGATGTAGCTGGACCTAAAGAAATTTTGGAGCACAGTCACGGACAAGATGGCGCTGTAGATGAAGTATTATTTGCAGACTATGTAGATGAAGATAGAGTTTTTGCAAACTCTGGAAACATTAATTCAAATTTTATAGATGATTATATAGATGGAGGTAATGCAAGTGGCAATTAGAATTCAATTACGTAGAGATATAGCAGCAAACTGGACATCTTTTAATCCAATTCTCCGTGCAGGAGAAATTGGTGTTGAAACAGACACTCAAAGAATTAAAATTGGTGATGGCTCAGGAACATGGTCATCAAGACCTTATATCAACGTACTTCCATCAGAACTTACAGAACTATCTCAAGATGCCGTAAACCAGGCTCTAACGGCTGGAAACGGCATTACAAAGGTATACGATGACAATGCCAATACACTTACCCTATCTGTAGACACATCAGTAATTGCTAATAAGACATATGTTGACACAGCCGTATCTAACTTAATTGATGCCGCTCCAGCACTTTTAGACACATTAAATGAATTAGCTGCAGCAATTGGAGACGACGCCAACTTTGTAACAACAATAACAAGTAATATTGCTACTGCAAAGTCTGAAGCAATATCAACATCTAATGCATACACAGACACCAGAGAGCTTGCAGAAGTACTTGCTAGAAATGCCGCAATATTAGTAGCTATAAACGCTCTCACAACATCGGATATTGAAGAAGGATCAAATCTTTACTTTACTGCAGAAAGAGCACAGGATGCTGTAAATGATGCTTTAATTGCTGGAAATGGAATTACAAAGGTTTACGATGATAATTCAAATACAATAACATTATCTATAACAAATTCAGTAATAGCCGAAGCAGCACAAGATGCCGTTAACGATGCATTTGTAGCAGGAACTGCTCTTACAAAAACATATGATGACGTAAATAATACAATATCAATAGATTTAGATAATACAACAGTTGCGCCTGGAACCTACGGATCTCAAACAAAAATTCCTAGCTTTACAGTTGATGCTCAAGGTAGATTAACTGAAGCATCAGAAACAGATGTAGCAACAACACTTACAGTTAATGGAGATACTGGAACAACTGGTATATCCTTGCTCACAGAGTCTCTGCAGGTTTCTGGCGGAGAAGGAATTAATATTGATGTAACAAATAACGAAATTACAATATCTGGTGAAGACGCTTCTGACACAAATAAAGGTATAGCATCATTTAATTCAACAGACTTTACTGTATCATCTGGAAACGTATCTTTGAATAAAGACCCAGTCATTACACTTTCAGGAGATGTAACTGGAACTGGAACAATGACCAACCTTGGTAGCGTAAATATAACTACTACAATAGAAAATAATTCTATTACACTTGGAACTGATACAGTCGGAAATTATGTAGCGGGAATAGCTGGAACAACAAATGAAATTGAAGTTACTGGATCTGGATCTGAAACAGCGTCTGTTCAAATAGGACTTCCTTCTGACGTAAGTATTACAAATGATTTGCATGTTGGAAATAACTTAGAAATCATGGGTAACTTAACAGTTAATGGTACAACAACAACAATTAACTCATCAACTATTTCTGTGGACGATAAGTTTATTGAGCTTGGAGCTATTACAACACCAACAGATATTACTGCTGACGGCGGAGGTATTTCTCTTAAAGGAACTACAGATAAGCACCTTTATTGGTACAATACAACAGATGCTTGGACATCTTCAGAAAACATTGATATTCATACTGGAAGAGCATTCATGGTTAATGAAGTTCCAGTGCTTACAGCAGACTCAGTCCTTAATATTCAAAAAGATAATTTAGGTAAAATCACACAAAAGGTTGCTGCTGATTTCTTCTCAAACCAAGTTCTAAGAAACGGTGAGATTGGATTTGAGACAGATACCCTGCAAATGAAAATTGGCGACGGAGTAAAATCTTGGGCCCAGCTAGAATATATAACAGTTACTCCAGACGGACTTCAGAATAATCTTGGAGACTATATTCCATTGTCAGATCTAGGTGTTGAAGATGGTGCAGTAAAGTTTGATAGCAACGGAAATGCTTTAATATTAAATAATATTATATTAAATTCCGATCATACTGGAGCACCACAATCAGGTACATTTAGCGGAATTACTGTAGAAAGAGGAACCTCTATTGATGCCTCTATTTTGTGGGACGAAACACAAGATAAGTGGGTAATGTCAGAAGACAATGGAAATTCAGTAAACCCAATAGCATCAACAACATATGTTTCACAGTCTTTGGGCGGACATAATGAGTCTACAACTGGAATTCACGGAATATCAAACACCGCAGACCTTGTATATGATATTGATTTAAATTTAGCAATAACAGCATCTGAAAACATTTTAGAGGCATACACAGATACTCAGATTACAACACATAATACAGATACAACAAACGTTCATGGTATTACAGACACGGCTCAGCTAGTTACAAACGCTATTTTAAGCTCAAATATTCAAACAACAATTGATTATGTTGACTCAAGCGTTGCGGATCTTGGTATAGATGTTGCTAGTAATTTATCTCTACATGCCACCGATACAACTGGAATACATGGGATTACAGATACATCCGAATTAGCATATTTAGCAGATGTTTCAGCAGCTGCATCAACTGCAGCTTCAGAATTATCACTGCATTCTAATGACACAACAAACATTCATGGAATTGCCAATACCGCAGACCTTGCAACAAAGACATACGCTGATGCATCATCAGCCGCAGCTTTAGTTTCAGCTAATTCATATACTGATGGAGAAATAACTCAATTAGAACAAAATGTTGCTGCCGACTTGACAACACTTCAATCATCAATGGAAGACTATACAGATTACGGTATAGGACAAGAAGTTATTGCCAGAAATTCTGCAATTGCAACTTCTACTTCTAATCACAATAGCTCTACAACTTCAGTTCACGGTATTGCAGATACAGCAGCACTTGCTACAAAAACATATGCTGATAATGCGGTATCTACACACGAATCAGATACAACAAACATCCACGGAATTGCAAACACTGCTGATTTAGCAACTAAAACATATGCAGATTCTTCTTCTTCAACCGCCGCTGGATCAGCACAGAGCGCTGCACAAACATACGCAGACGGAGTGGTAGATACTCATAGACTAGATACTACAGATGTCCACGGAATATCAAATACAGCTAATTTAGTATACACATCAGATGCAAGACTTATAGATATGAGAACCCCAGCTGATTTATCTGTAACAACTGAAAAAATAGTTAATCTTGCCGTAACCAACGATAAACTTGCGGGATCAATAGCACAATCTAAGATTACAAATCTTGAAACAGATTTAGGGTTAAAGGCACCAGCAGCAAGCCCAACATTTACTGGTTCAATAACAATGCCAGGAATAATTTCTGTTGTAGATCCTTCAGAAGCAATTGTTTCAGTAGATTTATCTAATTTGCAAGACTTAACTGGAACAATTACTAGCCTACTTAATTTAAAATCAGATTTATCTAGCCCTACATTTACTGGAACTCCATTAGCGCCAACAGCTACTTCTGGAACCAATACAACACAAATTGCAACAACAGAATTTGTTACCACTAGCATAAATGATTTAATTAATGCCGCACCAGGAGCGCTAGATACTCTTGACGAGCTTGCAGCAGCCTTAGGAGATGATGCAAATTTTGCAACAACAATAACATCTTCAATTGCCCTAAAAGCTCCGTTAGCATCTCCAACATTTACTGGCACTGTAATTCTTCCAAATTCAACAATTACAGAAGCTATGATAAGCGACGGATCTATTACAAATGCTAAGATTAGCGCAAGCGCAGCAATAGATCAATCAAAGATTTCAGGGTTGGCTACTTCCCTGAATTTAAAGGCAAATCTTGCCTCTCCAACATTTACTGGAACAGTAACAGTACCAACACCAGTAAATCCAACAGATGCCGTAACTAAAGCATATGTTGACTCTGGAGCTCAAGACATAATTCCTTTAGATAATTTAAATAGTCAGTTTAACGGAGCCGAATCTCGGTTCCTGCCAAAATTCAATAACACCAAGGTAGATATAACAAACCCACTTCGACTTTTGATATCCATTAATGGTATAATTCAAATACTAGGAAATCAAGATAATCATTGGTTATCTCCGATATCGCAGGACGGGTTCTTTGTAGATTCCGACGGTTATTTGAACTTTGGTGAACCAGTACCAAAAGGATCTACATTTGATGGAAGAGTAATGGGTGGTCCAACTACCAACTCTCTCAAAAAATCTCAGTATCCGTTTAGACCAATAGACATATTATTAGGAGCGTAAGCACATGGCAAGAAAAGTACTTTTGGAGACACATTACACATTTTCTCCAACCACAAAGACATTAGTAATCCCAAAGGCAATCCCAAGAGAAAGATTGCTTCTTATAACAAACGTAACACAGAATCAGGTAATCTATAACTTCTCTGACGCATCACTCAGCGCTACATCATACGTAGCACTTGAGCAGAATGGCACAGAGACCACAACTATTGTATTTAACTACAATACAGCATCAATGCTATCAACAGACAAGATTTCTGTAACCATTGATGACTATGAGGAGACATTTACTCCAACAGAATCAATGTTGGATCCAACAAACAAGTTTAGAGTAACACAGCCACAAGCCCTCATTGATACAGATTTTGAATACGGTACACAGGTTTCTAAATGGGAAAATTTATCTCTTTATAACAACAAGCCATTTGCATACGCTTCACCAACACCTATTCAGAATATTGGTTCAATTACATTTCCTACATCTTCAGCAACAGTTACAGTTGCACTAACATCTGGAGTAGGTCCAGCAAACGGAACACCAATTACCGTTCAAGATACTTATATCACAGCAGCAAATGGAAACTATGTTGTAGAAACTGGCGGAGGAACCTCATCTTTCACATATACAGCATCAGCAAAAAATCCAAGCGCTAACATTCAGTCTATCCTAGATCCAAATAAGACAGCAATTTATACATCTCAAATATTTACTGGAGCTAGAGTCGGATTTATTCCCGTAGTAAGCTATTCATCAAATAGAATTGATGTAACTACCACTGTAGACCACGGTCTTGCACTGGGTAACGAAATTGTTGTAACTGGAATGACAGCTACCACAAACGCTCCAAATGGAAACTTTGTTGTAGCAACAATTCTTTCACCAACAAGATTTGCTTATTTTGCAAACGCTGTTCCAACAGGAACATTGGGTGGTCCAACAGCTATTTATGTAAGACCACAAGGAGTATTCTTGCACAGACCAGCAGACGGTGGAGTTATTTTCGGAACTCAAGCTGGATCAAACTACGGAGAAGCTTATCGTCAAACACGTCGTTACTTTAGATATCAGTCAGGTAAAGGCATTCAAATGTCTTCAGGTACAATTCTAAAGCCATACGCAGGTATTGACTCAATTACTTCTTCAGGAACAACAGTAACTGTTGTAACAAAAGAAAAGCACTGTATCCAGCCAGGAACAATCATTAAGATTGGCGGTTGCGATCAGGCAGCATATAACGGAACATTCGTTATTAACAATATCTTAGGATATAACAGATTCTCATACACAGCACTATCTACGCCAACAAGCGCAATTGCTACAGGAAACCCATTTGCTTCAATTGAATCTTGGTATGGATGCCAGAACAGACTAGGTTTGTTTGATAATCAGAATGGCGTGTTCTTTGAGTATGACGGAACAAAGCTTTATGCTGTCCGTAGAAACTCAACAACACAATTATCTGGTAAGGTAAACGTAACATTCGGTTCAGATGTAGTAACACAATCTGCAGCAGAATTTCCAACATATATGAATAAGCAACTTATTCCAGGAGACTCAATTGTTATTAGAGGACAATCATACAAGGTTTCTTCAATTACAAATGATACTACAATGAAGATTTCTCCAGCTTATAGAGGAGCAACAGCTTCATTATGTATCTATTCAAAGACAATTGATACAAGAATTCCTCAAGATCAATTCAATATGGATAAAGCAGACGGAACAGGTCCATCACAGTACACAATGGATCTTTCAAAGATGCAGATGTTCTACATTGACTACACTTGGTACGGAGCAGGATTTATCCGTTGGGGTGTAAGAGGTCCTAAGGGTAACATTATTTATTTACACAAGATGCAAAATAACAATGTTAATACAGAGGCATACATGCGCTCAGGTAACCTTCCAGGACGTTATTCATCAACAACAAATCCTCCGTTTACAAGCGCAACAGACACTATTCTAACAAGCTCAACATCTATTCCAGTTAATAGTACAGAATCGTTTCCAACAGCGGGAACCTTATGTATTAGAAATGGTTCACAGTACGAGTACGTAAACTATTCAGGTAAAACAGCAACATCCTTTACTGGGTTAATTCGTGCAAGACAAGGAGCTTCTGGTGTCGTAATGACAATCGGCGCAGGAAACAATATCGGAACTATTTCCGATGGCCTAGTACTTGCAAAACTTCAAGTCGGTATGAGAGCAATTAGCTCAGAGCTTCCAGATGAAGCATTTATTTCAGCAATTAATTATGACACAGGTGTTGTTACATTAAGTCAGCCAACAGTAACAGCAAACCCTACAGTTAGCTTCCCTGCAATGGGTTCAGATGTTCCACTACAGTTCACTCTCGATCCATTCTCACCAACTTGTGTGGAACTAGCATTCCCATCATTTGCAGCAACAATTTCACACTGGGGAACATCTGTAATTATGGATGGTCGCTACGACGAAGATAAGTCTCTTATCTTTACTTATGGACAAAGAACTGCAACATCAATTCCTGCTGGACAAACAAGAGCACTTCTTTCAATTCGATGTGCACCTTCTGCAGATAATGGTATCGCAGCATCATTTGGTGCTCGTGAAGTAGTCAATAGAATGCAGCTAGCACTTAGAGCGCTAGATGTTACAGCATCAGCTGGTACAGGTACACCAACAATCCTTGTAACTGCAACTCTTAATGGATTACCTTCAAGCGCAACTACATGGACAAATGCAATTGGTAACGTAACAACCCTTGTCAACTCATCACTTGCACAGATTGCAGATTACTCTGGTACATCTACCACAATTACTGGCGGAGAAGTAACTGGCGGATTCTTCTCTCAGGGAACAAACTCTGTTGATCTTTCAACTCTTCGTGACCTAGGAAACTCAATTCTTGGTGGAGGAGGAACAGTTTCTAACGCTGGAATTTTCCCAGACGGACCAGATGTGCTTACAATTTCTGTAACAAATCTTGGTTCATCAACAGCAAGCGTGTTCTCTCGTCTATCATGGACAGAAGCATCAGCATAATAGAAAATAAGGGGGACACAAAATGTCTATACAAAAAGTAAAAATACCTTATAACGCTGAATTGTCTGTTAAAACATTATCAGTTTCTGACGAAGTTGGTTTTAATGGTAACGTAACATTAGGTGGCAACATAAAGCTTACTGGGTCTCTAGATACGTCTAGCGGCTCAGTAAGCTTCACCGATGGAGTTCAGAGTAAACAAGGTGTCCCGTCTATAACAAAGATTAATCAAGTATATAATAACTACACTTTATCTGCTTCAGATTTAAGAGATTCTATAATCGAAATGAGTTTAAAAACTGCTGGAACAGTAACTATACCAGCAGACTCACCAGCATTGACTTTTCCAATAGGAACAACAATAGATATTATCCAAGCTAATAGCGGACAGATAACAATAGTTCCTGGAACTGGAGTAATTCTTAATGGAACCCCAGGATTTAAAATAAGATCACAGTGGTCTATTGTAACAATTTTAAAACGAGATGCGAATACCTGGTTGGTATTTGGCGACTTAACTGCGTAGGAGAACTAAATGGGTAAAAAAGTTGGAATTCAAGCATCAGCCGCTGGAGATTTTGAAGCGCCATTAGCGCCTCTTAATCCCGTAGCAACAGATGTTGGAACTAACAGACTTTTTAATAATGGAGCTGCTACAGTATCTTTTTCTATTGACCCATTAAGTACAGTACCTACTGCCTTTGTAGTAACATCTAGCCCAGGAAACTTTACTGGAGAAGGATCAGCATCACCAATTACGGTTTCTGGATTACAAAGTAATGTAAATTACACATTTAAAGTAACTGCAAGCAATGCCAATGGAAACTCAGTAGAATCAGTTGCATCTAATCAAATATTGGTAACAACTGTTCCAGGTGTTCCAAGAACACCAAGCGCATCTTCTTCAACAGCAGATCAGGACACAGTGACATGGACTGCACCAGCAAATGATGGCGGAAAACCAATTGCAAGTTATACAGTTAGCTCAAGTGATACTTCTGCTCAATTACCAAAATCTATATTTAAGCAGATGTCTGGCGGTTCAGGACAAACAACTATTAACGTTGACGACAATGTTGGATTAGTAGTAGGCAATAAGGTTACTGGAATAGGAATTGGTACAAATGCAGCAATTCAAGCTATCAATGGAACAACAATAACATTAACTGTTGCAAATTCTGGAAATGTTCCATTACAAGATGGTAAGTTTACAGATCATGCTGATACTCAAACAGGACCTATTTATTTAAATGCCACATCTCCATTAGTAATTTCAGAATTAGGTGGAACATCTCAGTCATATAACATTGTTGCTATTAATGCTAATGGAACTTCCGTTCCAGCAATTACATCACAAGTAACTACATTCTTTTCCCCACCACGCTTCTTTGGGCCACCAGCATTCTTTACGCCACCACAATTCTTTACGCCACCACAATTCTTTAGTCCTCCAAGCTTCTTTTCACCACCAAGCTTCTTTTCACCACCAGGATTCTTCTCTCCACCACGCTTCTTTTCACCACCAGGATTCTTCTCTCCACCACGCTTCTTCGGTCCTCCATTCTTCTTTGGGCCCCCAGTATTCTTTGGACCTCCAGTATTCTTTTCCCCACCTAGATTTTTCTCCCCACCAGGTTTCTTTTCACCACCAGTTTTCTTTGGTCCTCCACGATTCTTCGGCCCTCCAGGATTCTTCGGCCCTCCAGCATTCTTTACACCTCCACGCTTCTTCGGCCCCCCAGGATTCTTTGGCCCACCAGGGTTCTTCTCACCACCAAGATTCTTCTCACCACCTAGATTCTTCGGCCCACCAGGGTTCTTCTCACCACCAAGATTCTTCTCACCACCTAGATTTTGCATTCAAGAGGACACACCAGTTCTTACAAAAGACGGGTACAAAAAGGCAAAGGATATTTCTATTGGAGATACTCTATCAACACTTACTTTTGATGAAATAACACATGGAGCAGATAACTGTGCCTATGGGGTAGTTACAGTAGAGTGTTCAGAAATAGTAAACTCATGGTCTGTTGATGAATTAAAAAATTATAAGACGCTAGACTCCAAGGTTACTAATATTTTAACTGAAACTCATTACAAAACTGTTGTTATTAATGACGATCAGACAAAAAGATTCTCTTTTAAAGAAGATGTTTTAATTCACAGAGACAATAAATATGTTATTGTAACGGTTGAAAACCTTTCTGTAGGAGATTCGCTAGTTATTTATTCAGAAGGCTCTATTAGTTTAGTTCCAATAACTAGTTTAACATCTATAAAAGAAAAAACAAATACAATTCTTTTCTATAGAGAGCCATACGGCATGATTGTTGCTGGAGGTATGCTTGCATACAATGGATGTCCAGTCCATATGTTGACTAACTAGATATTAAATGCTAAAGTAGTAACATGAATAAAATAGAAATATTCCCAGGAATATGGAAATTCGAGAATGTCTTTGACAAGTCATTTGATATAGTAAATAAAATTGAAAAAGCTGTATCAAAAGGAGAATGCTCTTGGGCTAAAGCTCAAGTTGGTTTGGAAGAAACAGACACAGAATATAGAGACTGCTACGACTTTAAGCTAAGCGACCTTGGAAAAGACCATAAAGTTTATAAGCATGTTTATGAATCTCAAAAGCCATACGTAGATGCATATTGTGATTACTACCAAATAAAAATGGGATTTTGGGAATGGACCAATGTTGTTAAATATGGGCCAGGTCAATATTTTAAAGAGCATGCCGATCATGGCTGGTCTTATGTATCTACAGTTTCATTAGTATCTTATCCAAACGATGACTATGTTGGAGGAGAATTAGCTTTTCCAAAATTAAAAATATTTGAAAAGCCAAAGGCTGGGGATCTTTATATATTCCCATCTACTTATTTGTTTTCTCACGTAGCAATGCCAGTAAGGTCTGGCACTAAGTATTCATTTGTAACAATGCTAGATTATAATGATGATACTCATACTGTAGAGTATGAAGAATATATAGACAGAAAGTATGGTATTAAATAATGTTTTCTCCAAATGCGGAATATCTACATTACGGAATTGTTGTTTATAGAGATGTTTTTACAAAAGAAATGGACCTTGTAAACAGGCTGGAAAAATCTTTAAGTAAAAGCGAAGGAAAATATCAGTGGAATCAATCTCAAACTGGGTATGCACATACAGACCTTAAGTACAGAGATGCCCATGATTTTAAAATTAAAAGAAATGACGACGATAGCCTAATGCTATCAATGCAATATGTAAGCAAAGAAGACAGAAAAGAGGCCGAGCTTGAGCTAGAAAAAATTTGGGAAGACTCATATACTGCACAACTAAAGCCAGTAGAAGAATACCGAAATGCTTTTGGTCTTGCTCCATTAAACTATTGGGAATCATTTAACTTTGTTAAGTATGGCCCAAACCAGCATTTCCAAGTTCATTCAGATCACGGATATTCATATATTTGTGTTCTTTCTTCAGTCGGATATATTAATGATGATTATGAAGGCGGAGAACTCTTCTTTGATAAGTTTAACTTAAAAATTAAGCCTAAGGCTGGAGACTTGTATCTTTTCCCATCGTCATATATATATTCGCACTCTGCAATGCCAGTAACTAGCGGAACAAAATATTCTATAGTAACAATGCTTGATTATCTTGAGGCCCCACATACTCCAGATTATCGTGAAATTGAAAAAAGATATACTGAAGGTTATGTATAAAATACAGGCATACAGAGCAGCTGAAAATTACGCTACCTTAGCCCCTCTTGGGGTTAAGAGAGATTGGATGGAGCAAACACATGAAAGACATGCTTATACCTGTTTTCCAGTAACTCTTACAAATGGGATGGGCTGGAGTCTTTCTTTCCCAGAAGATATAACATTTGTATGGGATGGCAAATCTGATTCATCTAAAGATCATGTTAAAATTTTAGCTGGGCATAAATATTGTTATACAGAAAGAGCTAATGCAACTATTAGCTTTAAAACTGGATTAACATTTAGAACAGAGGACAACGTTAGCTTACTAGGCATGCCAGCACCAAACTATTTTATTGATGGTGCTCAACCATTTACTACCGTAATTAGCACTTCATTTTTTACAGCAGAGTTTCCAGTAGCATGGAGAATTACAAAACCATATACCCCAATAACAATTCCAGCAGGATACCCAGTAATATCACTATTGCCAATATCTCTTAAAAACTTACAGGATTCAGAAATAGATATAGTCCCAATTAAGGATATGCCAAGATCCCCATATGCTGATCAATATAATCAAACAGACCATATTAAGTTTGTATCAAAAGTAGCTGAAGAAGGAAAATGGACTAATTTTTACCGTGATGCAGTGGACTATATGGGAAATAAATTAGGACAGCATGAAGTTAAAAGCTTAAAGCTTAAAGTTAATGGAGGAGATAATGCCTAAAATTAAATTTGGGTCTGCAAGGCCATACAATAATCAAGAAGAATTTAAAGAGTTGGCTCCAGCTCCTATTAAAAAATTTATGCCAGAATGGTGGAATAAGGCAACAAAATACTGGCTTGGTGACGATGGAGAATACATTCCAGCTCAATATCCTCATCAAGAGCCAGAAGAAAGATCACTTGGTTTTAAATCATGCCCAGCATTATTAGATGTGTTTAGTACTGGATACACACTGCTTACTCCTACCGACATAATGTTTGTTCAATATGAAGGCGAACCTTATATGAAAATTGATGAGCAGTTTAAAGATTTTTGTGATGCAAGGCATGCAATGCCACAATTTGTTAATCCAGCAGGATACCATGCAAAACATTTTCATTGGTGGCCAAATTGGGGAATAGAATTGCCTACTGGATATAGCGCATTAATTACAAGCCCGTTAAATAGGTTCGATTTACCTTTTTTAACCGTGGCTGGTATAATTGACAGTGATAGGTATCCTATGCCAGGATTAACTCCATTTTTCCTAAAAGAAGGATTTTCTGGACTAGTCCCAAAGGGAACTCCGTATGCACAGATTATTCCAATTAAAAGAGAAGACTGGGAGTCGGAGCACATTTATTATACAACACAACAGATGTATGATAGGCATGAAGAAACAACAAAAAAATATAGAGTCGCTTTCGGCGGCATTTATAAAATGAAAACGTGGATAAAAAAGAATTATAACTAGGAGATAAAAATGGCATTTGAAAGTACAATTAGCGCAGACAATATACAAAACTATGACGCTTTAATAGAAGGCAAAAACGTAAGAACTGCTAGAAAGTCTATTACGCCGTCTGGATATTTTGGTGAGGGTCCAGAAATGATTGGCGAAATTGAAAACTTTCTTACAGAAGAAGAATGCGACTTCCTCGAAGACTTTGCTAGAAACAATAAGATTTGGGATGTTACAGAATCTCATTACAATGAAAATGGAACAATAATCTATGATCACCGTCCATGGGAAAATAGAGTTGCAACTCTTAACACATTAGAGAAAGCAAATCCAGAAGTAGTTAAAATGCTACGTGAAATTATTGCAAGACTTAAGCCAGAAATTGAAAAGTTTTTTAATGTGGCTGAAGCAGAACCAACAAACCCAGCAATTGTAAGATGGCCAGTTGGCACTTTTCAGTTTCCGCATGCAGACAAAGAGCTGCATGAGGGTCCAGATGCTGGAACGGAAAATGATTTTCCATGGTATGACCTAGGAACCATATTTTATTTAAACGATGATTTTGAAGGTGGAGAGCTTCATTTCCCTAGACAGCAAATTGCATTTAAGCCAAAAAGACGTGCAGTATACTTTTTCCCAGGAGACAAGAACTACATTCATGGAGTAGACAAAGTAACGGCTGGAACAAGATATACATCACCATGGTTTTGGACAATTAGACAACTAACAAAGGAAAACAATGCTTAATCCAGAATTAATAGAAAAGTATCCTGGCATCAAGGAGTGGAAAGATGACGTATACACAATAGAAAATTTTATAACGGAACAAGAATCTGAAGCTATGATTAAATATTTAGAATCTTTAGTTAGCAGTGGCAGATTAAAATGGAATCAGATTTCTTTTTACGACTCATTTGCTATGGGGTTTTGGGACTCAGATCCAACTCTACCAGAATTTGGATTGCCAGAAGATTACTTTAACAGATTAAAATTTAGATTTAAAAAAGCTGGAGAAGATATTTTTGGTCATAAGTTTGCAGAGATTAGCTATCATGCACAGAAGTGGATAGAAGGAGCATTTGCTGACTTCCATTCAGATAATTCTAAAGATGGAAAGCCAACAGCATTTGAAAGAAGTCGATATGCTGGATTCTTGTATTTAAATGATGATTTTGAGGGTGGAATATTAAACTTTCAACACTATGACATTGCAATAAAACCTCAAGTTGGACTTATAGCAATATTTAAAGGCGGTCATGGAAACGAGCATGAGGTTACTCAAGTTAAAAATATTAAACGTGAAAGATACACCATAGGTTCATTTTGGGATGATGCTAGAATGGAATATACAGATGAGCAAAGACAACGCTGGGCAGATGAACTAGCTGAAACTAGAAAAGAACAAGACGTCCAATATGATGAGTGGGCTAAAGATAAAGAAATTGGCAATGTTCCAGTTTATAAAGGAAAAGGTGAATAATGTATATATATGCTAAGGATATAGAAAAAGATGTTGAAATACTAGAAGGAAAAATATTCATCTTCAAAGATGCAATTAGTAATACCAGTTTAATTCACGAAGAGCTAGACAGCATAGATGAAAATTACGAAGACGAGACTAGCCCAAGACAAATTGGTCCATGGATTGAATGGAAATCAAATGATGATGACACAGTGTATGGAAAGCAAAAGGTTGGACTATTTACTTTTAGCAAAGAAGTATCGAAGATGTCATTTGGAGACAAGATGGCCAAAGACCTTTGTGACACTGTGTTAAAGTGTGCAACAGGTTTATCTGAGGCATATTTTAAAACATTAAATATAGAAGAAGTACCACACCTTCCAGAAAGATTTGAAATAAAAGTTTACGATACTGGCACCGACATGGGAGCCCATTATGATAGACATCCATTTCCAAACAACGAAACAATTTTGTCTGCAGTAATTTATCTAAATGATGATTACGAGGGCGGAGAGCTTCATTTCCACAACCAAGATATTACAATTAAGCCAGAAGCTGGAACGGTTATATTTTTCCCATCTACTGAAGATTTTACACACTCTTCAAAGAAAATAGAGTCTGGTAAAAAACATGCAATCCCGCTATTCTTTTACAAAAATCCAGAAAATCCACAAAATAATTAGGGGGACGTATGTCTTATCAATTAAAGGTTATACAAGATAACCCAATAGGGTTTTGGCCTTTAGACGAATCTTCTGGGACTATTGCCGCAGATAGATCTGGTTGTGGAAACAATGGCGCTTATGTTGGTACCATGATTTCAAATATGCTTCCCTTAATTCCTGGAGGACAATCAGGTACAAAAATAACAAACACCTCTTATGTTACTTTACCAATATTAAACAATTACTATGGCGCTACAACAACTGCTGGAATGGCCACAAAGTACACAAGCGATAATGATTTTACGCTAGAGCTGTGGATATCTCCACAAATTTATTCAACGTCTATTACCCCATTACTTGCAGATGTGACAAATAATATAGGGTTATTTTGGGAAAACGGAGACATAGTATTTAAGGTAGATTCTCAAGAGGTAAGGTGTCCAGTAACATATTCTAAAAAGTCACTCCACCTCGTTGGTCTATATACAACAAATTCAATATCTATTTATATAGACGGAGTACTTGCAAGCTCTAAATCAATTGTGGACTTTAAATTTACAAATACAAACTTTTCTTTAAATATAGGACCAACAACGATATCTTCAGATTCGTTTATAGTAGATGCACCAGCAGTATACAGATATTCTTTGCCATATAAATCAATATTAAAGCACCATGTAGATGGCAGCTTTTCAGGATCAGCAATACAAGTTGTTTTCCCAGACGAAGGAGTTTTATTTTCTGGCACAGACGCATACATTAAATCTCAATTTGAATATACATACCCAATAAAAAAACAATGGGAAGACCTGGTTGATGAAAACACTTATTACGATCCAATAAATAAATATATATCTTTCTATCCATCTACTGGGCCAAAGACATTTGTTTATGAGGACTCATTTTTATTACCTTCACAAATTGGAATTGCTACATCTAAAATTGAATGGAGAAACGATTTAGGTATATCTGTTGAGTCAAGCTCAGATGGGACTACGTACACTGCTTGTGTAAATGGGGAGCCACTACCTCAATATAAAGTTGGATCTTTTTCTTCATCTGGAACCGTATACTTTAGAATAACAATGACAACTGCAGATTCAAGTAAGTTCTTGCCAAGATTATCATTTTTTTCTATTACATTTTATTCCGATAGAACTCTGTATGCTGACAACTATGGAGATTCAATTTCTTCTGCATCTAACTATAATTTAGGGGCACTAAACTACCCAGTACTTTCAAGAAACTACATGGGCGGGATAAGGCCAGAAAATGGAACTGGATTTGATATTAATACCCTGTCATCAATAAAGTCATTAGAGATGATATATACACCAATAGCAACAGGCGTTGCAAATACCTTGATCCATGTCCCAGATTCTCCAATATCAGAATTAAGTTGGACATCTGCTGGAGTAATTACTAAAACCAATATAAGCAAAATTTATATTAACAATGTCGACATTTCTGCACAAGCTAATATATCCAATTATTTGGTTGCTGGACAGCCACATCACATTGTAGTAGTCTTTACAAGCCCAGTGTCTACTAAAATAAAGATAAACTACAAGACTTCTGGTGGAAGCAATAACCTATATAAGAATATTGCTCTATATCAAAAAGAAATAACTCAAGCTATATGCGCTGAGCATTATAATCTTTATACTGGAAGGCCATCAGCAAGCATATCTGAAAGCGTCATAACCCTGACAGATCCTGCAGTAAGTTATTATAATAACGACTGGGTTGTTATCCAGTCAGTATAATTTGAACATTGTCCTGACAAAATCTGGACTTATGCTATAAAGAATGGTAAAATGTTAGTCTATGGATATCAAAAAGCTAAATCATAAAGTATTAGATGAAGAGTCAACTCTTGGAATATATGTCTGGGAGATGCCCGACGGAAGATGGATTGGAGACGACGATGGCAACTTTCTTTCGATCACGTCAAAAAAAGGCAATAGATCCAGAATCGATGCTTTGGCTAGAGAAGTACGCACATTCGGTATATACGAAGGTGGGCCTAAATTTCTTTCCGCTAGGCGGAAAATCAGCGACGAAGAGTTTGAGCATCAGAAGCAAAGACTCGATTGGGGATTAGTTCCAGATCCACTGGATATTGGAAACTATAAAGATGAAATGAAAAAACTAAGAGGTGGAAGATAATGCAATTTATTGAAGATGAAGATGGATCAGATAACACAGTTAGCATTTCTAATGTTGCAGACTGGATGAAATTTACTGCACCGTCAGCAGTTGCAGATACAGACCCTTTTAATGTAGACGGAGATGACCTAAAAAAGATTAACGGTCTTGGATCAACTTTCCGTAGAAAAATGGGTAGAGATATCCAAAAAAGATTTATTGGACAAGAAGGAACTGGAACACAGCAGAACCTATTAGCACAAGCCGTCACTGGCTATGCAATGTTTGACCTAATTGAGCCACCGTACAACCTTGAGTATCTTTCAAAAATTTATGAAGTATCGCCATACAACTATTCAGCAATTAATGCCAAGGTCTCTAACATTGTTGGTCTTGGATATTCATTTATTGAAACAAGCAAAACAAATGACGCCTTAGACACCATAACAGATGAAAAGCAGTTAGAGCGAGCAAGAAAAAAGATTAATAGAATTAAGCAGGATCTAGAAGAATGGCTAGAGTCAGTAAACGAAGAAGAAACATTTACTGAGACATTAATAAAGGCCTATGTAGACCTAGAAGCAACTGGCAATGGATATATTGAAATTGGTAGAACAGTAGCTGGAAATATTGGATACATTGGACATATTCCAGCAAAGACAATGAGAGTACGCAGATTACGTGATGGCTTTATTCAATTGCTTTACGGAAAGGCTGTTTACTTCCGCAACTTTGGAGACACCGAAACAGAGAATCCTATTGCTGGTCAAGAAGATCGTCCAAATGAAGTTATTCATTTAAAGAAGTACACTCCTACAAATAATTATTATGGAATTCCAGACATTATTGCAGCACAAAATGCAATGGCTGGAAACGAGTTTGCTGGCAAGTATAACCTAGACTACTTTGAAAACAAGGCGGTACCAAGATATATTATTACAGTAAAAGGAGCAAAGCTTTCAACAGAGTCAGAAAGAAAATTACTTGAATTTTTCCAGGTAGGTCTAAAGGGCAAGAATCATAGATCTCTATATATTCCGCTACCTCCAGATTCACCAGACTCAAAGGTTGAATTTAAGATGGAGCCAGTTGAGGCTGGAGTTCAAGAAGGCTCATTTAATACATACAGACTTTCCAACAGAGACGAAATCCTCCTTGCCCATAGAGTCCCAATTAATAAAGTTGGAACCCCAGCTGGAGTTAATTTAGCGGTTGCTAGAGATGCTGATAAAACATTTAGAGAGCAAGTCTGTGGACCAGCTCAAAATAATTTAGCCAAGAAATTAAATAAAATTATTGAAGAAAAGACAGATGCACTTCTTCTTAAATTTAATGAGTTGACCTTGACTGACGAAGATACTCAATCTAAAATTGATGAGAGATATTTGCGTATGCAGGTAATTACTCCTAATGAGGTTAGAATTAGAAAGGGTATGATTCCTATTGAAGGTGGAGACCAGGTAGTGGATTTAAAGGCTGATGCAGCCGCTGAACAATCTGCCCAAGCTGGTAAAACTAGAGCCAGAGATTCCGAAAGATCCGCCGCTTCCCCAGATAAATCTGGCGAAGGCAGAAATGCAAAAGGCGACGGACGTCAGGTAGGATAAACTTTACTCGACCACTATTTGCGTTAGGTCATATAACAGTATAAAATAAAGCATATGAATATCGAAAAATCATATTGGTCATCCAATGGAGAAAATATCCATCTTTCCGTTCCTTTCACAAAGGTTAACAGAGAGAAGAGAACAGTATCGGGTTTTGCAACATTAGACAATGTTGATCAAACAGGAGATGTCGTTACATCAGAAGCAAGCATGAAAGCATTTGAAAGCTTCCGTGGAAATCTTCGTGAGATGCACACACCACTTGCAGTTGGTAAGGTAGTTTCTTTTAAGCCAGAAACTTACTATGATCCAGCATCAAAAGAATTTTACAGCGGAGTCTATGTAGATGCATACATCTCTAAGGGCGCACAAGATACATGGGAAAAAGTTCTAGACGGAACTCTATCTGGTTTTTCAATTGGCGGAAAGATTAATGAGTCAGATAATGAAGTTAACAAGTCAACAGGTAAGTCTGTAAGATTTATCAAGGACTACGATCTATTAGAGCTTTCAATTGTTGATTCACCAGCAAACGAGCTTTGCAACATTTTGTCAATTTCAAAGGTTAATGGACAATTAGTCTTTAAGGGAATTGCAGCAGACGTAGTTACAGAAAATATTTTTTATTGTGAAGAAAGTGATTCTGTTTTTATCTCAACAGAAAAAACTTATACATCTCCAGTTACTGGAAAGAACACCGAACTAATCGGCTGGGTAGAAAGTAACGATGTTAATAAATCAAAAGAGATAGATAAGATTCTTGATTCATTTAAGCAATCAAGATTGTCGTTGCCTGATACACAAACAATTGCAAAACAGGCAAACGCAGAAGGAGGTAATGAAGTGTCAGAAAACACAGAAAACGTAGTTGCAGAAGATGCAGTAGCACCAGAAGCAGCCGTAGAAGAAACATCAGTTGTTGCTGAAGAAGCACCAGCTGAGGCTCCTGCAGAAGATGCAGTAGCAGACGCTCCTGCCGAAACTCTGGAAAAAGCAGCCGACGTATCAGAAGTTGAGGTTGATGAACCTGATTTTGCAAAGATGCTAGGCGACATTAAAAACTTTTTCTCAGAAACTGTAAACAAGTCAGCAGAACTAAGTGCTGCTCAGGTTTCAGCAATCAAGGATTCAGTAGAGTCCCTAACAAAGAGTGTTGAAACAAAGATTACAGAATTGGCAGAACAAAACGCAACGCTTTCAAAGGCAGTTGCAGATATCAACAGCACACTCAACGGAGTTGAGAAGCGTGTTGACGCAGTTGAATCAGATACTGCAATTAAGAAGTCCAGTGACCTTGGCGGGTCTCAGGAAGTTTTACAAAAATCAAAATCAACTTGGAACGGTTCTTTCCTCGGTTCCGTACACGAATTAATCAAATAAGGTAGGTGAAATAAATGAGTAATGAATTATTAGAAAAGGCAGCAGCAGCTGGAACTACAGCTACTGGTACTTTTGCTTCCGCAACTGGCGGAACAGGAGTGCACCGTGCATCAGAAAATGGTAACGGTGGTTTGCTAAACCCAGAACAATCAGCTAGATTTCTAGATTATATGTTCGATGCTACCGTAATTGGTAAGGTCGCCCGTACAGTCCGAATGAAGGCAGATACAACAGAGATTGATCGTATGTCAGTAGGCGAGAAGCTTATGAAGCTTGCGTCAGAAGGCGAAGATACTTCTGCAAATTCAGCAGTAACTTTCTCAAAGATCTCTCTAACAACAAAGAAGCTTCGTTTAGATTGGGAGCTTTCAACAGAATCTCTAGAAGACAACATCGAGGGTGCAGATCTTGAAGATCACATTGCACGTTTGATGGCAACACAGGCAGGTAACGATATCGAAGATGTAATTCTTAACGGAAATACAGCACTATCTTCAGACAATCTTTACAAGTCATTTGATGGTGCAGTTAAGAAGGCTAAGGCTAACGGTCACGTTGTCGATGCTGCAGGTGCGGGAATTTCTCGTGCAGTATTTAACTCAGCACTTAAGGCACTTCCACGTAAGTACAAGCAACGTCGTACAGACCTTCGCTTCCTTTCAGGATCAAACTTGATCCAGGATTACCTATACTCAACATCACAAAACATCCAGAATGTTAACCCACAGGATATCGCTTCAGGCATCATCCGTGGAGATGTTGCTCCTCTAGGTGGCCCAGCAGGATACGTAGCTCCATACGCTTTCGGTATTCCAATCGTTGAAGTTCCACTTCTTAAGGAGACACAGACTGGTGATTATTCACTAGCAGCTGGAGACCACGGAGACATCCACTTAACATTCCCAAATAACGTTGTTATTGGTGTTAAGCGTGACGTAACTGTTTATCGTTTCTTCTGGCCAAAGAAGGACTCAATCGAATACACAATGTTTACTCGTGTTGGCGTTCAAATCGAACAAGCTGACGCATGGGTAGTCGTTAAGAACGTTAAGGTCGCTTCCTAATTAGGAAATAGGCTTGCAAGAAAGGCCCCCAATTAATTTTGGGGGCTTTTCATTTTAATTTAATAATGCTATAATTGCTTTACCTAGAAAAAGGAGATCTACATGTCATTTGATACATTAAAAGTATCTGAATTAAAAAAGGTCGCTGAAGATTTCGGCGTGGATACAAACGGTCTAAAGAACAAAGCAGACGTAATAGCGGCACTATCAGAAGAAGGCGTTAGTTGGTCTGTATACGAGAAGACAACCCAGAGCCTAAAAGATATAGCAGAAGAAGATAAGATTGAAGTATTGCCTAAGTTTGATCCAAATAAGGCGCAAGCACCAGACACAGTCTTGGTTAGAATGGATAGAGCAAACTTTAGATACGATATTATGGGATACACTTTTACCAAGGACCACCCATTTGTTGCTATGAATGAAAAAGATGCACAAAACATCTTTGATGTTGAAGAAGGATTTAGAGTAGCAACTCCAAAAGAAGTACAGGAATTTTATAGCTAAGCAATAACTGGGGGTAAGATCAATGGCAGAAATATTAGTAGGGACAAACTCACCAATATCACACCAAGTATTTTGGTATGGTGATGTAGTAGATGCAGACAATCTTCCAACTGTTAGAATATATGACACTACAGAAGACCCAGCCATATCGCCTCCAATAAGCCCTCTTACTCTTTTGCAAACTATTACTTCCGTTAAAGATGAGACAAACATCGGATTATACAATGTTTACTTGCCATTAACATTAGTCAATAGAAATAGAACTTTAAAGCTAGAGTGGAATTATTCTGTAGGCGGAATTAATGCAACCAAGACACACGATCTATTTGTAGTAACTCCGTACACAGACCTAGCACAGGCTTTCCAGTCTATTGGTTTAAGTTCTGATCCTTCAGACCCAATGTACAAAACGTTTAAAGAATTAAAGGCAGCAGAAAGATATGCTCGCAAAAAGATAGAAAACTATACGGGACAATCATTTTCTTTATACGATGATATTCAAATTGTATATGGTGCTGGCTCGGACATATTGCCATTGTCATATAAGCTAAACGATTTACACGAGCTTTATGTAAATGATATCCTTTTGTATGATTCTTTAAATGAAATTAATAACTGGGGATACAATGTTCAGATTTCTGAAACTGGATACGGCATAAGAGTTAATCGTGCCAATATGCTAGACAACACAGTATATGTTGCCAATGGAATGGTTCCGCCATCAATTAATGATTATGGTAGTGGAGTATTTAGAGACGGCGTAAAGTATAAGGTTGCTGGTAGATTTGGATGGGATAAAGTTCCAGACGAAGTAGAACTAGCTTGTATTGAATTAATGAAGGACTTCTTCTCTACCGACAAAGAATGGAGAAATAAATACATAAAGTCAATTCAGACATTTGATTGGAATTTTGATTACAATTCACTTGCATTTAGTGGCACTGGTAACCTACATGTAGACCAGCTTTTGTCTGAATACGTTATAACCAAGTCGGTAATAATATAAATGAACAATTTAATAGATTCATTAATGTCAATGAAGTTGGACGTATATCGACAAATTGACTCACAAGATCCAAATACTGGAGCTATTGTAAAGGAATGGATTTTTTATAAAACCATCAGCTGCCATGCAAAAGGGGTTATAAGTAATACAGCTACAGCAAGAGGCAGCGATAGACAGACATTTGATAATAGATATAGAAACGAACAGGTAGTCCAATTAAGAACTGCTGAAAGATTAACGGCTAGAGAAAAAATAACTAATATCCGTGATTCAGAAAACAAGGTAATTTGGACAGAGATCGATTACCCAAACGATACTCCAACTGTATTTGAAATAATTGGAACAACTCCTATAACAGATCCATTCGGCAAAACCGTAGGATTTAATTCATCTGTAAAGAGATCGGAGAACCAGCAAATTGGATTCTAGTCAAATGTTAATTCAGGCATCCAGCGGTCTAGAAAGACTGATGGTTGGAAACCGTGATAAGGCTATATTTAAAGATAGCACAGTCGCACAGGTGTCTGCATTTGTATACTATGAGGCTAGCGTAATATCCAAGTTAACAAAAAATAAAGCATTTCAAAATAAATTTAGTAAGTTAATCTTTGATCAAATAAACAAAGATTTTCCAGCATATATAGATTCACAAGCAAGAGTAAAGCCTAAATCACTTCACCATGTTTATGAATGGAAAAAGGCTGGACAACCAACTGCAAGACTATTTAAATTAAATAGGTTATCTCAAAATGGACTTTCATTTTCTTTTAATTATGAATTTTTACCGTCTAGAAGTGCAGTGCCAACTAAGATGACTGGGAAAAAGCATGTGTTTGCAAACAAGGCTTCTGTTATGGAAAAAGGAGAGCCCATAATAATTGCTCCAAGGTCATCTGAGAGGCTTGTGTTCAATATGGATGGTGTAACCGTATTTATGCCAATAGGGGCCTCAGTGACCGTTAGAAGGCCTGGTGGAAGCTCTGTAAAGAACTTCTTTGACTTACAGTATTCAAGATATTTTAGTGGGCAATTAGTTAATGAATCTATTAAAAAATCTGGCTTTCAAAAAATGTTTAGTGGCTCAATGGCAAAGGCTTTAAAGCTTCCAGGAAATATTAAAAGAATTCAATATTCATTTTCTAGTAATTCTATAAGGTCACAGGCAGACACGTCTTTGACTCAGGCATTTGGAGGCTCACTATGACAGTAGATTATAAATTAGATGCGGCGGTTGAGCTAAGAAAGTACCTTTGGGATCAATTGCTAACAATAGGAATATTAGAGGATAGAGACTATTATTCAGATAATATAGGAAAAGAAATTGTTCCTATTATTCCAGTACAACAGGCTCCAGAGCTAAATCAATTTTTAAGCGGAAAGACTCATATAGTCTATGACAAGATAGGCATGTCATATGAAGACAACTGGGCAATATGTTGTGAGCAAATATTGTTTACAATTTATTCTACAGATGTCTCACAGGTTAATCAAATTAGAAACTTTATGACTGACCTATTTAGAAGAATGGACGAATCAGCTAAAGACGTAAATCTTTGGCCTGGGGTATCTGACAAGTTTAAGTTCTACAGCATCTTTATATCTGAGATATCTCCAACAACTCCATCAGATGAGTTAAAGGGCTTCCTTTCAGCCGACGTCATTCTTGAGGTCAAGTACGCAAGAATATCTGACATTAATGGTCGATTTGTATAGAGTTTGCCTTTGGGCGCATTATACACTAGAATTAGACAAGAGGAACGGCCTAGCCAGCCAAAACAATTTAATATTATTTTTTTAATAGGAGGTAGAAACAATGTCATTTAACAATGCGAAAAATATCCTTGTAGGAGCATCACCACTTTTCATTTCTGAAAAGGACTCAACACAGTCAGGTTATGTAGTACAGGAGCCAGGAACAGCTGCAGCAGCAGCATATGTATCTGGTCAGTCATACACAAAGACTTTAAATGATCTTAATGGTACAAAGTATCGTAACGTAGGTTATACAAATAACGGTCTTCAGATCACATACAACCCAACATACGATTCAGTAACAGTAGATCAGCTTCTTGATACAGCTAAGCTGTTCAAGTCTGCAATGGAAGTTATGATTGCAACTGAAATGTCAGAAGGTACTCTAGAGAACATCCTAGTTGTATTTGGACAAAAGGCAGACACATTAGCAACAACTGGTACAGGACTAACTAAGGTAGATACACTAGGTCTTGAAGCAGGTGCACTTGGTAATGAGCCAACAGAGCGCCAGCTAATTGCAGTAGGTGCAGCTCCAACTGCAGATGCTACACAAACAGAGCGTATTTACTATGCACGTCGAGTATTGTCTGTACAACAGTCACAGTTCTCACTTGCACGTAATACACCAACAACATTCCCAGTAACCTTCCGTCTTCTTCCAGACGCAGCTTACACAGGAGCAGAATACGGTAAGATTATTGACCGAGTTCTAACAGTTTAATTTATTAAGCTTAGGAAGGCCTCCAGTAAAATGGGGGCCTTTCTGTTTGTAGTGGTAATATCTATATGTTATAATAATTGAGACTAGATCCTAGGAGGATTAAATTGGCAACAACAGTATATGACGTAGAAGAAATTACTCTACAAAATGGTGCTACAGCTAAGCTGAAGCCACTATCAATTAAAGAACTTAGAAAGTTTATGGTCGCCATTCAAAGAACTGGCGAAGCAACTACAGAAGATGAAACATTAGATATTCTAATTGATGCTTGTGCAGTAGCACTTGAAAAACAACTACCAGAGTTGGTAGCAAATAGAGATTTACTAGAAGATGCATTAGACGTACCAACAATAAATCGCATACTTGAAGTATGTGGTGGTATTAAGTTGGACGACCCAAACCTACTAGCGGCAGCGGTTCTGGCTGGTCAGAACTAGACTTAGCCGCTTTAGAAGGGGAAGTTTTTCTTTTAGGACACTGGAAGAATTACGAAGAACTAGAAGAAAACATTTCAATGCCAGAGTTAATACAAACATTGAAATCAATAAAGCAGAAAGAGTCGGAAGAAAGAAAGTTTCTAGCAGGAATGCAAGGAATAGATCTAGATATCGATGAAAATAAAAAAGAAGGTCCTACCTTTGAAGACGTTAGAAGAAAAGCTTTAGGTATACAAGCAGATTCATCTGATGTGGTTTCATTACAAGGACAAATAGCTGCAGAAGCAGGATTTGGAATTGGTGCAGGGCTAGGATATTCTAAGGAGTAATAGATGGCTGAAGAACAAGTAAGAACCAGAATTACCGCAGATGCGGATTTTTCTGGTCTTATTGCAGATGTTCACAAAGTAACAGCGTCACTATCCAAGTTACAGGAAAAGATTGCATCATCAAACAAAATGTTTGCAAACCAAATTGCTGTAATGAATCGATCATTTTCCGATACTTTAAGAAGCACTGGACAGTTCTCCACACACTTTGTAAGCTTAAATTCTGATGTAGAAAAGTTTGGAAAGCAATTAGATTCTGGACAGCTTAAGCTTAATCAATACTACAAGACAATGCAGGGTCACACAAGAACTTCTGGTGGTCTCATAAGAGAACTTGCAAAACAGCAAGTAGCATTACAAAACTCAATTATTCAACCCCTTGGCAGAAATGCTCAGGGGTTGATGCAATTTAACGTACAAGTACCAAGAGGATTAAACGAGGTAAAAAATAAGGCTGCTCTTGCTAGACAAGAATTGCAGATTATGAATAAAGTTGTTCAACAGGGAGCTGGTCAATTAATCAACTGGGGTAAAAATACTCAGTGGGCTGGTCGTCAGTTAACTGTAGGACTTACGCTTCCTCTAGCAGCATTTGGTAAAGCCGCAGCAGATGCTTTTAGAACTGCAGATCAAGAACTAACAAGACTTACAAAGGTTTACGGAGACACTGCTGGATCTACGGCAGAAGAATTGGGAAGAGTAAGAAAAGAAGTTGAAGATACAGCAAAGGCTTTATCACAAAACTTAGGAGCATCTTATAGAGAAACACTGGCTCTAGGTGCTGATATTGCAGCAACTGGACAGACTGGCCAACAACTTATCGCATCTATTGAAGAAACTACAAGACTAGCAGTGCTTGGAGAAGTAGACAGAGGCGAAGCAATGAAAGCTACGCTTGCAATTCAGTCAGCATTTAAGCAAAACACAGAAGAGCTCACAGAATCAATTAACTTTCTTAACGCAGTTGAAAACCAAACATCAACAAGCCTTGCAGATTTAGTAGAAGCAATTCCTAAAGCTGGACCAGTAATTCAAGGACTTGGTGGAAGCGTTCAAGATTTAGCTCTTTACCTAACAGCAATGCGTGAAGGTGGAATTAACGCATCAGAAGGTGCAAATGCATTGAAATCAGGTTTAGCGTCTTTAATTAACCCAACAAAGGTTGCAGTCGGACAGTTTAAAGAATTCGGAATAGACCTTCTTGGTATTGTTAACGAAAATGCTGGAAGCACAACGGACATGCTACTTGCACTACAAGCAGCACTTGACAACCTAGATCCATTAAAGAAACAGCAAGCAATTGAAAACCTATTCGGCAAGTTCCAGTTCGCAAGAATGAACGCTTTGTTTGAGAATCTAGGAAAGCAAGGTAGCCAGACTCTTCAAGTCCTAGATTTAATGAAAGCAAGCACAGATGAGCTCGGAGCATTAGCAGATCGAGAATTAACAGCCGTAACTGAATCCGCATCTGGTAGATACAACCGTGCAGTAGAAGGATTAAAGGCGCAACTTGCTGGAATTGGAGAAGCTTTTCTTAATATTAATACAACATTAATTAATGTTGTAACTAAGGTTTTAGAGTTTGTACAAAATATGCCAAAGCCATTAAAGCAAGTGCTAACATTATTTGGCGGATTAACAGCAGTAGCTGGTCCACTTATTATGTTAACTGGTGTACTTGCTAACTTCTTTGGATACATAATCAAGGGCGTATTCCACATGAAGGCCCTTCTTAAAGGCGGAGAAGGATGGAAATATTTAACTCCAGAAATTTTAGCAGCTGAAAAAGCTGGAAGCTTAATAGAACAAACACTTTATAGCGACGCTAAAGCAGCAGGCGTTTTACAACTAGCATTAAGAAATCTTATTGATGAATTTTCAGTACTAGAAGCAAAGGCTGCTTCGGGATCTATTTCTGTTGCACCAGCAGTCAGAACAATGGCTGGAAACATGGTTCAAGAAGCAGGTGCAGGAGCAAGAATGGTTGATAAGAACCATCCTCTTGTTGGACCAGCATACTCTAGAGCAAGTTCTCATATGAATCCTAGAGGAACAATGTCTGAGACAGAAAGATTAAATCAGACATTCTTTGGAATGGTTCCTGGATCAATTCCTGTAAATCAAAAGATTGGCGCTAATCCACAAATTTATGCGGAGTCAGATCTTCCAAATATTCCAGGCTTAACTAGAATTAACGGAGCATCAACTGGTATAGTTGCTTCAGAAGCAGGCAAGTGGCATGCAATGATGGCGACACTTGGAATGCAATCACAACAAGAAATTGCTGAGTTAAAGAAATCAATTGCTGCAACTGGAGTTGCAAGCCAACAGTTCATGTCAATATTCGATGATGTTTTGCCAGCAGTTTCTGGAATAACAAGAAATGCTGCAATTGAATCACGAGCTATTATCGCTCAATTAGAAGCAGGCGCAATGAATGTTCAGCAGGCTAGAGCAGAGATTATTGCTTTAAATGCTAGAACAGAAGCTTTGATTGCAGAAACAACAATGGCTCAGGCTCGTGGAATGGGTAGAACATTAAACCCAACAATGATTCCTACATTAGATCAGCCAGTAGTTAATGCTACTGGAAAGTCTAATATGCGTGAATTGTTTAAAAAGAGTAAGACAAAAGACTTTATTGATAAGATTGCACGTAGCCTAGGAGTAAGAACTTCTGGAGCAGGATATAATATTGAAACAACTATTCCAAAAAGATTTGCTAAAGGTGGAGTTGTATACAGAGCAGAAGGAAGCGATGGTCCAGAGTTTAAGCCAATGGGAACTGATACTGTTCCAGCAATGCTTACTCCTGGAGAGTTTGTTGTTAAAGCAGATGCAGTAACTCCAGAAACATTACCTTATCTTAAGGCACTAAATGATTCTGGTGCAGGCAAAGACTTTATGCCCGCAGCAATGATGTGGCAAGGCACCGATGCAAATCAAGCACTGGCTGGTAATAGACCTTCAATTAATTTAACTGGAGAATTTTTAGCCAACGATATGAGGCAACTGCACTCCAGAGGCTTGCATCCAATGGCTTTGCTATACGATCAAGGAGTAAGACTTGGTTACGATAAAGTTCAATTGCAGAAAGCTTTAAACGCAGCATACAATGAGCTTACATCTACATTTGCAGCAAAGGGATCTACAAAAATAAATTCAAGATACTTTGAAGTTGCTGCTAATAATATTGCTATGAAGCATTTAAAAACTGTCACTAGATATAGTCCAGCTATGAAGAGACAGGCTAGAATGGCAGAAGAGCTAATGTTTATTGGACATCAAAGAGATGCAAGAGGCAAGGGCGAACTTAAGGGTTCAAGAAGATCAGTTGGTTTTGATGGACAAAAAATTCCTAAGCATCTAACTGGAACTTCAAGTGGTTTTTCTGGTGGACAAAATGCAGCACACTTTGCTTTAGCTCAAGAGCTTTACGATACACCAGCAGATAATTTATATAAAGGTCCATTGGGTAGCGGAAGTACTTTGACCAAAGTATTTGGTGCAGAAAGAGGACACATAGGTCCTAAAGTTTCTCCATCAAGATGGAATGTACTTCTTGAAACTGTAAGAAGAAAGTCTAGATTTGCTCCAATAGCACCAGATGAAAGATCTATTGCCCTAACAAATAAATGGAGACGTGGATACTCAAAGGGTGGAATGGTTTACATGGCAGGCGGTGGACTTGTTCCAAAGACACAGTATCTTGCAAAGGGAGACACTGTAAAAAATGCATTCCAAACTGGATTCCAGTCTGGTAAAACAGGTCCAGAAGGCGGACCTTCAGAAATGGGTAACACAGCAGCATTTGGTACTGGTATGGCATTACAGATGGGTGGAATGTATACTGGCGGAAGCATGGGAACTGGAATGATGGCAGCAGGCACAGCAATGCAGATGCTACCTATGTTGCAGATGTTAAAGCCAGCATTAGGACAACTTAAAAATATTACAGGAATGGTTACACTATTTGGCAAGGTTGCTGGAAATGCATTTAGAATTGCTGGAATGGCTGTTAAGTTCTTTACTGGTCCAATTGGAATAGCCTCATTAGCATTAGGCGCATTATTTATGGCGTACAGAAAAATAACAAGCATAATTAAAGAAAATAGAAGAGAGCAAGCATTACTTAATGGAATGACTGCAAAGGGTGCAAAAGAAGCAGGCATATCTTACGAGACAATGACTGATAAGTTAAAGCGTGTTAATGCTGAGCTTAAGCTTCAAAGAGAAAAGGGACTGCTTTCGTATGAGGCAACAACTAGCTCTGGAGTATCTGGCTTAACATTAACAATTGCAGAATTAAAAGAATTAAAGAAGACCGCAAAAGAAACAATGCCAGAGTTACTGGGAACATTTAATAGCATAGATTCATCTAAGGTTAATGATTTAGCTGCAAACTTGAAAGCCCAGTTTGTTGCTGGAGGAATGAGTGTACAAGATGCAACCAATAAGATTTATGCATTAATTGAAGCATCGAATAAAGCAGGCCAAGGCTTTGACGCAATAGCTCAAAAGGGTTTCCAGCAAATTATAGATAAGTCTTCAGCAGCAGCCTTTACTGTAAAAGCACTTGCTACAAATATAAGAGAGCTAGAAGCGGGAACAAGCGATGTAGATTCTGCAGCATTTGCCGCAAATGTTGACTCTGTAATAGGATCACTAGATGCAGCCGTTCAATCATTAGTTGGAACTAAAGATGCAACAGGAGAAAAGATAACACAGACTCAGGCGCTAGCAATGCAGTATCAGAAGCTTGTTGAGTTAGGCGTAAAAGATAATGAAATTGGGGAAATTGGTTTAAAGAATTTAAAGAAAGAAAGACCAGAGCTAGCATCTATTCTTAAAGCTACAGATACAATAGGCGGAATGTATGCAAAATGGAGATTAACTTTAGCTGGCATTCAGGTTGATTTAAGAAATATTAATTCTGAAACAGCAATTGGTATGGCTATGTATCAAGATGCCCTTAACTTGGCTGGAGATCAAATTGAGTCTGGGCAAGTTGCTTCAAGGTCTTTAGGTAAAGCTGCAGCAGCTTCAAATAAATTAAAGAACGAAATTAAAACTGGACAAGATCTAATCAAAAAGGCATCTGATTCAGAAGCTGGAATGAATAGAAAACAAATTAAAGCAATCAATGACAAAATTGCTGCAATTAAAAAAGAGGCAGATGCTAAAAGAAAAGCAATGTCTGATTCATTAGAAGCAGAAAATATAGAATTAGAGCTACAAAAACTTCAACTAGAAGCTCAATCTGCCTTAGCTCGTGGAGACAGAGATGCATATGCTCAAGCTCAGCTAAGCATACAGCAGTTAGTCAATGAGCGTCATGCCACAGAATCTTTAAATAAAGTCAAAGAAAATGAAGACAAGGCTGTTGAAGCGCAACAAAAGTTGCTCGATGCCGACGCAGAAAAGAAAGCTAGACAGCAAGAAGCTATAGCTGGTGCAGGAAAGAGCGTAGAGAATAAAGCAGAAGTTCAAAAACAAATAGATGACATAATGAACACACTAACCGCACTTGCACAAAGACAAAGAACCAACGACCTTGTTAAAGATAAAAACAAAAGAGAGACAGAAGACAAGGCTATTAAGGGCGACTTTAATAAGGTTTTAGAGTTGCTTGAAAAATCATCTAATGCGGTTCAAAATGAATTTACTTCTTATGTGGATCCTAAGACTGATAAAAGAGTAGTAGGTAAAGAGTATAAGTTCCCTAAGCAAGGAACCGTTACAATGGGTGGAGCAGATTCTGCATTCCAGTCTTTAGTAGATGAAGTAACTTCTCAAGGCCAAACAAACTATGCTAAAATGGTAAAAGATCTTGGAGGAGGAGCAACACTTAAAGACATAGTAAAAGCAATGGGCGGAAGCGTTGCTGCAACTAAAACTCTTACCACTGCAGATGTTTTGGCAGCTACTGGCGATAAAGACATTAACTCTGCAAAAAAGGGAAAGGCAGCTGGAGCAAATAAGGGAGATCTTACCGATGATGCAAGAGAAGATATTATTGATAAGTTTAAATTAGAAGAAGGCGATACTTTTACTTATGATGGAAGAACCTATGTAGTTAAAAGAGGAGAGTCTGGCTGGATGCGCTCTAGGGCAGTAAAGAGAGCTGGCGGAGGAAGATTTGTACCTGGACAAACATATACTGTAAATGATGGCATGAAGACAGAGGGTATTAGATTTGATATGCCTGGAACAGTTTATCCTAACATTAACACTGCTCCAAGATATAATATTCCTACAAGTGGAATTAATGGAATGAGAGGCGGTGCAAATAATGCATCTTCTTCAAATTGTGTGTATAATATTAATATTGAATTAAATGGAACCAATGTCACAGCAGACGATGTAATGAGAAAGTTTGAGCAAAAGATGCAACTTGTTGGTGCAAAAGAGGGAAGAAATAAAACCTATGGAGGTAACGTATGACTATAGAGTATTTACCTAGAGGTTCAATTCTTAGCATAGAGGCCAAGGATCTTCTTGCAACCCCAGCTGGAACAACATTAATTTGGAACAAAGTTACAGAACATAATAGAAGCGAATTGTCAGTGTCTGTTGAGCGTATTGAAAGATCAAGCAGAACCTCAAATGGAACATTGCGTAAAAACTTTATAGCCGATAAGAGAAAGTTTTCAACATCTTGGACCATGCTTCCTTCATACAGAACTTTAACTGTAGACGGAGCTTGGGGAGCTGAAGACATCAGATCTTTTTATCTATCAGATGCTGGTAAAGGTGCATTTAACATTAAAATAAATTTAGCAAAAACAGGCACTGATCAAACATCTTCTGGGTTTGAGTTGGCTACAGTTGTAATTAGCTCATGCAGTTTTACTGTAGTTAAAAGAGGACTTCAACCATACTGGAATGTTTCACTGGATATGGATGAGGTCTAATGATATCAGCATCCACAGAAGCCAAGACGGTACTTGAGCAAAGTACAACACTAAATACAAAAATTGGCTGTACTCTAGAATACAACATGAACAGTCTAGTAGACAACATTGTTGTTTCTGGACTAGACATAACAGCTTCAGACGGAAGCAAACCATTTAAAAAACTTTTCCCAGTAGACTCTATTATTAAAGCATACAGACCAATTGGTGCTGGTATTAAATATGCAATATCTGGTGACGTAGCTCTTAACAGCTATAGAAATCCAAAATCAATATCCTATCCTATTGCTTATAGAACGTATTATCCAGGTGCAGATACAAAATACAAATACTATATAACAGGTAAATCAACTGCGCTTAATGTTATTATTAATTATCCAAAAACAATATTGGCTAATAAAATAGTTGCTAGATTTGAGATATCACATTCAACGCCATCAACATGGACAATGTCTATAAATGAAGCACAAATAGCAACTGGCACGTCAGCAGACATAAAGGCCTTTGCATCTGGAGTATATGATTCTGGAACATTAACTTTACATTACAACGGAACATCTTGGTCAACAACAGAGCCTTCAGTTCCAGCCGCACCAGTTAGCTTAACTAGCGTTAGGTTACAGGCTCCAGGAGTTTCAAATAAATATATTGGTTTAATTGAACTTTCTCCTAGATGGGTTGTAGATGTATCAGACAGAATATCAAACTTTTCAATTTCTAAAGAGTCTTCTAGCGGGGCAGACGACATATTCCCAGTAGGTAAAGTAACTGCTAACTCAATATCAATGGGATTAATATCGTATGAAGATCAGAGAAAGGTTCAAACATTTGACAAAACCGATACGTTTGACGCATCAAAAATTTATTTGTATAAGCAAATTGAAGTAAAGCCTTTTGTTAAAATATACCACAGCGCAGGAACACTTACAGATTCAGATGGCCAATACGAAAAAATTAAACAGGGTCTATTTTACTTAGACACATGGTCAACAAGTGAGTTTGGGGAAATAGATCTTAGTGCATTAGACTCAGCTAAAATTTTACAGGAAACTCTTTGCCCATCATTATTATGTGAAGGGTACTCTGTTCCTGGAATTATAAGAAGGCTTTTAGATTCAGTTGGTTTTACCAATTACAATATTAATTTACTTTCTACAGAATCATCTCCTCTAACACCAAGATTTTGGTGGTCTGATGACAATAAGACGATGTGGCAAGCAATTCAAGAAATTTGTAGAGACGCTCAAATAACAGCTGTTTTTGATGAAAACAATATTTTGCAATTTTACACAAGGGACTATATCTTTAATTCCGCAAGACCAGTTGATTGGTCATTTAGATATAGTTCAAGTGGATTAAATCTACCTAACATAATGTCTTTAAGCAAAACAGAATTACCGTCAGCAAATCAAATTAAAGTTTTGTGGAATAGTGTTACAACAAACGAATACTCAGGCTCAGCACAACCACTATGGCAATCTTCTAAGGGATGGATGAGTGCACTTTCGCTAGATCAAAACTTACTTACTTCTGACACACAGGGATCTTATATTAAGCTAAGCGCTATAACCGTTAATGAATATGAAGCTGGAAAAGTTATTGAAGAGTATAGCGGGTATCTAGTAATTGATTCTGAAATTATAGAATATGACGGTGTAGAATATGAGTATACAACAGAAACTGGACAAAAATTTCAAGTTGTAGTTCAAAGTGATTCTGATGTTTTAAAGTTTTTAGGACTAGGCGCAGTCGGTTCAGACAAGTATGTAAGAACTGGAAGAGTTAGAATTAAAACAAGAGGTGCATTTGGAACAACTGTTGAAAATCATTATGCAGCAGCACAAAATATAATTGATTCTTGGGAAGGATACGAAGTTAAATGGGTGTAAACACAACTACTCTTGAAGGAATTATGGCTGCATCTTGGGGCAGATTTTATGATGTTGATAGAACGCCAACCGCACCAACACCAGCACAACTTGCAATTCCATGGATATCTGCAGTTCCAACCTCACCAACAGAAGCTACAATTATTATTATGACTCCTTCAGTAACACCAGGGAGTTATCGTGGAGACATTACTCGTGGAAGTTCTTTTAGCGGACCAGACAGAACCTTCAATGATGCTGATGGAATATTTACAGTTACTGGATTAACTCCAGGAGAAACATACAGAATAAGAGCTGCTTGCCATGCATCAAATCCAGCAATATACGGTGCATATGCATATGAAAGTTTTACTATGCCAAAACCTGCAACAGTTGCAAGCGTTGGAACAACAATTGCTGGAGTAAATATTCCGAATAACACACCAGCGCCTACTGTATCACCAACAGACACTGGAGCGCAAAACAACACAGTAGAAGTGCCAGACGGTAATCCAACTGTCCCTGCCCCTACTGGAAGCTATAATGCTGTTGTTGGAAATAGACAAGTCACCAGATCTTTGTTTAAAGTTACTAATAACTCAAAGGTTAAAGACATATATTCAATTGCAATGAAGGATTTAAATATAAGTAAGACATCCACGCACTACGCATTTGGAGCAGGATTATTTTTTCAAAGCAGCGTAACTAATACAGAGGCCGAAGGAGGATTCGGTATATTTGTAGACAATAGCGGAATGAATGGATATTTCTTAATGATGCAAACAACTACAAATACATCAGTGCATGGTGAAAAAGAAGTAAAAATACTAAAGGTTGTAAATGGGTCAAAGACAGTTTTAGCAGACAGCCAAAGTTCTGCAACTAAAAGTGTTAACGGAGTTGTTGGGGCAAAAAATTATAAGGTAGACATTAAGGTAAAAGTAACTCCAACCACTGTAGTTTTAGATGTATATATTAATAACTTTAAAATATCAGCAGTAGACAGCAATGCATCTGGAACAACAGATCCAAAGAAGCTAGTTCTTCCAGTTACATCTAAAATTGCAATGCTTTCATCAGTAGGAACAGCAAGCTTTGATTATGTATACGCAATCCCAATTGATGAAAATCAGTATAATACTGGAGTTATGCAAAATGTATATAACGGACAGTTTGCATCAACATCCCTTAACTTTCTTTACGGAGAAAAAGTTTTAAGCAATTTTAACAAAACAGAATTGCCTGGAGGAAAACTAGAGGAGTTTGGAACAGTAGCAAGAGAACTTAGAAAAGTTTCTGTAAAGTACCCAGAAAGACCTGGATATCCTCTTTATCCAACTTTAGGAATTAATAAATATGTACAGGTGCTTGGCAGCAGGCTCTCCTCATTTGGAGCTGAAATTTATTTAATAAATAATGCTGGAACCTATGTGCCTGTAGATGATGGACAAACTTATTCATTTAGCGTTCTAGGAAACTATGTTGTAACAACTGGACAGCATGAATACACAGATTCATCAATAAATGAATTTAGTACACCAGAGCCAGCAATATTTGAGTCATTGTGGATTCAAAATGAGAGTGATGCAAAAAAGCTTTCAGAGTGGATAAAGACACAATGGTCAAAGCAGCAGCTTGTTATTAATATGCAGGTTGCTTCTAATCCTTTAATTAGCGTCGGAGACGTTATATCAATTAATTACCCAGACAATAATTTAGACGGGACAAAGAAGTTTATTGTAACAAACGTAAGCAACGCATTTGATCAAGGCTTAGAAACATCTATAACGGCTAGATCTATATATACATAGGAAATGGTATAATGATAAAATGGTAAGTAAAAGAATATCGACCACTGGTGTTGGCACTACAGCACCAATAACCCTTTATTCCAATTCCCCAGAAAATACTGACCTAGCCCCAAATTTTAAAGTCATTATTCCTGGCAATGTAATTGGCCCAATGTTCTCATCTTCAGCGGACCTAGAAGCTACGGAGCTTGAGGGTGAAGTACAGGTTGAGGTAGAGACAGAAGGGGATGAAACTGTTGTTGAAGGCGGAAACTCTGTATCAACATTTGCTGTACCAAACTCTAGCGATATAAGTATTCTGTCAAATTCAGTTGTATATGATGCTAGTGGCCAGCCAAGCGTTACTGCAGTATTTAAGATTAAAAATTCTAGTGGAAAAACACTAAAAGGAATAAATGTGAGGGTACAATCATTATGATAACTAAATTTGGAAAAAGATTCTTAACTAGCTATATTGCTGGCAACGTCGGCTTTGCTCAAAAGGATATCGCTTTGGGTATTGGAACAACAGAGCCTAATGGCAAGGGTAAAGATACAAGACTAGATTTTGAATTTTATAGATTGCCAGCAACACTAGGAAGCATTGATATTTCACAAACTGGCGTTGATCCAGAAAATGAGCCAATCTTTTCATATACAGCAATTTATAAAGCTACAATTCCACAAGATATTGCTGGAGTAATATCAGAAGTTGGTTTGTATCCAGGAGCAAGAACCTCAAATAATAACTTCGATAGTAAGTTTCTAACAGATTTTGAAAATAATTTATTGTGGTCAGATGGATCTAACAATCCTGTATTAAGACCAAATGAAGTTTCTCCAGAATTTACAGCGAGAATTGGCGAGAACATGGTTCAATATAATGTGGTTGCTAGCTCTACAAAAGAATATACAAACGCATTAGTCCTATATGATATATCTGGATACAGCGTAAATGATACACTTTCAATTGCATATAAAAAGAATGATAACAACTTGTCTAAGATAAGAGTCAAACTTTACAGTTCAGATACTGCTTACTGCTGGGTTGATTTTACTCCATTGACTGGAACTGGTGACAGAATTCAATCAACAACATTAAACAATCTTTTTTCAAACGTTACTGCAACGGCTCCAGACTTAACAGCAATTACTAAGATAGGTGTTGAAGTTACAGCTGGATCTGGCGGCAACACAGAGGTTCACTTTGACGGAATCAGAATCAATGACGAGGATACCTTTGACCCTTCATATGGAATGATTAGCAGATCTTTGTTATCGACACCTTTAGTAAAGCCATCTGGTAGACCAGTAGATATAGAATACAAACTGGTATTAGGATTCTAAATGACAGATACTTTAAACGCTGGAGGCAAGATTGTACCTAAAGATCTTGCTGTTGCTACGCAACCAGATGTAGATAAAAATTTTTTTACAGCATCCGTAAAGGGTTTAAAGCTTTCTAAAACTTATGCAATTCAGTTTCAATGGGTAGAGTCAGATGGCAAGTTAAGCGATTGGTCTACCTCTTATGTTTTTACAACATCAAATGAATCTGCTCCTGCAGTTCCATCATCAACAGTTCCTTCAACTGGAAGCGGTGGAATTCCAGTTACTCTTTCTACTTTCCCAACAAACGCCAAGAGAGTAGACGTTTATGTAATAGGTGGAATATTTGGCATAGGTAAAGTTGCTTATTCATTTTCAACAGCTGGAACAAATATTATTTCTGCGCCAGGCGGAACTTATGTTGTTGAACTAAGATCAGTATCCCCAACTGGAGTCACAAGTACAGTTGGAGAAAGCTTTACAATTACTGTTGCAGATATTGGTGGCGAAGTAATTGCAGCACCAACTAACCCTAATGGATTTACTGCTTCAAGAATCCTTGCTGGCGTACAGCTAAGCTGGGCTGGAACATATGCTAACGGAACATTTACGGGATTTGAAGCAATTAAAGTTTTTGCTGGAACCTCAACAAGTGCAACACCTGGAACATATATTGAGGTTGGAGTTTTAACTGGCAACAATGTAAAAAATACAATTACAATTCCAGTAGATGGAACATATGTTAAATATGGTCAAGCAACTTATCTTCATGCAGCCGCAGTAAATAAAAATGGAACTGTTGGAACAATACAGGCAAACGTTGCTTCAGTTGCACTTGGGCCAGGAAAAGCAACAGATGCAGACATTAATGATGGCGCAGTTGTTATTTCTAAATTGGCATCAGATGTTCTTACAGTTGGAAACTTAAAAGCTGGAGACATTAATGCTACATCTTATATTCGTGCTGGGTCAAAGGCAGTTGATGGAACTGGAGCAAGAGTAGAAATTTCTAGCTCAACAATATCACAAAGCGGATCAAATGTTTTACCTGGATTTTATATTTATGGATCAACAGGCACTCCAGTACTTTCTGCGCCACTTGGCGGAGGATTATCTATTACAGGTTCTGGAACATTTACTGGAAATATTAGCGGAGCAAGCGGAGAATTTACAGGAGACCTTGGAGCAAGTGGCGGTAACTTTACAGTAAGAAGCGGAATCATGACAGCGCTTGCTGGCTCAATTGGCGGATGGGTAATTAATAGCCAAGCATTAAAAAATTCAGCAGTAACGTTCCCAAACATTATGCTTGACCCAAGCAACGCTAAAATTGAATTAAGACAAACGGCATCTAATTCAAGCGATACTGGAAATTCTATAAAAATGGACACATCTTCTGGATTAAGAATTGGAACTAGCGGATCTCCTAAATTTACAGTAGATATGGCTGGCAACATGGTTGCACAAGATGCAACGCTATATGGAAAAATTATTACAACTGGAACAAGCCCAGTCGGGGCTTCTGGTACATTAACCATAGATTCTGGATTTATTGATCATACAAGCTATTTGTATATTAGATCAGGGTCATTTGCTGCAATAAGCGCAAATGGTTTATTTCAAGCAAGTGCCGCTGACGGTACAGACGCATCTAACCTATATCTTTATCCAAACGAAGTAATTATTGGAACTGGTGGCGCTACTGGAGATGTACAATTAAGAATGGGAGCGGTTGGAACCCCATCTGGATTTACTGGGTGGTATGCAAACGGAATAGATATAAATCTTGAGCCAACAGGTAACAATGGTACTATTGGCAGAACAGTTACATTATTTGCTGGTCAGCTTAGGGCTGGCAGAGCTTTGCATACAGGTGCGGCAACTTCATCTGCTGGAATTGAAGCAGTAGTGTTTGGTTCAAATGTTGGCGACCTTTACTTTAGTACGGCGTGATATAAATGGCTACCTGGCAAAAAAAATCTACAGGATGGGTTGAAATACTTTCTATATTTAGAAAGACAAGCACTAGTGCATGGACAGAGATACAAAACGTTTGGAGAAAAACTTCTACTGGCTGGGTAAAGGTTTTTACAAGAACTAATCTGCCTGGAATAACAACATTCCCTAGAGTACGAGATGTCAATGGAAATAACATTGATAACAACATATACATTGCAAACGTAGGCGATACTCTGTACGGGTATAGAGGAGTTTGGTCCAATACTCCAACCTCATATGAAGATAGATGGGCTTGGAGTTCATTTGCAGGAGGACCGTATTCTTTATTTAGTCCTTCACAAATAAATACTACATTACCTACAACTGTTTCCTGGGATGATAGATATATTGTATATCAGGTAAGAGCTACTAATGCTTCTGGTACTTCGGAATGGGTTTCAAGTGCTAACGAAGCACATTTAATTAAATATCCTCCTTTTATATCCAGCGCAACAATAACAAAAAATGGCGTAGATGTTGGCGGAACAGCAAAGCTAAAGCCAGGAGACGCTTTAGTTGGAGCATGGGTTGAAGATACAGCAACAGATACAATTTCTAGTAGCTATGCTTATGAATGGACTTACTCTAATGGAACAGCAGCTGCAAATGATAATGGAACAAAATTTTATACAATATCAGCTGCCGATGTTGGAAAGTCTTTAATTTTTAAAGTTACAGGAACTAATACTGGTGGTACAGATTTTGCTTCAAGCACACCAACTGCAGTAATAGAAGAAGCTTTAGCCGTATACAGCTTCAGCTTTGGAAACACATTATATGTTGGTACAAATGGATACATCGGTGTTGATTCTGGATCTTCAAGCACTGGAGTTCCAGCAACAGGAAGAAATTTAAATATTATGGGCGGTAAAGATTGGCAGATGAGCACAATCTATTACTGGTCAAATGCAGATACATATGCAGTTAGATATGACGGTTATGAATATCAAAAGGGTGGACAAGAAGCTTTTAGAGTAACATACCAAGCTAAATTTTATACCAATCAAAACTACGTAGACTATAAAATTATTAGATGGGGATCAAGCTTAACAATGTCTCCGACTGCTTTTGGTATGTACGCAAATGGCTCATTAGTTGCTAACACATATTCGGGACCATTTGTTTATAGTCCTGGAGTTACAATGCGTGTTTATTATGATGGAAGTATTCCAACAGCTTATGTTGGATTTACAGAGATTCCAGCAGCAGTACCAAATGATGCAATGCTAAATGCTGGTGCAGTATCATCTGGATCTGCAGATGATGGTTATTTAACTTTATCTACTGCAGCAAATCAATATAATCCACCAACATTAACATCTGTAAGTGCATCTTCCACTGGTACTTCTATTTCTGCAACATTTACAACTGGAGCTGATTATAACGGACATAATTATGTAATTAGGACTGGATCACACTTTGGAACTCTTATAAATAGTGGAAGCTCATTTAGCGGTGCTTTTGCGTATGATAACCTTTCTGGAGGAACTACATATTATGTTACGCTTACACCATTTAACTCTCAATCACAAACTGGCTCATCATCTCAATTTAGTGTAACAACCTCAAGTAATCCTGGAGCATTTAGCGTTAACAGCGGAAGTAAATTTAAGCCACCAACGTCATTTGGAACTAGAACAGTTACTGTTGGATGGTCAACATCACTAAATGGCCCCAATTATGAAGTTCAATTAGAAGGTAGTAGTGATGGATCTACGTGGGCAATATGTACTGGAAGATGGCCAGGAAACACAGTAGATACAACATTAAGTTTAGCTGGATCTCCTTACTTTACAACAACTTCAATAACAATAACAAATGTTCAATATTTTAAATTTTACCGTGCTACTGCAAGAGCAAGAAATTCAAGTTTTGATTCTGCTTCTGCAGCATACTCAAATGGCGGAACTTCTACAAGCCTTCAATACTATCAGTTAGCTGGAGAAAATCCAGGAACTCCAGGAATTGGAACAATAACTTTAGGTAAAACTTCTGCATCAATACCATGGACATTTCCAACAAATACTGGATCCAACTTTATTGATTGGGTACAGTTTTCGTTAGATAACTCTACATTTAATAATGATTTTACTACACCATATGCATTTACTGGTTTAACAGCAGGAACAGCATATACGTTATATTATAGATCATTAAACTATGATGGGCTTTTTTCTTCTACTCTAACAAGCTCATTCACAACACTTGCACTTCAACCACCAAATACTCCAGCCGCACCAACTGCTGGAACAACCAACAATACAAGTATTGCATGGAGCTGGTCTGCTCCAACAGTAGACTCAACACACTTAGCAGCTACTGGATATGAATATGCTCATACACAGTCTGCATCAACACCAACAAGTGGTTGGACGGCAACAACGGCTACATCTGTTACCATAACAGGGCTTTCTCAAAATACAACATATCATATGCATATTAGAGCAACAAACGCTGACGGAACTAGCGGATCAAGTAGTGCTTCTAAGACAACCACAAATGTAGTTGCAACAAGCTATACTGTTACTTATAGTGGAAATGGAAATACTGGAGGTACTGCTCCAACTGCACATTCAACTACAAGCTCATTAACAATTAAGGCCCTGCCTTCACCAGCCTTTACAAGAACAAACTGTACGCTTGGATCGGGATGGAATACGGCTGCAAATGGAAGCGGAACAAATATTGCAGCTGGAGACACATATACACCTACAGCAAATATTACTCTGTATGCAAAATGGACTGCAAATTCTGTATCAGCAGCAGCTCCAGCAAACTTTACATTCGTTGGAAATATTAACAACAACACTCAAAAGCAGTGGAGCTGGAGTGCTCAAACATCTGTTACAGGTGGAACGGCAAATGGCTACAGGTGGCAGCTAACAACAACAAACCCAAACGTTGCTGGATGGAACGGGGTATTTACAGAAGGTACTCAAACGGCAACATCCCGTACTATTTCTGTTGCAAATGCTTCTTCAAACCCTAGATGGATGAGAGTATGTGTAAATATAACAGACGGCCTTGGGGCTGCAAAAAATGGATCATTTACTCTATGGAAATAGTATAATCATATGAGATATGTTATAATTACAATATGAGAGACTTTACGCATATATCTAATGAAGATAAAATAAGCATTATAAACGGAAGAATTAGAAATTTAGAATGGAATCTTTATAATTTAGAGGCTGGACTAGTAGAAGAAAATGCTAGAGAAAATATAATATCTGAAAATGTTACTAATATAACTAATGAAATATTAGAGACTAAAAGATGTATAGAGGCTTTAGAGGTAGAGCTAAATAGCTTAATCTAGGTATTGCCTAAAATTTACTAAAATGCTATAATAAAGAAGGAGGAAAGATGACAACATTAACAAAAGAAGAAAAGATTAATATAATCAATTCTCATAAAAGAAGTCTTTTGTATTCTCAATATAATCTAGAAGTAGATCTTATACAAGAAAATGCAAAGACCACAGTAGATCCAGAAAATTTGGCTGTAATTAATAACCAGATTGCTGAATCTCAAAAGCAGATAGATGCTCTAACTGCTGAGGCAACTAGACTTACAAACTTAACAGAAGCATAGGATACAATGACAAACAGCAATCCAGAAAAATTTGAATTAGTCATAACTGCCTTGCAGCAAAGAATAGGTGAACTTGTCTCAAACTATGAGACTCAAATTGCTATTCTTCGTGCAGACCTTACTCAATTAGTAAAAGAAAAGGAATCAAAAGATGGGGCTATTCAAGAGTACTCAGACTCCCTTAATAATCTCACAGCCAACTAATTTCCCATCTGGCATAGCAGTTAAAACAGACAAGAATACATATTGGATTAAAGATTCTAAAAGGTATAAGTTAATATCTGACCGTGCTGCAAACTCATGGTCATTTACAACTGTTAATGCCACAGAAGAAGCTTTATCTAGCACAAAGCTTGTTGGCAAGCTAGGATTTAGAGATGGAACCTTGATAAAAAACATCTCAGATGGTAAAATGTATTTAGTATCACAGAATAAACTAAGACACATTTCTGACCCAGATCTATTTTTAAAATATGGTTTAGACAGATCAAAGGTTATAGAAGTATCTGATGCAGAAATTAAGTCACATGATTTAGGAGAAAATTTATAATGGCATTTAATGATGGAGAGCCTTTAGACGCTGCAAAGCTTGGGGCATTAGAGCTACAGATTAATAATCTAAGCGCTAATATACCAAAGATTGGTGCATCTACTACAAATGTTACTGTAAATAATCAGACAGTCCAGCAAGCAAATATTCCACAAATAGTAGGAAATGCATTTGGAGAACCATGGGCATTAAAATTAGGACACAATACTAAAGACTTTCAGTTTCCAGGAACTGGATTAAATAGCATTCCTAAGGCAGTGATTCTTACTACAAGACACGGTGGGTCTAAGAATGTTTGGACTCCAGCGGTAGGTACAAAAACTGGAAGCATAACACAATCTGGTTTTACGGCACACGTATTCTTGCCAAGTGGTTGTACTCCACACAATATCTATATCAGCTATATGGCAATCTGCTACTAGTTGACAACACAAGTTAATATGTTACACTTACGGTGTAACATCAAAGTCACGCACCCGTGACTTTTTTCGTATAAAGGCGAACAATGAGCAACGATTTAAAGTGGATGCTTTCATCCGACCAGCAGTTTCCGTATCAAGACGACAAGATGATTGCCCTATGGTTTAAGGTAATGAAATGGTTCAAGCCAGACGTTGTAGACTATCTTGGCGATACAGATGACCAAGCTTGCTACAGCAAGTATACAGAAGGAAGATCGGCTGAGTTTTTAAACTATCACAAGACAGAAAGCGGAGACCTCATTGTTCCAATGATGCGTCACGAAGCAAAGGGTGCAAGAGATTTCTATGCAAAGACAAGAGACATGCTTCCAGATGCTCAATTATTTTCTGCTTTAGGTAATCACGACATTAGAGTATTTAATTATGTAGATGCAAAGCTTCCAGAGTATATTAGCGAAGTAACTCCAGAATCTTTGTGGAGCCTTGACTCTTTAGGATACGAATACATTTATTACAATGAACTTCCTAAGCGCCGCTTTGGAGACATACATGTACACCATGGACTTTCTGTTTCAGCAACTGGTGCTGTTAGAAAAGACATGGAAGATTTACAGGTTTCATTAATTCGTGGCCACTCACACAGAATTGCTTCGCATATGGTAACATATGAACTTAGAAATAATGGAGAGGGAGAAACTCTGCGTGGCTATGAAATTGGACATATGTGTGATGAAAAGAGTGATGGCATGAAGTATAGCCAGCATCATGACTGGCAAAAGGGGTTTGCAGTTGCACATATTGTAAACGACTATCCACACATTCAAATGATTCACGTATCCCCAGACTACTCATGCGTAGTGGATGGAAAGGTGTTTACTTTATAATGTGGTGCCAAAAATGTAATGGCAGGGTTTTTGTAGATAGAGTATTTTCACAAAAATTACATATGGAGCTATTCTGCATAATGTGTGGAAAGCGTTGGATGATTAATAAGGAAACGAGTGCTTTCGGTAAATGGCTAGATCAAAAAGAAACGGCAAATCAAAAAGCTTACGGTATTTCTTCCTAAACGATAAGATACATAAGGTATTAAAGCTTTCAAGGTCTAAAGACGAATTGGTTGCTTGGTGCTATCCAGACAAAAAAAGATATATGTACTCCTATTCTCAAGTTAAAAAGCATATGGAGAATGCATACGATCTAACTGAAGTTGGATCAATGCTGGGCAAGCACAGAGTAACCATACTTGATTATATACTTGAAGGAAAGATCGTTGCCCCACAGAAAGTTTATCCAATAGGCAATCCAGAAAGCACATGGTCAAAGTATATGTTTAATCAAAAAGACATATACGGATTACATGAGTTTATTTTAGATTCAGGGCATGCTTCAAACATGCCTTCTAAAATAGAATTAACAGCGCTTCTCAAACACAACATTATATTGTATACTAAGACCGAATCGGGATTCGTACCAGTATGGAAGGCGGAGTAGTGGAAAAGGGAAGAACTGTTAACTGTGAGCTTTGTGGAAGAGACATAGAAGTTCGTTGGGGAATATTTGCTAACGAAACATTATCAAGACATAAGAAGGCGGAACATAAATGACAACGAAGGTAAAAGTAGACCTGTCTTTTACAAGAAATCTTGGGAACTATGAAAGCATTAAAATTGGAATAGGTATTGAAGATGATGTACGACAAGGTGAGAATGTTGATGCTGCAACAGAACGTGTATACAAATTTGTTGAAGATAAGCTAATCCAAAAAACTCGTGAGGTAGAAGAGGAGCTTAAGGGTGGCAAATGATAGATCTCCATATATCTTAATGTCAATGTATCAGGCACTATATAAAGAAAGATATGGCACTGAGCCACGAATGAATAAGTTTCGTGAGAAGTGGGCTATGCAAGATGTTATTGATAGTGTAGGATTAGATCGTGCAAAAGAGATACTGTCGTACTACTTTACACTGCCAAAGGGTGGCCACCCACTCCAATTCTTTCTGTATAACTTTGATAGAATAGATGCAGCTATTTCAGAGGCTGAAAAAGATAAAGAACGTCGTCGTTTGTTATTAGAGGAAACGAAAAATTTAGTTGAAAGAGGCGGCATAGAGTGAATACAGAAGCAACATTAATTTCTGCTGTATGTAAGAATAAAGATATTAGCACATTGCTGGCAGATAACGTAGACGAACTCTTTACATCGCATAGAGACATCTGGGAAGGTTTAAAATCTTATTACTATAAGTTTAAAGCTGTACCAGAAGCTGGTGTGCTGCTTGAAAAGTTTAAAGATTTTGAGATTGACCCAAACGCAAAAGCTGAGACTGGATACTATTTAGACAAACTAAAGAACGAGTATCTAACTAATAGGCTAAAGAATATTATTCTTAAGAGCGGCTCAATGCTTAAAGAAGATGCAGCATCTAGAGTTCTTGAGCAAATGCAAGTTCAGTTATCTTCTCTTAGCAAATTTACTAGCAATGTTAGAGATTTAGATGTTACTGATATTGAAAATGCTACAAAGCACTTTGAGGCGGTAAAGCTTAGGTCTGCTGAAATGGGTGGATCTCCAGGAATTAAAACTGGGTTTGAAGCTATTGATTTAGCATACCCAACTGGTATGGCTCCTGGACACCTTATAGTTGCTATTGGTTGGCCAGGCCGTGGTAAGACATGGTTTACATCCTACCTCGCATGCAAGGCTTGGGAACAGGGATTCAAGCCAATGATTGTTTCACTTGAAATGTCACCAGAAAATATGCGTGACCGTATATTTACAATGTTAGGCTCTGGACTATTTCGTGCAAGTGATTTGTCAAAGGGTGACATTAACATTGACGATTTCCGTTCTTGGGGTAAAAAAAGATTTGATGAAAAGAATGGATTCGTTCTTGTATCAAATGAGGGAATGGCAGAAGTTACTCCTGCAACTATTCAGGGTAAGATTGATCAGCACAAACCAGACTTAGTTATTTTAGATTATCATCAGCTGTTTTCAGATAATAAAAAATCTATGGGTGCTACAGAGCGTAACATGAATATCTCTCGTGAGTTTAAAATGTTAGCAATGAGCAATAACATTCCTATTATTGATATTACTGCAGCAACTATGGACGATGTATCAGATCAGGATAATCCTCCGATGCTATCTCAGGTTGCTTGGTCTAAGGCTATTGAATACGATGCTGATATGGCTATTGCAATTCATAAATATACTGGAACAAATATGGTTGAGGTGGTTTCAAGAAAGAATCGTCACGGCCAAGAGTTTGGCATGTATCTAGATTGGGATATCAACCGTGGTATTGTCAAAGAGATTTACGAAAATCCTTTTGCGAATGACGCACAAAAGAATTAAAAGATTTCAGGTTGATGTCGAGTTTGGTGATAATGCACAGATTATAAGCTTAAGGCCTCAGTACGAAAATTTGTTAGTGCACGACATGAGGTCAAAGGGATACGTTAGGGTACTTGACATAGACCCAGCGTTTTCGGTAGAATTTACAGGTGAAACATGGAAGTTCTTAATGACTCTTCATGGCGTATACGTAGGAAAGAAGAAGGCATGGCAATCGGAGGGTATAATACAAAGCAAGTTGATACCACGCAATATTCCCCAGCACACATTAAGTCAATATTAAAATCAATTGGCTTAGAGATAGTTGGAGAAACCAACAACGATTTCCTATGCTACTGCCCATTTCATTCAAATAGACATACATCAAGCTTTAGCGTAAGTCGTGAGAAAGGCGCTTTTATTTGTTTTAATCCAGCATGTGGAGAAGCTGGAACCTTATTAGATTTAGTTAAAAGAACAATGCAGAAGAATGATTTTGAGTCTATGAGGTTTATATCCTCAAAAGAAACAGAGGCATTAGAAAACTTTGATGAGCTACTTAATGATGCAGTATCAGACAAGCCTGTATTTGAAGAGTTTCCTTATGAAACCTTAGTTAAATTAAATGATGATTTGGTTACTGAATGGAAAGCCCAAAGGTACTTTGAGTCCAGAGGAATTACTATGGAGTCTGGAAAGTATTTTAATTTAGGGTATTCAAAAAATATGGACATGGTTACAGTGCCAGTTCACAGTCCAGACGGAATGCCAATTGGTATTGTAGGAAGATCAATAGAAGGAAAGTCATTTAAAAACAGCACAAACTTACCTAAAAGCAAAACTCTTTTTAATATTCACCGTGCTAAAAAGATTGGCGGAAATGTAATAGTTGTGGAGTCTAGCTTTGATGCAATCCGTGTGCATCAGGCTGGCTTCCCAAACGTTGTTGCTACCCTTGGTGGCTTTTTGTCAACAGAGCAACAGCATTTACTAAACAGATATTTTAATAAGATATTAATAATGACAGACTCAGATTTAGCTGGCAGGCAATTAGGCTTAAGCATAGCTAATAAATTAAAGATGAAAGACCTCTTGTGGGCTTCTTACGAATATGGTAAGATATATCCACATGATGCAAAAGATGTGGGCGATATGACTGATGAAGAGATTAAAGCCTGTATTAAAAACGCTGTATCCGATATAGAATACAGATCCTGGAACTCGTGATATAATACAAATACAGATGGATTTACACCATCAATTACACAAGGAGATATAAATGAGTATAGTAAAAGGTCTAAAAGACTTAAACAAGGCACTAGATAAGCCAACATACAGTGGCGGAGATGAAAACAAAGGTCGCTGGCTAAAGATTGAAGATGGCGAAAGCGTAAAGATCCGTTTCTTGCAGGAACTAGATCCAGATTCACCAACATATAATGACAAGCTTGGTTGCGGATTTATCGCATTAGAGCACACAAACCCAAAGGATTACCGTCGTAAGGCTCTAGACACAATGGAGACCGAAGGCCGTGACTGGGCAAACGAACAGCATCGTAAGGATCCAAAGGCTGGCTGGAAGGCAAAGACACGCCTTTACATCAACGTATTAGTAGATGACGGCAAGGAAGAACCATACGTTGCAATCCTTTCACAAGGCACAAGTGGAAAAACAATCACACCTACTCTTATTGAGTATGCTGGCGAAATTGGAAGCATTACTAATCTGATGTGGCGCATTAAGCGTAATGGGCTTAAGACAGATACAAGTTACACAATCATTCCACTCGCAAAGGATGAGACCCCATTTGATTTCTCAGGTCTAGAATTGTTTGATCTTGAGAAGACAGCAGTCAGACACGTTCCATATGCAGAGCAGGAAGCTTTTTATATGGGCGAAGGCGGAAGCGCAGAAGAGTCTTCTTCTACAAGCAGCAGCCTAGACTGGTAACATTAAATAATAGGGCCAGTCTATTGACTGGCCCTATTGTATTTAGTAGAATAGCAACATGATATCATACGAAATACCAGATCCATTTACTACATTTGTTACTAAAAAGTATCAAAACTATACTGGAATGGCTTATGATTTCTTTGCCAGAGAATGGCATTTAAAGTGTGCTTGTTGCAAAGAGGATCTATATGCACCAAACAAAAAGCTTATGACAAAGATTAGACTTTATCATACTAGAAACGAATGCACAGGCGGATATTAATGAGTTTTACGCACTTACACGTTCACTCCTATTATTCATTAATGGATGGACTTAACTCACCTAAAGAATTATGTCAGGCAGCGCTAGATGCTGGACAAACTGCAATTGCAATCACAGACCATGGTACTCTCTCGTCACACAGAGATATGCAGATTGCTGCAAAGGAAATTGGCATTAAGCCGATTCTTGGTGTTGAAGCGTACATTTCTCCAACAGATAGGTTTGACAAGTCTTCTAAAACAGACAAGAGTATTCAAGCCTATAACCATATTATTTTGCTAGCTAAAAATAAGACTGGGTTGGAGAATATTAATATCCTGCAAGAGCTTGCCTGGAACGAAGGCTTTTATCATAAGCCACGTATTGACAGAGAGGTATTAAAAGAATATGCTGAAGGTATTATTGTATTGTCTGGATGCCTTAATGGGCTTATCTCTAAGTGCATCGAAAGGAGCGAGTTTTCTGAGGCTAAACTTATTCTCAAAGACTTTAAGAAAACTTTCGGTGAAGATTTTTATATTGAGGTTCAATCTCACAACCCGAAAGAGGTTAACGAAAAACTCTTAGAGTTGGCGGACGAGCTAAAGATTAAGGCGGTGGCAACAGGAGATGCTCACTTTGCTAAAGAAGAAGATAGAATTCTAGAAGAAGCCCTGCTCATTTTATCTACATCTCCAAAGGCAGACAAAGACACAGATTTTGATATGTCTAGAAACATGAAGAACATGTTAGATAGATTTAACTATCTTTATCCTGATCGTAGAATTTCATTCCAAGATATGAATCTATTTATCCAGAGTCGCTCTGAAATTGAGGCTGACTTTAATAAGGCTGGAATTACTCGTAAGGATATTTACGATAATACAATAGAGATTACTAATAAAATTGGAGACTATGAATTCCATAGCGGACTAGACCTTCTACCAGTCCCAAAAACAGATGCTGATGAAAGACTAAGGTCCCTATCTGAAAAGGGCTTAGAGAGCCTTCAGAAGGCTTCAGACCCAATTTATATAGAGCGCCTAGAAGAAGAGCTCTCAGTAATTGCATCTAAAAACTTTGCATCTTACTTCCTTGTTGTAGCCGATATGATTAACTGGGCAAAAGAAAATGGCATTAAGGTTGGTCCAGGTCGTGGCTCTGCTGCTGGATCCTTAGTTTGTTATGCATTAGGAATTACAGATGTAGATCCAATTGAATATAACCTTTTGTTTTTCCGATTTATTAATCCAGAGCGAAATGACTTTCCAGATATTGATACAGACTTTGAAGACCGTCGACGTAAAGAAGTTAAAGACTATTTAAAGAAAAGATTTAAGCATGTTGCTTCTATCTCTACATATACTTATTTTAAGGATAAGGGTGTAGTTAGAGATGCTGCTCGTGTATTTATGGTTCCGCTTCAAGAAGTTAACCGTGCAATGAAATCAATTGACACCTTTGAAGACTTTATGGAGTCTCCAAATACAAAAGAATTTAGAATGAAATACCCAGAAGTTGTTTGGCTTGCAGAGCGTTTACGTGGACGCATTCGTTCTGTTGGAGTTCACGCTGCTGGAGTTGTGGTGGCAAAAGATGATCTTAGAAAGTATGCTCCAGTAGAATCTCGTGCAGATGCTAATGACGATGTATCTGGACGTATCCCAGTTGTTGCATATGATATGGATACAGTTGCAGATATCGGACTTATTAAGCTTGATGCACTTGGACTTAAGACTTTGTCTGTTATATCAGATACTTTGTCATCAATTAAAAAGAGAACTGGCAAAGATATTAATCTTTCTAGTCTTAAGTTAGACGATCCAAAAGTCTACAAGATGCTAAGCGATGGTTATACCAAGGGAGTTTTCCAGGCAGAAGCAACCCCATACACCAATTTGCTTATCAAGATGGGTGTGGATAAGTTTGAAGACCTTGTTGCATCAAACGCTTTGGTAAGACCAGGAGCTATGAACACGGTTGGAGCAGCTTACATTGACAGAAAAAATGGTAAAGAGGCTGTTGATTTTAGCCATTTGATTATGAAAGAGTTTACCGAAAACACATATGGTGTTATTATATATCAAGAGCAGGTTATGCAAGCCTGTGTGTATTTAGGTGGCATGTCTTGGTCAGAGGCTGATAAGGTCCGCAAGATTATTGGAAAGAAAAAGGATGCAAAAGAGTTCGACCAGTTCAAAGATCAATTTATTGATGGGGCTTCAAAACACATTACTAAGAAAAAAGCAGAGCAGCTATGGCACGACTTTGAAGCTCATGCTGGATATTCTTTCAACCGTTCTCACGCTGTTGCTTATTCTATGCTTAGCTATTATACTGCTTGGCTTAAGTCCTATTATCCTCTTGAGTTCATGTTTTCAGTTCTTAAAAACGAAAACGATAAAGATGCGAGAACAGAATATTTAATTGAGTCTAAGAGACTAGGCATTAAAGTAAAGCTTCCACATGTAAATGAGTCTGAGATGTACTTCTCTTTAAAAAATGACTCGATTGTTTTTGGTTTAGCTGAGATTAAATTTATTTCAGACAACATTGCAAATAAAATAATAGAAAAGAGGCCATATAAAAACTATGATGACTTTATTGAAAAATCATCGCAAAAAGGTAGCGGTATTAACAGCAGGGCTGTCTCTGCTCTTAATGCCATCGGTGGTGCGGCGTTTGATGATAATCCAAGACAAGGTAACGAAAAAGACAACTACTACGAATACCTAGGCATACCAACATTTAATTTGGACCTACCTCCAAGAATTAAATCTCAAGCACGACCTATTTCTGAATTTGATGATCTAGGTTCGTTTGTAATGTTTGGAATGGTAAAGGCAATTAAAAGAGGAACTGGCTGGGCCAGAGTAGAGCTTGTTGATGAAACAGGATCTATTGGACTATTCCATACAGAGCAAACACAAATTGAGACTGGGCAAATGTACTTCATCCTTGTTGGAGATAATCGTATTGCCAGATACATTAAGGTTGGAGACATTGATCCCAAGTCCGACGATTTGTTTGTAGACTACCTGTATCGTAAGGAATATGATTTAGAAGAAGATGAATATATAGTTGTTAACTTTACTCCATACAAAACAAAAGCTGGCAAAATGATGAGCCACATAGTTTTGTCTAATGCAGATAAAGAATTAACTAGAGTAATTGTTTTTCCAACTATGTACAAAATGTCTTTAGCAAAGATGCGTGAAGGAATGAAGTGTAAGCTGGTTCTGTCAAAACTTGACGACGGAACTTTAAATGTTAAGGAGATACTATAATGTCAAGCGAAGAAGAAGTTATTGCCTCGCTCAGCACAAATAAGATATTGGTGGCAATCCTAGAGTCTTTGGGTAAAGTTTCAGTACCAACCCTGACATTTTTAGATGCTTCTAATGAGGATAAAGAATTAGTTATTGACTATGACGAGGAAGGCCCGTCATTTGTTTTTAGTGTAAAGGCAAAGCAAAATAATGGATAACAGTTTAGTTACAGACTATGGATTAGATGCACTCTCTGCAGTACTTCATGAGACCGCTATTGAAAAAGGTTTCTGGGATGGAGATTACAGTAATGACAAAATTGGAAACAAGTTAGCACTTGTTCATTCTGAAGTTACTGAAGTGCTTGAAGCAATTAGAAAGTCTAAGGGCAGCGAACATATTGTAGAAGAAATTGCAGATATTTTAATTAGAACATTAGATGTATACGCAGCAATGAGAAATGAAAATGTAGTTGTAGATAGTCTAGATGAAATTCTAAATAAAAAGATTAATATAAATAAAGATAGGCCAAGGCTTCACGGAAACCTATTTTAAATGGTATACTAGGAGAAAGAAAAGGTTAATATGAAAATAGATATCGATAGTGTACTATCAAAATTAGATCCAAAAACAAGACAAAGAGTTCAATCAGCACAAGATGTAAAAGTAGAAAAGCAATTAACGCCAAGCATTGGTTTAAACATGGCGCTCAGAGGAGGACTTGGTTACGGTAGACAAGTTCTTGTATGGGGAAATAAGTCTGCTGGAAAGTCTTCTTTTTGCTTACAAATGATAGCCCTTGCACAAAAAGAAGGAAAGACTTGTGCATGGATTGATGCTGAGGCATCTTATGATCAGTCTTGGGCAGAAGCTTTAGGAGTTGATTCTTCTAAACTAATTTATTCACCAGCAAAAACTGTTAATGACATGGTAGATGTTGCTACAAAACTTATGGATGCAGGCGTAGACATGATCGTTGTAGACTCAATATCTGCTTTGCTACCAGCCATCTACTTTGAAAAAGATGGAAATGAAATGAAAGATTTGCAAGACACTAAGCAAATCGGCGCTGAAGCAAAGGATATGACTCACGCAGTCAAAATGTTAAACTATGCAAACAAAAACACATTACTTGTTCTCATCTCACAACAACGAAATCAATTTGGATCTATGCATGCTTCGCACATCCCCACAGGTGGCATGGCAGTCAAGTTCTTTTCTTCCACTGTCATTAAGCTCTGGTCGTCTGAGGCTGAAGCGAATGCTATTAAGGCTGGGATTAAAGTTGGCGACAAGATCATTGAGCAAAGAGTCGGAAGGCCAGTTAATTGGATTATTGATTACAACAAACTCGGCCCCCCAAATCTATCAGGACAATACGACTTTTACTACCAAGGGGAATCTCTTGGTGTAGATTATGTTGGAGAAACTTTAGATGTTGCTGAAATGGTTGGAGCAATTGAAAAGGGCGGAGCTTGGTATACTGTCAATGGAGAAAGACTTCAAGGACGTGCAAAAGCTGTTCAATATCTTCGTGATAATCCTGAAGTAGTTTTAAAACTACAGGAGGATATCAATGCCAAATCTTGACGAATTTTTAAAACCACAGATCGAGCATAAGGAATATAATTTAGAAAAGCTTCCTGGGCTAAGAGCTTGCAACACATGTGACGAAGATGTTAATGGTGCGCTGTGGGATCCGATAGAGTTGGTAATGTCTTGGAGATGTTCCAAAGGTCATGAAACAGTATTTAAGGTGCAGTAGTGTCAGAAAGATCAGAAGTAAAAAGAGATGGTGCCAAAGCACAGAAGAATTCTGGACGTGGTGATTATCAAAAGGGCGATGCTAAATGGAAGATGTTTCTTGTAGACTACAAGGAAGCTTCAAAATCTTTTACTTTAAACAAGCCAGTATGGTCAAAGATTTGTACTGATACATTTAAAGTAAGTAGAGATATGCATCCAGCATTAAAGATTATTATAGGTGAGGATTCCAAAGTTCGACTTGGAATTATTGAATGGACTGTATTAGAAGAGCTAATGCAATTCTGGGAGGACAATCATGATTAAAGAAATATTTTTAACAACATTAACTGGAGCAGGAGTGGGTGCAATATTTGCATTGTTTAAGCTTCCAGTTCCAGCCCCACCAGTATTTGCAGGAGTTATGGGTATTGTTGGTTTGTGGATTGGCTACGGATTAATTGCGAGAGCATTATAATGACTATGTTTTTATTAGGATTGATGTTGGGTTTTAGCGTCGGATACCCAATGGGATTGTTTATAGACAAATTAGATAAAAGGGTGAAGAATGGCAGAAGATAAAAATACACTAGAACTTATTAGTGACATAACTGAGTTTAACGACCTTCATGAGTTTATGAAGGACGAACATCTAGACAAAGCTTTGGCAGTTGTTGTAAAGCTTTTGATGAATCCAGATGTTCCATCTGCAAAGTCTCCTATGCTAATTATGGAGCTTCAGGCAATGTCTACTAAATTTGCTGTGCTTGCGTCTTACTATTCAACTATTGCAAAAGATAAAGCTGGCACAGAAAATAATAACAAAAAGAATATTTATTACTCTTTAAAAGAAGCCATCGACAAACTTGTAGATGCCCTTAAATATGTCGTTAGGTACAATTCATAATGGGAAGAGATATTGTAAAGAACCTTAAGTTTAAAAAGCATGCTGGAAAACATTTTGACCCAGAACGCTTTGCCAATCTACTAGACGAGGCATATAGAAATACAAAACGTGCAGACGGTGAGATGACAAAGAAGTCATTTAGCCCAAGCTCGCTTGGCTATGGACATGGAACCTGCCCAAGATACTGGTACATGGCATTTAGCGGAGCAATGTTTATTGATAATAACGATGCAGTTGCTGTTGCTAATATGGCACAGGGAACACAGGCTCACGAAAGGCTTCAGAATTTAATTAAGAGTATGCCAGAGTGGAGAGCGGAAGAAGAAGAGATCATTAATGAGTATCCTCCTATTCGTGGCTTCATTGACTTGATCATGGAGTATGATGGCGAAACTGTAATTGGTGAAATTAAAACGGCGAAGCAAGAAGTTTGGGATGCTAGACAGTCTGAGATGAAGTCTTCTGCTAACCACATGCTTCAACTCCTTACATACATGAAGCTAAAGAACGCTAAAGAGGGATTCTTTTTGTATGAAAATAAAAATACTCAGGAGATTCTTGTCATTCCAGTCTCAATGAATGAAAAAAATAAAAAGATAATTGAAGATACATTTTTATGGATGCAAGAAGTGTGGGATAATTTTCAAGACGGAGATCTTCCTATGCGTCCAGCAGGTGCAACAAAATCCAAAATGCCGTGCACCTATTGTCCAGTTAAGAAAGAATGTTATGCTGGACTTACTGGTACAGTTCAAATAGAAAAGTTTGAGATTCCAGTATTATGATATGCTCAAATAAAGAGTGTGGCAAAGAGTTCGAAATAAGAACCCATAATCAAAAGTATTGCTCTGATGAGTGTTGCCGAATTGCAACAAATAAAAGAATTATGGAAAAGTATTATGAGAAAAAGGCAATAAGAAACGGATCAATTGTAAGAACATGTAAAAAGTGTAAGACACGACTAAGCGTCTATCACAACCAGGATGTCTGCTCTGCTTGCGAAAAATCTTTAAGCCTAGAGGCTCGTGAGAAATTGTTGAGGATGATAGATGACATTAGCTGATTTAGTAAAGGTTAAAGCAAACCGTGTCCTAGGTATTGATGCTTCTACCAATTCCGTAGCCTTTTGTTTAATGGAAAATGATAAACCTTTAAAATGGGGTAAGATAGAATTTAAAGGCAACGATATCTTTGAAAAAATTCACGATGCAAAAAATAAAATGCATGTAATGCTAGATGAATTAAAGAGTGATTATATTGTAGTTGAGGGTGCAGTACTTGTCAGATCACCTGATGCTGTGATAAAATTGTCTTATGTCTATGGAGTTGTTATTGCTGAGCTTATGTCTACTGGCGCTAAGGTTATTACAATTAGCCCTACCGCTTGGCAGGCGTACATTGGCAACAAAAATCCGACGAAAGATGAAAAGTCTGCAATAAGATTAGCCAATCCAGGATATGCAGATTCATGGTACAAAAATCAATTAAGAAATATGCGTAAGCAAAGAACCGTAGACTACTTTAATAAAAAGTATAATCTATCGCTAACAGATTTTGATGTTGCAGATTCATTCGGAATTGCACACTACTCTAATCAAATACTGACGGAGAGAAAATGATACCTAAAACTATTTTTCAAACCTACTCCTGCGCCTACGAAGATCTTCCTTCATACATTAAGAATTGTACAGACACATGGAAAGAAAGAAACCCAGACTTTGATTACGTTTATATGAGCGAAAAAGAATGTTATGAGTTTATTTTAAACAACTATAGTCAACGCCATGCAGATATTTATGCTGGGCTTAAACACAAGGCAATGAAAGGCGATTGGTGGAGATACCTTATTGTGAATAAGCTTGGCGGAGTTTACATGGATATAGACACTGTATGTCGTAAGCCCTTATCTTCAGTTTTAGATTTAAGTAATGACTTTATGACATCGTTAGATTTAGTACCAAGCGCCTTGTTTACACAGTGGGGATTTGCAGCTAAGTCTAATAGTCCAATACTTGAAAATCTAATTGATCATGTATTAGATAATTATGATGAGTTTCCAGATAACAGAAAGTTAATTGGAACAGATTTAACTGGGCCAACAGCTTTTCAAAAATCAATTAAAGATGTAATTGGAGATGATATTCAAATGCTAATTAATTTGTGTAGCCCTGATGCATCCAAGCATCTAGACTTTGCAGAAGAAAATTCACAATCAATTGATCAAATTGTAGAAATTTTTAACAACTCAGAGCACGTTAAAAACAATAAATTTAAATTATATTTTTGGACATTTAATAATGCTGCTCGACACTTTACGTCGGCATGGAGATGGTCGGACCATACAATAGATGATAACATTATTAGTAGAATGATAAAGCATAAGTGTGATAATGTTAATTATGAGTATGCAGATATTAAAATACATTTAAAGAAGCCTTCCTACAGTTCGTTTGGATTTAATTAATATGGCTATGGACTTAATTGGACTGGACCCTATAGGAATAGAGGGCAAACATTTTAGAAGAAATATTAGATCATGGCATCATATGTGGGATGCAATATCAGCATTATACCCAGATATTGCCACTAAAGTAGAGTACGCATATTCAAATGATGGCGACGGTTTAAATAAAGAAGATTGTTTGGCACTGGCAGAGCTTCTTGCCTTAGAAATGGAAAATGAAAGACAAGACTTAAAGGTGTATGTAAAAGAAAATTTTTCTAAAAACAATGTAATGGCTCCAGACTTTACAGACTTTAATGATTTTTTAATCTTCTTAGAAGAGTGTGGAGGATTTGAAATATGGTAAAGTTTTATCAAAGCAAAGAATGGCTATATAGAAGGTACGTTGTTCAAAAGAAAACGGTAACAGAGATAGGTAAAGAGTGTGGAGTTTCTGCTATGACTATACAGAGATACTTAGAACAGTTTGGATTGATTAAAAAAAGATGACTAACCCAATAGCTTTTGACAATGTATATTTAAATGATGTATGGGGATACAAAAGTGGACCAGGCTCTGACCCAACATTTGCTAAGCCTTGGATTGATCAGGTTAATTATTTTCTGTCAAGAAAAGATGTTAAGACTGTAATTGATATTGGTTGTGGAGACTGGAGAATAGGCAAATGCTTAAATCTAGAAGGCAAAGACTATACTGGTATAGATATTAGCTCAATAATTTTAAAAGAAACCTCTTTAAACGCCACAGAAAATATTAAATTTATACACGGAGACTTTGAAACCTTAGAGACACACGATGCTGATCTAATAATAATTAAAGACGTACTACAACACTTGACAAACGCTTCTATATATAATATTATTAATAAAATTATGGGCAAAGCTAAGTATGCTTTAATTTGTGATGATTTAGATAGAGATAATAAAAGCAACAACAATGCAGATATTATGCCAGGACATCATAGATTTATAGATATATCTGCAGAGCCATTTAACTTTAACTTTATACAGTTAGGATATTTTAAAGGCAAGAACATTAGTCTATATATTAGAGATGAGGAGCGGTAAATGTTGAAGCCAGTATATGAGGACGTAAGCAGGTTTGATTGCTCAGACCTATATTTAAGATCAGTTGGTGCGCCTTCTGGTTCTAAAATATGGTCAGCGTGTCACGAAATAGCCCACCTCCTAATTGAAAAGAATATATCATATGGAGACTCAGCTTTAAATCCTGCAAGAATATTTTCTTCGGCGGACCCAACAGAACAGCTAAAGGTTCGCATAGATGACAAGCTAAATAGAGTAATGAATAATCAAGGATATGCTGGGGATAATGATATCGATGATTTAATTGGATACTTGGTTCTATATAAAATTGCTAAAAGTCAGGTTGCAATTTCAGTCGACTAGAAGTATAATATATACATGACAGAATTAGAACCAGCGGTGCATTTTGATCGCATGAACAAGGTAGTTGAAGAGTTATTAAAGGGCAATACTCATAGTCAGATTGCAGCATCTACTGGATTCAAAAGAGCAGAAGTAATAGAGCTAATTAATGAATGGAAAGATGTCGTTCATAATGATGTTAGTTTAAGAGGTCGTGCAAAAGAAGCCATATCTGGAGCTGATCAGCACTATGCAATGCTCATTAAAGAGGCCTGGAAGACCGTAGAGGACGCAGATACACAGGGCCAACTAAGTGTTAAGGCTGGTGCTTTAAAGCTCATAGCGGACATTGAGACCAAGCGTATAGGCATGCTACAGTCTGTCGGGGTGCTTGAAAATAATGAACTGGCATCTCAAATTGCAGAGACAGAAAGAAAGCAGGAAATCCTTGTTGGCATATTAAAAGAGGTAACTGCAGGATGTCCAAAATGTAAGATGGATGTTGCTAAAAGGCTTTCACAAATTACTGGAATAGTAGAGGCAGTTGTTGTAGAGGACTCCAATGCCGTTTGATTTTGGCGACTTAATAGATTTACTTGATGGCGAAGAGTTTGAAGAAAAGCCAGTAGATCTTCGTGAGTTTGTTACAAGCCCAAATTATTTAGGGCTTCCTCCATTGTCAGATCTTCAATACACATTAATCGAAAAAAGCTCACAAATATATAAAGAGTCCACATTGATAAAATTGTTTGGAGAAGAAGAAGGAAAAAGAATTGCAAAACAAACTGCAACTGAAGTTATTGCACAGCTAGGCAAGGGAAGCGGAAAAGATTACTGCTCTACAATTGCAGTATCTTATATAGTATATTTACTATTGTGCCTAAAGGATCCAGCATCATATTATGGTAAGCCTCCAGGTGATGCAATTGATATCATTAATATTGCTATTAACTCACAGCAAGCAAACAATGTATTCTTTAAGGGATTTAAAACTAGAATTGAAAAGTCGCCATGGTTTATAGGTAAATACGATCCAAAGGCTTCTGAAATGAAGTTTGATAAAGCTGTTACAGTACACTCAGGTCACTCAGAAAGAGAAGCCTGGGAAGGATATAACGTTATTGTAGTTATTCTAGATGAGATATCAGGCTTTTCTATTGAAAATACAACAGGACACGATCAGGCTAAAACTGCTGACGCTATATATGATATGTATCGTGCATCCGTAGACTCTCGTTTTCCAGACTTTGGGAAAGTAATTCTTCTTTCATTTCCACGATTTAAAAATGACCCTATACAAAAATTTTATGAATCTGTCATTGGTGAAAAAGAAACTATAATTAGAACACATAAGTTTAAGATGGATGAAGATCTTCCAGACGGAACTGTTGGGAATGAGTTTGAGGTTGAGTGGGAAGAAGATCATATAAAGTCTTACCTTGTTCCAAAAGTGTATGCTTTAAAAAGACCAACTTGGGAAGTAAACCCAACAAGAAGCATTGAAGATTTTAAGACAGCGTTCTACAAAAATAGTATGGACGCACTTGGTAGATTTGCCTGCATGCCTCCAGAAATGATTGATGCATTTTTTAAATCAAGAGAAAAAGTAGAAAAAGCGTTTAACAACACAGGCATAGCCGTAGATCAGTTTGGAAGACTTGAAGAATGGTTCAAGCCAGATCCAGACAAAAAATATTTTCTTCACGTTGACTTGGCTCAAAAGCATGACCATTGTGCAGTTGCAATGGCACATGTCGATAGATGGGTAAACGTTAAAGTAACAAGCGATTATTCTCAGCCAGCTCCAATAGTACATGTAGATGCTGTAAGATATTGGACTCCTACTCCAGATAAGTCTGTAGATTTTACTGAAGTAAAAGACTATATTCTTTCATTAAGAACAAGGGGATTTAATATAGGTGTTTGCACATTTGACCGATGGAACTCTCACGACATGATGCAGCAATTAAAGCAGTATGGAATTAACACGGAGATTTTATCTGTAGCAAAGAAGCATTATGATGATATGGCAATGGTGGTTCTAGAAGAAAGAATTAACGGACCACATATACCGCTTCTTATTGATGAATTGCTTCAGCTTAAGATAATGAGAGATAAAGTAGATCACCCAAGAAAGGGATCCAAAGACTTGGCTGACGCAGTTTGTGGATCAATATTTAATTCAATTAGCAGAACTAGACCAGATAATAATTCTGAAATAAATATTCATACTTATGAATCAATGAGTTATGATAATGACTTTAAGGTTGATGATAAAGAAACATCACTGAATATGATTAGGCCACCAAGAATGCCAGATAGGTTGTCGGAAGCGCTAGAGAGTATGGAGATAATATGAGCGAGTATCAGGAAAGAGCAAAGGAGTGTAAATGCTGTGGAAAGCATGTTCCTCTACCAACCGTGTTAAAAGATTTTAACGGTATTATTTTATGCCCAACAACCTTTGCTAACGTAATGGAATATAAAAGAATATGGAAGGCAATAGGAAGTAGGCCAAGCGGATCTATTAGAAAACATTTCTCTGAGTATGTTCAATCTCTAGTAGAAAATGAAGCTATTAATGAAGTTCAATGATGTTTTTAATACCAGGGTACTTAATTCAATACATCCAGATTCGGTAGAAAGATTTTTATTTAACTTAGATTCAAATAGCGTTTTAAATAAAGAACGTGTACAAAAAATGTTTTATAATAATATAAGCAACGAAAATATAAAATATATACACACTCTAGGAAAATCTGGACACAAAAATGACAACATTACATATTCTTATAATAGCTTGGGCTTTAGAGGCAAAGAGTTTGAGCCAGAAGAAGATTTAGTTATTGCTGGGTGCTCTCAAACTTTTGGAATGGGGCTAGAAGAAAATTATATATGGGGGAATGTAGTAGCAAACAGTCTTGGATATAAGGCCTCAAATATTTCTATGCCAGGTGCATCAACTGAATCAATTATAAATAACATATATGCTTACTTTAAAGAGTATGGTCACCCTAAAATGCTACTAGCTCTTTTCCCAGACATGTATAGATTTCAAATACCAACTAATAGAAAATATATAACATCTTCCTCTATTAAAAATGAAGGACCAGAACCTTACGAACAACCATACATGACCTACCTTTACCTTGATAAACAAGAGCAAAGCAAGAAGCCTAAGTACCAAAAGATTCCTTTTGATTTAGAAGAAATTATAACACCAGAAATTGCTTTTTTTTATAACATGAAAAGCATTATTATTTTAAACCAATATTGTAATGCATTGGGTATCAAATTTTATTGGGCTAGCTGGAGGCCAGAACTAGATATTGCTATAACAAAGATTAAATCTGATTCTAAAGACTACGAAAACTATGTATCATTAGACATATTTAACTGGTACACAAAGCACTCATTTGAAGAAGACCCATTCGGGGTTGAAAAAAATTTAATAGAATCGGAATATTATCATAAAGATTACGCCTTAGATTGCTATAATTGCTATAATGAACAAGAGTGTGACATGATCGTTAATTGCCATGAGGAATTATTTGAATCTAATAAAAATTTGTTTCATCACGGAAATGACCGTGCACATATAGGCTCGCATAAACATCAACACATAGCAGAAAAATTTATTGAAAGGATAAAGAATGAATAGAATAACATTTACTACTTTTTATATTATAGAAAAAATAAAAAGAAAAATAAAGACTAAAAAATATAAAAAAAGAAATAGCGGGTTTATGTACTAATGATTATCCTGGGGATAAACGAGACTTCTCACGATGCTTCTGTGTCTTTAATTAAGGATGGCCAGATACTTTTTGCAGGACATGCAGAAAGATATAGCAAAGAAAAGAATGATTGGTATATAAATGATGATCTCCTTAAAGATGCTTTTTCTTATGGGTTTCCAGACCACATAGCATACTATGAGAAGCCTCTTTTAAAAGCATCTAGATTATTTTTAAAAGGAGGATCTGGAGACTGGCTTCCAAGATATAAAGTAGATAATATTTTTGGCAGACCTCTACCAGTAAAATCATTCAAGCATCACTACTCCCATGCTTGTGCTGGGTATTATACTAGCCCATATGCAGACGCAGCTATTGTTGTGCTTGATGCTATTGGAGAATATAATACTTCAACCATCTGGGTTGGAGAAGGAGAAAAAATTAAATTAAAGTATAAGCAAAATTACCCAGTGAGCTTTGGACTTTTTTATTCGGCATTTACAGAGCTATTAGAATTAATGCCAAATCAAGAAGAGTATATAATGATGGGAATGGCAGCTTATGGAAATCCAGATAGATATTTTAATCAAGTAAATAATTATTTCCCAGAATACAATAAGCAAAAATATAATTTTCACAAAGGAATAAAAGATTTTGATTGGGGACACGTTCCTTGTTTTGCTGGTACGGAGGGCACAGGCTATGTTGGAGAATGGTTCCAGCAAAGAAAATTTGATTTAGCTGCGGCGGTACAAAAGGTATACGAACTAAGGCTTAGCGAGTTTATGCACATGGCATATACAATTACTGGTAAAAAGAATTTAGTTTTTATGGGAGGTTGTGCTTTAAACAGCAAGGCAAATACAATGCTCTGGAATATATTTAAAGATGTTTGGATCATGCCAAACCCAGGAGACGCTGGAAGCTCATTAGGAGCAGCATTAGCACTATACGGCAAACACATAGAGTGGAAAGGTCCATATTTAGGACACGACATTGGTGGGAAATATCCAGTTCAAAAAATTTTTGATGGCATATTAAAAGATGGCATAGTTGCTGTTGCTTCAGGAAGGGCAGAGTATGGCCCAAGAGCTTTAGGAAATAGAAGCATCCTTGCTGACCCTAGAGATCCAAACATTAAAGACAAAGTAAATCTAATAAAACAAAGAGAGATGTTTAGACCGTTTGCTCCAGTAGTATTAGAAGAGTTTGCCAGCGAATGGTTTGATATGAATTTTGCATCTCCATATATGCAATACACTGTTAAATGTAAATATCCAGACAAGGTTCCATCTGTAGTTCATGTAGACGGAACATCTAGAGTTCAAACAGTCAATAGAGATCAGCATCCAGGCCTGCACATGGTTTTAAGAAAGTTTTACTGGGAAACTGGAATCCCAATGCTATTGAATACTAGCTTAAATATAAAGGGACAGCCATTGTTAAATGATAAACAAGATGCTATTGACTGGCAGGAGCATTATAGATATAATATACTAACTAGCAACAATAGCTTAGTTGGTTAAAGCCCCGAACTCATAATTCGGTAATCGTAGGTTCAAGTCCTACTTGTTGCACACAGGAGGTGCTATGTTTAATACACATATGGGTGACAATGAAAGCTTGCTGGACGCAATGATCCATAAGCCAAGTCATTTTTTTAATGTGTCAGAACACACCAAATTTTTATTATATGATAACTCTTTAGTTAAAGACACACCTAAAGAAGTAAATCCTGCTGTGTTTAGAAAGAATCAAATATCATACAGGATGAACAGAAAAAATTATAGGTCTCCAGATTTTCACAAAGACACCGACATTCTTTTTGCTGGTTGCTCTTTGACTTATGGTGACGGAATCCCAGAAGAATTTGTATGGCCTAGCATTGTTGCAAGAGATCTTGGTCTAACCTATGCCAATTTGGGACTATCTGGAGATTCAGTTTACGGACAAGTAAAAAGAATATTTGCCTACTTTAAAGAATTTGGACATCCTAAATATCTATACGCTATTTTCCCAGAATTTTATAGAATGGTTATACCAATAAATAGAAGAGTGTTTACTACTGGGAATTCTGTAAGAGAATTAAAGGAAAGAAAAGATAATGATTATAATGAATTTATTTTAAAAAATGCTTTTATTCCAGGCTCTATAGATAAAAACTTTAAAATGTCTATTCGTCCTCATGTTGCAGAGCATGTATTGAACCCAGAAATACCTCATTTTTTATCTGCACAAAGCATACTTATGCTGGACGCATACTGTGAAGCCGCAGGCATTAAGTTTGCTTGGTCTACGTGGGATCAAAAACAATTTATGGTGCTAAAATCATTAGGAGAAAACTACTATAAAAACTTAATAGATATAGACATGGAGTCATGGGAAATATGCTATAGTCCAATAGAAGATAAGTATAAGAAAAATGGAGAACAGGTATTCTGCCATAATGAGTTAAAAGATATAAGCAGAGGGTTTTTTGATTTAGGTATGGATAGAGATTATGGAATTAAATCAGCACATTGGGGATCTCATAGGCATCAGCACGTAGCTGATATCATTAAAAATCATGTATCGAAATGGATTAGTAATGGATGAAATAATGCAACATTACCTAGAAATAGGTGCAATTGAAATTTCTGGTGTAGATAGTAATGGAGAAATGCTGTTCTCTATTACTGAAAAAGCAAAGGAAGTTGCCCCAGAACTATGGGAGTCTCACCAAGAGCATGTAGATAAAACCCTTATAGATCTTTATGAAAAGGGGCTTATTGAGGTAGAGTATAATGAAAACCTAGAGGCTGAAATAAAGTTAAGCGAAGCTGGCATTGAGGCATCAAGAGAATACGGCTTAAGGTTTTTAGGAGAATAGTTAATGTTTAGTTATCAGGGCTGGAAATTTGACACTATAGAATCAATACCATACCCAGAAGAAAACTTTGAAATAATTAAGGTTACTAACTTAAGGAACAGAGAGTCTATATCCTATGGCTCTGTAATTGAAGAGCCTGCCTTTATGATGCCAGCCAACGCACACCTGTGGCATTTTGTGCAGGAGGGCCTAGCTCAGTATGAAGTTATAGCCAATAAAATTCCATCAGTTAAGTTATTTTTGCACGACATACATATTGGAACCGTAACAGAAAAATTTTTAAGTATTGAAAATTATTGTAAAATAAAAGGAAAGAATTTTAAATACATTAAAGATTTGTCTAATATTTATAGTCACGATAAAAAAGTATACATTACACACAGCAGGACTATTCTCATTAAGGAAGCATATTTTATTAACGATACACTAAGATTAATAGACAGAGATTTAGTGCTTCAAGGTAATGTTGTGCCATACTGGGTAGAAGCAACAGATGCTGACGGTAACTGGATTGAAGGAGAAGAGTATAAAAAGGCTTCCCCTTATTTTAATCAAGACTGCATATACGATAGATGGCAGATGGACGGACTACACCTTGTAAAAGATAGATTGAGTCCTTATATAAAAGAAAATAATGAGTCTTATAAAAAAATATATATTAGCAGAGAAGATGTAAATAAAATGTGGTCGCAATTGTCCCCAGATAGAGCCTTTGCGGAAGAGCATATCTTGGTTGACTATTTTATTTCACAGGGGTATAATAAGGTTGTACTGACTAATTATGATTACATAGATCAAATTAATATTATTTTTAATGCTACTCATATTGTTGGTCTTACTGGTTCTGGTTTATTTAATACCTTTTTATGTAAACCTGGCACTACCGTAATTGAAATAAACGTAAGCGGTGGATACTATTGGTCTTATGAATATTTTAAAGAATTTAATATAAAAGTTAAAACGGCAGAACTAAGATGGAGAAAAGATTACACTGCAGTATTGTCAAAGAAAAACATGGATAAATTAAAAGAACTGGTAGAAAATAATGATTAATATAGTTGTTCCGCTAGCTGGAGAAGGAACTAGATTTTCTTCTGCTGGCTTCAAAACCCCAAAGCCTTTAATAGTTGTCGATGGCAAAACTATGATAGAGCATTCCGTAGAGACCCTTGGTATTAAGGGCAGGTATATTTTTATAACAAAAGAATATAAAAACAATTTATATAACATTGAGCTGTCCTCTATTATTAAAAGGATAATGCCAGATGCAATTGAAATAAAAGTTGATAAAAAACAACGTGGTGCTGCAGATGCCGTAATGTATGCAGAAAAATATATTGATAATAAGAACAGCTTAATAACAATTAATTGCGATCAAATTTTAAATTGGGATGCGGAAGAGTTTCTTAAGCATGTTGAAGATTCTGGTGCTGACGGTGCTGTAGTTTTATTTAAAGCCGACGATCCAAAGCATAGCTACGCAGAAGTTATAGACAATAAGATTATAAAGATTGTTGAAAAAGAAGTGATATCTAATGACGCATTAATTGGAGTACACTACTGGAAACACGGTTCAGATTTTGTTGCTTCGGCAAAAGAGCTTTTAAACATTGACGGCCCAAATGAAGTATATATATCTCAAACATACTCTGCTATGTTAAAAAATGGAAAGACAATATCTCCATTCTTTATTCCTAATAATGACTATATTAATTTAGGAACACCAGAAGACGTAACAATTTATTTGGGGAAGGTTAAAGAATTTTATACAGACAAGCCAAAAACAATATTCTGCGATATAGACGGAACAATTATAAAGCACCTACACAAGTTCAGTGACCTAGGTAAATTTGATGCAGAAATTTTGCCAGGGGTAATAAATAAGTTTAATGAGTGGGATTCAAAAGGATATAAGATTATTTTAACAACTGCTAGAAAAGAATCGGCAAGGGCAATTACAGAGAAACATTTAAATGGGCTTGGTTTGTGCTGGGACATGTTAATAATGGGAGTCACAAGCGGGCAAAGAGTTCTAATAAATGATAAACTAAACTATAAAGATCCAGATAGAGCAACTTCTATTAACCTAATCACAAACGACGGGTTTGAATCAACATACTGGGAAGAGTACGGGCTATGAAGCTTTCAAGACTAGAAGACACTATCGGAGGATGGTTTGTAGGAGATTTTGACAAGGCGGCATACAGGACAGATGCATGTGAGGTATCCTATAAGTATCATCATAAGGGAGAGCATTGGCCCACACACTACCAAGAAAAGGTAATGGAGATCAATCTAATGGTTCGTGGACAAATGAAGATGCAGGATAAAATACTTTTATCTGGAGATATTTTTATAATATATCCTTATGAGATAGCTGATCCAGAATTCCTTACTGACTGCGAAGTTGTTTGCGTAAAGGTTCCTGGAATTACAAATGACAAAGTGGTAGTTGAAAAGATATGAGGCTTATATCTCATAGAGGTAATTTATCTGGACCAAATTCTGAAAAGGAAAATAGTCCAGAGTATATAAAAATAGCTTATGAATTAGGGTACGATGTAGAGATAGATCTTTGGTCTAATGACACAGAAATGTTTTTAGGTCACGATGAACCACAATATAAAATAGATTATGAGTTTATAAACTCAATGTCTGATAGATTATGGGTACACTGCAAAAATTTAGAAGCCCTATATTGTTGCGAGTTTTTACTTAAAGATATAAACTATTTTTGGCATCAATCTGATGATTTTACTTTAACTAGCAAAAACATAATATGGACATATCCAGGGAAATACTTAACTCCAAATTCTGTTCTTGTGATGCCAGAGCTTAATAAGTTTGCTGATATCGGTCCAGATGTGTATGGTATTTGCACAGATGAGATTCTAGAAGTAAAGGAAATGCTAGATGACATACCAGTTTCCTGATAGATGGAAGGCTGAGTCGGTAGAAGTAATAGATACACCAGATTCATTTGGCAAAATATTTAAGCTCTCTAATGTATCTTATACCAATAAGTCTCATACTGAAACAATACATGTACCAGGCAAAACTTTTATTGGCTTAGCAGACTTTTATATATGGCATTTTTTATATGATTCGATTGCACAATTTTGTTATTTAAAAACTCAAATTAAAGATATTAATCTTTTTTTTATTGCTCCAGCAGTAGTTGAGCCTGGCACAAAAGATGACTTCTTAGATCAAATGAAATACATTAGCTTTCATGCTAAGTCAGATACAATTAAAGAACCTCAGCCACACAAATATTTTGAAGATATATTTGAAATATTTGTAACCCAAGAACATATATATAATCTAGACTCTGTTAACTTTACTTTTGAGGAAGTATATTTTGTTTATGACAACGTTAGATATTTTAATAGAGTTCCAGAACTATTACATGCTGGCAAACACTGGTTTAATATACCATACGCATATTGGATAAATAACTCATGGGAATCTCGTGCTCATATTACTAGGGGAGTTTTTCCAGAAACATGGTGGAGAAGCATAGGCATACTAGAAATGAGAAATATATTTTTAAAAAAATTAAAAGATGTAAAAACAGAAACTCCTAAAAAAATATTTTTATCTAGAAAAGATGCCAATGGGAGGTACAAAGAGAGAGGACTAAGTCCAACTTTTGATAGGTATTGCAGTGACGAGGTAGACTCAACTGTAGAAGATTTTTTTGTTTCTCGTGGATATCACCCTATAGTTTTAGAAGGAATGGGATATCTAGAGCAATTAAATTATTTTAAAAATGCTACACATATTGCTGGCATAGTCGGATCGTCTTTTTGCCAAACGCTTGTATGTAATCCTTCTGCCATAGTATCTCAAATTATGGTAAATAGAAAATATGATTTTACCTACCAATTTATTTCAGAGATGGTAGGATATCATCTTAATGATATAGACTTAAGGTCAGTCTATCCAGTTATTGATAAAATAAAATTAATTTTAGAAAAAAAATACGGATTCATTGAGTCTGTACATAGGAGTAAAAATTATGAGATATAATCAAGTTAATGCTATAGACATAATTCCAGTTAACTCGTCGGCATTTTGCATGAGGGTACCTAGAGTAAAATTTAAGTCTTTGCAGGCCAGAACACCCACAAGCATATATTATAATTTTGTATACCCAGAAGAACATGATCCTAATTTAGAAATTACTGAGCAGAGAGACGTATTTGTTATTCCCTATGTTGAAAAATATTATCATAACTTTTTAGAGCTTATTCCAAAGATATTGTTTTTAAAAAATATTAACCCGAATTTTAGATTAATAGTAATTGCCAATAATGAGTCTGAAGTTAATCCAAAAACTGGACTTTTTTATGGGTGGGAAAAGGGGGAAGACGACAATAATCATAATTTGAGCAACATAAAAGAATTTTTAGATATGTCTAACATTAGATATATGTGTACTCATTCAAAATCAGATTTTTTTCAAAACATGGTTGCCCAATCAGCGTACATATTCTTTGATTATAAAAAAAATATTGGAAGAAATCGTCCAAGCTTTTATCCAAAAAATTATGATTTTCCAAACTCGTACCCCTTTCACGCAACTACAGCTCAGACCGCAGAGTCTTTAATGCCGTATCTTGAGATATTACATGGAATAATAAATGAAAGTATATCTGGAAATAGAAGCATATATGTATCTAGAAAACATTTTCCAGAAAGAAAATTAGATAACGAAGAAGCTTTAGAGCAATTTATGATTGATTCTGGATACGAGATACATCATTTTGAAACAATGTCAATAGTTGATCAATTAAAATTAGTAAAAGAGTGCAAAAGAATAGTTATTTTAAATGGATCTTCCGCAGTTAATTGTATGTTTGCCAACCCAGGCACAGAAGTTTTTGTTTTTAATAACGGGGCTGACATAGTAGGTCTTTACGAAAAGGCTTGTGAGGAGTATAATATACAATACAACTTCATAGAAATGCCAGACAACAATGCAGAATGGATAATTGAATATTTAAAAACAAATAAACTTAATAAGCCTTTGTAGCTCAGAGGACAGAGCAGGACTCTTCTAAGGTCTTGGTCGCAGGTTCGACTCCTGCCAAGGGCACAAGGCCCCTGTAGCCCAGTGGCAGAGGCACACGACTTAAAATCGTGAAAGCGTTGGTTCGAATCCAACCAGGGGCACAATTGGAGATTAGCTCAGCAGGCAGAGCGGGAAGCTGTTAACTTCTAGGTCATAGGTTCGAATCCTATATCTCCAGCAAATGTTAAACAGTTTTATTTAGTCTTCTTCTGGCGTCCAGGCAGGACCTTCAAGCCATCTACCTATAGATTCTTTTGATCTATCTTTTACATACTTAAGATATTCTTCGCCTTTGTAATTATAAAATGTTCCAGGAGCATGTTCTGTTTTTGTTGCAAAACAAGAGAATGCATATCTTGTTCCAGAAGTCACAGGTTTTGTTCCATGATAATATGGAGACTCAGCGCCATGAATTACAACATCTCCAGGTTCTGGTTTATATATTAATTCTCCAGGCATGCATTCAATTTCAGCATTTGGTTTTAATGTTCCGTCTGGTAAAAATGCTGGATAAAAAACTTCTCCACCTTCAAATTCAGATAAATATGTTACAACACCATAATCAATTAGGCTACAGGTTCCGTATGTGTCTTCTTGTGTAAGCTCGTGAGCTTTATCTTTTCCTGGATTATCAGCATGAATAAACATTCCTTCATGACCTACTCTAGAGGTAATTACTTGAGACTGTGGATTAATTACGTAGTCTGGATAAAGCAATTCTGACACATGCTCCCATAGATCTATAATGCCAGGAACTGGTGGGCTCATTTTGTCATCATACCAAGGAATAGCATTGCCCTCTTCCTGAAATAGCTCTGGATTAAAGGTATCTAGTATGCTTGAAAATCTATCGCACATCTCTCTGGGGACATATCCCTTAAATACGTATATGCCATCAATTATTTTAGTGCAATCTGGTCTGTCGTAGAACATTCCTTAATTATACCATAGGTAATATATTTCCTAGGCAACCACTTTTTTAATAGAAAAAATGCTATAATACATATATATGCCATAGAGCATAAGCAATAATTTTAAAGGAGAATAACATGTCAAGCAATATACACCCAAATGCAGCAAAGGTGGTAGCAGCAGCAAAGAAGTATGCAGATGAAGGATACTCAGAGGGACCAAACAACGATACAATTTTTGGAAAGCGCTATGGAATGAATAATCAACCATGGTGTGCAATGTTTGTTTCAGGATGCTTTGATGATGCAGGACTAGTTCACCTAGTTGCAGCTTCAACCAAGAAGGGCTTTGCATCATGCGATGCAGGAGCACAGTGGTTTGCAAAGAACAAGAGAATTGTTCCAATTGGACAAGCACAAGCTGGTGACGTAGTATTCTTTAACTTTGATAAGACTCCTACAGATACAGAGCATGTTGGAATTGTTGTTAAGAATGACGGAAAGAATCTTCATTGCTATGAAGGAAACACAAGCGGAAACGCAAAAGGATCTCAAGCTAACGGAGACGGTGTATTTCTTAAGAAGAGAGCATACAGCTTAGTAATGTCAGTTGCTCGCCCAGATTGGGATGCAGCTCCAAAGGCTGCGGCTGCAGCTCCTGCAAAAAAGGCAGCAGTAAAAGCGCCAGCAAAGAAGAAGTAAATGCTTCATAGATGGTTGCCAAATCCAGATAACAGTATAGATTATAATTATTTAGATATCGATACTCACAATGGCCCATTTTGCGACGTATGCAGAAAGTTTTTTTGTATGATATGCGACGACCTATCTCTTTTAAAGTGCGAAGAAGATCCAGATCCTAGCATAGAGTGGTCTCCAATAGGTGGAGAACTTGCAATGGCAATAATAAATAGAAAAGGTCACAATGAATAAAGTAGAATTAGGTCCAGACATTTGGGCAATTGAAGATTTCTTATCTAAAGAAGAATTAGATCAGCTTGTAGAGTTGGCAGAATCAAAGACTCAAGAAGATTGGGAGTATCAGTATAACTTTGATATTTCACAGGCCGCCTCACAAGATGGTAAATTTAAAAAGGGTGACCCAGAATTTGATGAAGCAGTAAAAAAGAAAAATGTGTTTTGGGATGACAAAATGTTAGCAATATCTTTTCCAGAACTAAGAAAAATTCTTACAAAGAGAACGCTAGATGCATTTGACAATCAGTATAGAATCAATGAAATAGCACGAATTCAAAGACAATATCCTGGAACAGAGTTAAAGGTTCATCACGATCAGGGCTACGACATGACTCTATTAAGAGCGGTTATCATTTACCTTAATGATGATTATGATGGTGGAGAACTTTACTTTACACAGCACGACTTAAAGCTTAAACCAAAGGCTGGTACCCTGGTTACATTCCCAGGAACTGACGACTACTTACATGGGGTGGCAAATGTATTGCCAGGCAAAACACGCTATGTGATTAGCACATTTGCTTTTTCTAAGGACTAATACAATGAATATATCAATACTTGGCAATGGTTTTATTGCATCTGCATTAATAGAAATTATTGATGATTACAATAAAAAAGAAGAAGCAAACAAAATAAACATCAATAACGTTCTTGTCAGAAACCCTTCTAGATATAGCAATGTTTCAGAATATATGACTACTGATTTAGAAGACATTCTTCAAAACCAAAGCGATATTGTTATAGATCTTAGTAATAACATAAAGTTTTCTTTAGAGACATTGCCTAAAATTGCTGCTGCTGGTAAATCTATAATGGTTCTAGGCAAAGTTTTTCTTTCAGAGCACGGTAAATTTGTATCCAACTTAGAAAAAGAATATGGAATAAAGGTTTTAATAGGAGGCTGTATTTCTGCTGACCTTCCACTTAACATATCAGATTCTAATCCAATGTATTATCCAGGAGTTAATTACATTGAAAAAAGAGGGAATAGCTCTGACCAAGTCTGTACTGCAATTTTTGAAGAACTCATATATTTCTATAGCAAGTAATATGATATAATTATACTAGGATGCCCGATAGGGGTCCTAATATAACTTATTCGCTTGAAAGGGGAATAAAATGGTAACACAATTTGCTATGGATCTTTTTAGAGATCCATTTTTTATTGGCTTTAATCGTGAGTTAGAAAGAATGGCTAATGTGCACAATGCTGCATCTCGTCAATCTTATCCTCCATATGATGTATTAAAGCTAGATGATGACACATACAGAGTGTCACTTGCAGTAGCAGGATTTACAAAGGAAGATATTGATCTATCAGTAGACAATGGAACCCTTGTAGTATCTGGAGAAATCACAGAAATTACCGATGCAGAAGTTTTGCATAAAGGAATTGCTGCCCGTAAGTTCACAAGGTCTTTTGCCCTTGGAGAATACATGGAAGTCTCTACTGCGTCGTTAAAGGACGGAATGCTTCATATTGATATTGATCGCATTATTCCTGAAGACAAAAAGCCAAAAACAATTAAAATCAAATAAGGTATAATAGTACTGTCCCATCGGATGGGATATCGGGCTAATAGTTACGCCTTAGGATGGACCTGAGCATGTCCTCAAACTGCTCTTTAAATTTAGGGAGACACATGTTTGAATACAGGGTTAAGCAGGTAACAAAGGTAGTGGACGGAGATACTATTGATGTTGATATTGATCTTGGTTTTAGCATATCTTACTCTCAAAGATTAAGACTAGCTGGAATAGATACACCAGAGTCTAGAACATCAGACAGGTTTGAAAAGACACTTGGAGTTGAATCAAAGGATTATTTAAAACATAAGTTAAAAGATGCTAAGGATGTAGTTGTAAGAACAGAAAAGCCAGACAGCTCAGAAAAGTATGGCAGAATACTTGGTTGGGTTTATGTTGATGGAAACACAAAATCAGTTAATGAACAAATGATTGAAGATGGATATGCATGGGGATACATGGGAGAAACTAAGGTCAAAGATTTTGCAGCCTTAGCTGAAAAGAGAAAAAAGAGCGGCAAGTAATGCCAGTATACGAATACAAATGTAGATTAGATGAAGCACATGCTTTGTTATCAATAACAAGATCCATATCAGATTCAGATCCAGGATACAGATGTGAAGAATGTAACTCAGAAATGATAAGACACTTTAGTCCATTTGGTATACAGTTTAAGGGTAACGGCTTTTATAAAACAGATAATCCTAGTTAATTTTAACTAACATTCTGCTATAATTACTAAGTAAGCAAAGATATTGCATTACTTAGGAGATACCTAGTTGACTAGAAAGTTACAGTATTTTTTAACCAGCCTTTTTATAATCGGCTGGCTTTTCCTTTTTGGGCCCAGTATAGCAAATGCTGATGAGCCAACAGTTCAAGTAACTCCAGCTAATCCTTCTTCAGATACTGCCACAGCAACCACTCCTATTACAGTTGAAACGGTTGCAGATAAGGTAGAAGCGGCAGCAGATACATTACAGGCAGCAGCAGAAACACAAGCAGCTGCTATAACTACTACAATTCAAGCTAATGTTCCTAACACAACAATAACACAAGCAGCTACAATTGCTACCACACAAGAGCCAATTGCTACTGCAGTTGCAGAGGCTACAGTAAAGGTGCAAGAGGCCACAACAGCGATTCAGTCTGCTGAGACAGCGGTTTCTGTTGCTACAACGGCACAGTCAGCTGTTGAGTCACAAACGGTGGTAGTTGCAGAAGCAACAACAAATTTAAATAATGCTCAGACAGCATTAAATACAGTAACTCAGCAAGTCGAATCACAGACCGCAGTGGTTGCTGCAGATACTGCAAACGTAGCAGTGGCGCAGGCTGCCGTTAATGCACAGACCACCGTAGTAAATACCGAAACTTCAGAGCTAACTGCTCTTCAAAATACTCCTTCAGATTCTAAAACCTATACAACTACTGGATATGTAGCCCCAGTTGCTCCTGAAAATCCAACCACAACCACTACAGTTTTGCCAGCAATGTATGATGCAGCAACTAAAATAAACACACCGTTTGATATCAAAATGGGTAACACTGTTTATGAAGGACAGGGCAATAATAGCCAGATATATGTAACTTCAAAAGCAACTATTACATTTGGCGTGGGAGATTTTAACTGGACCGACTTCCCAGCAGGTGCACACATTTCAGTATTTGGTAGTGATTTTATGAGTGCAGGTCCTGGTGCTGGAATTACTGTAAAAACAACAGAGACAACTTTAGCTGTTGATTGGGATCTTCATAGATTTGGAGACAATAATGGACCAATTACAAATGTTAATTGGACTATGACTGTTAACCCTACAACAGGTGAATGGACTGGTGTAGGTACCGTTGCTGGTAATACTACATCATTATATGGCGGACCTCGTATTGGAATTCGTGAGGCTTCTGGCCAAGCTGTAAAGCCAATGACAAATGTAACTAATACAGAACTAACTGCTCAAATTGAAAGTCAAACAGCAGTGGTTGCTACTGAAACTGCAGAACTAACTACCTTAGTCCAAGAAAAGAATGAAGCTGTAGCGGTACTTGCAGCAGACACTGCAATTCTAAATACATTGCAAGCGCAAAAAACAACTGCTGAAGCAGTAGTTATAGATAAAACAGAAATTAAAACAGCAGAAGTTGCAACTTTAACTCAACTTACAGAAACTGCAACGGCCACAGTTCAGGCTGCAGATACACTTGCAAATACAGCAACTACAAAAGTAAATGAGGCAGTAACAGCAATGACAAATGCTGCACAAGTTACTACAAATTATTACGCAGAACAGAGAGCTGCACAACAAGCAGCGTCTCAGGCAGCTGCAGAAGCAGCAGCACAACAAGCAGCACAAGAAGCTGCGGCAGCGGAAGCTGCAGCGGCCAAAGCAGAAGCAGAAGCTAAAGCAGCTGCAGAAGCTGCAGCAAAAGCCGAAGCCGAAGCAAAGGCAGCCGCTGAAGCAGCGGCCAAAGCAGAAGCAGATAGAGTTGCTGCTGAGGAAGCAGCAGCTAAAGCAGAAGCAGATCGTGTAGCAGCAGAAGAAGCTGCAGCAAAAGCTGAACAAGAAGCTAAAGAGCAAGCAGAGGCAAATGCTAAAGCAGAAGCAGAAAGATTAGAGGCAGAAGCAGAGGCTGCAAGACAAGCAGAAGAGCAAGCCAAAGCAGAAGCAGAAGCTAAAGCACAAGAAGAAGCAAATGCAAAAGCAGAAGCGGAAGCTAAGCAAGCAGAGGCAGATAAATTAAAGGCTGAGGCGGAAGCAAAAGAGGCAGAGAAGGAAGCCCTTGATAAAGCTATAGAAGATGCTAAACAAGGTAAAGAATTAACTGAAGAACAAAAAGACGCAGTAGTTGAAAGTCTTGTTGCAGACCTAAAGCAAGGAGAAGCAGTAAGTTCTGCAGATATTAAAGCATCTGGAATTGAATATAAAGATCTTCCACCTGCAACCCCAGTAGATGTTAGAACAGATGAAAATGGAAATGCAGTTGTAATTACTGCAGCAGTTGCTGCACAAGTAGAATTATTACAAAATCCTTCAGAGCTTTTGTCAACAGCATTAGAGAATCCAGCTGCAGCAATTGCAGCATTGGGCGCAATCGGTGCTGACATGTCAGATGAAGAAAGAGAAGAAGCAACAGATATGGTTGTTGCTACAGTAGTTGCAGCAGGTGCTGCAATTAACGCAGCAGCCGTTGCCACAGGAGGAGCCACAGGAGGTGGCACAGGAGGCGGAGGAAGTTCTGGTGGGGGCTCAGGAGCCAATTCACCAGGTTCACGAGGAGGAAGAAGATGGTAAGAATAATAAAGAATATCCTAAAGGATATGGTAGACCAAGCATGGACGCTTCTCGGTATGTTTATTGCTTGGGTAGTTCTGGACGGAAGTGCAAAGACTGTAGTTGGTTATGGAATCATGGCAACAACTGCTCTTTGGATAATTACAAGCCCGATCAGAAATAGAGAGGAATAAAAATGGCAAAAGCACATATTGAAGAGCCAGTACAGGTAGGTTCTGGAGCAATTGCAAGCATCAATAACATATTCATGAGAATTGTTGCTGTATTTGCAGCATCAGGACTTTCAGTAATTGGAGCAGGAGCAGTAGTCGGAATTGAAACATACAAGGCTGTTATTCTTGCTGGAACATTAGGAGTAGCAACAGTAGTTGAGAAATTAGCTCGTGGTTTCCTAGATGATGGCAAGCTAACAATTGATGAAATTAATTCAGCGTTTTCAGCAGTCGATAAAAAAGCTGCGAAATAATGCTATAATAGTATTATGAAAACCTATTTAATTAAGTTATCTGTTGATATTGAAATAGAGGCCTTTAATGAGGACGATGCTAAAGAATATTTATCAGACATATTTAATATTGATGATGAGATTAAAAAGGTTGGCATAGTAAAAATTATTGAAAAATAATCGTTGACAAACCTCATTAATACAATGTATAATAGTTATACCAGGCGGACTGAGTGATAGGAAAATGAGTGCTTAATCTCACCGAAAAGGGTGTTGAGGTATTTATCAAAAAATACAAAAGCGACAAGCAAGAGTCTTTCTGGGATAACTACGACCTAATTATTTGGAATAAAAATAATAGTGGTTTTACAAACATCAAAGGACTTTTCAGAAACAATTCATGGGGCCTAGCAGATAAAATATCTGTTAGTGATCAAGGAGTCTGGAAACTGTCAAAAAAGTATGTCAAATATTTTAAATGAACTTGGTATAGATAGAGACGACTTTCAATGGTTCCATCTTGCGCTATGTCGTGGGATGGACACCAATTTGTTCTATGACAAGTACGAAGCAGATGTAAATATAGCAAAAAATATAGACGAGGCCTGTCTTGGGTGCCCCGTTATTAAAACATGCTACGAGTTTGGTACTGAAAACAACGAGCACGGAATCTGGGGTGGAGTGTACTTAAACTCTGGATCAACAGATAAAGCCAGAAACTCTCATAAAACAAAAGAGGTCTGGAAGAGACTAAAGGCAAAGCATGGAAAATAAACACTTTAAGTATGGAATCAATCAATGGACTGGTGAGCCAAATAAGCCTGTTTTTTATACCCCAGAAATGTCTAAAGCTGTAAGATCAATTAAAAAACCAGTTCACAATTTACAAATGGACATAGCACAGTACCCAGATTTTCTTGCTATAAGACTATATGAAGATAATTTTGTTCAATTTGCTGGAAATAAAAAAGAAATGGTAATTGATTATGTATCTAAGATTAAAAAGATTATAGAGTCATATGGGGTAAGATGTGAATTGGAAGGTGTTCCTAGTGCAAGAATACTATGATACGGTTATTATAGTTTATTTACACAATTTAGGTGTTACTGGAACAATTGATAAAATGGGAGCGTATGCTTCAATTGTAAGATATAAAAAAGACGAAGTAGAGTACGAAGAACTGATTGAAAATAATGAATTCGCCATATTGGATGAATTAGTATTTGAACATATAATAGAGGAACAATAATGGAAAAGATCCTGTGCTATTCATGCAATAAGAGTAAGAATAAACTAAGCGTAAAGTTTTCTTCCCTTTTGCCAATTAGCCTACTGATGTGCGAAACCTGCATATCTTCTAAGTTTGAGCCACGCTGGGTAATTATCTTGTCTGGAAGACAAAATGGGGCTGAGTCCGTAAGAGACTTTATCCTAAAAAGAAAGTACGTTGGTAGCGAAATTACAGCATCTGAGCTTATTCTTTAAGCATGTTGGACATTGAATTTATAAATAGTATACTAGTATTATGACCTGTATAGTTGCTATTGCCCAAAATGGAGTTGTCTATATGGCCTCCGACCATGCTGCTTCAGACGATAAAACTGGATGGATTCTGTCTAGAAAAGAACCAAAGGTTTTTAAAGTTGGACAATATGGAGTTGCATTTACAGATTCATTTCGCATGGGACAAATTTTGCAATACTCATGGACTCCTCCAAAGTACACACCAACAAAAACAAATTCTGGTTTAGATAAATTTATGAGAACTAAGTTTGTTGATTCAGTTAAGCAAGCATTTAAAGACAACGGATACGGAAGCATCGGATCTTCCTCAGAAGAAGATACTGGTGGAATTTTTATAGTAGGGGTATGCGGTAGAATCTTTACTATAGATGAAGACTTTCATGTAGGAGAAAATGTTGTAAACTATATGGCGGAAGGCAGTGGCGGAATGATAGCATTGGGAGCTTTATACGCTACAAAAAATCAAAAGAATCCACGTTTACGTTTAAAGGCTGCATTAGAAGCTGCAACAGAGTTTAATATGTCAGTAGCAGCACCCTACACTTATATTCAAGTTTAGTGTATAATTGAGGTATGAAGATGTTAACAACCTTACTTGCAGCAGTAGTTGGATTTTTCGGATTCAAGGCGGCCAGAGAGTTCTTTGATAAGAATGTAATTTTAATTGCAGATAAAGACGATATTATTCAAGAAGGATATAACGATCCTGATGATTTTTACAAAGATGCTATGGATTTAAGAGGGACCCCAACACACGAATGCGTATGTGGATCTAATATATGGAATGTTAGAGTTATATTCCAAGATTTTGAGGTTGCCCAATACTTTTTAGATATGGAATGTGCAGGCTGTGGTAGCATTGCAACAGCACCTACGTTATTAGACAGAGAACCTAAAGAATGAGAAAGACTGAAAGAATAAGGGCTCTAGAGATAGAGCAATCCGCTTTAAAGGCACAATTAGACCTGCTTACAGAAACATTGTTAACTTTAATAGACATTCGTAGTCTAGAAAAGACTACTCTAGAGTCTGGCAAGTGGTATACAAAACCTAAAGAATAGGCTATTGACAGCCATTATTCTATTTAGTAGAATAAAGAAATGAATACAAAAACTATAGCGCTGATTGCAGCCTTACTAATTGCAGTACCTCAATCTGCTGAAGCTTCTAAGACTTCAGTTAAGAATACTACTATCACAACGCCTTCATTGGCAATTCTAGACACTGGACTAGACACCTCTTTGCCGTTCTTTGCTGGCAAAATTGTACACGAAGTTTGTTTTGTTGGCTGGAGCACATGTCCAAACGGTTCTGGTTTTCAAGAAGGTCCTGGGTCTGCTGTTGTAAACCCTAAGTTTATTAATACAAATGGATTTGATCATGGAACACAGATGGCCTATATTGCATTGGCTACTAATCCAAATATGAATATTGTGTTTGTTAGAATTGTCGGTAATACTTCAGACGGAAGACGACAGATTGTCCCAGATAGCACAATTGAAGGTGCATTAAAGTGGGTACTGGCAAATAAAGATAAGTATAATATTCAAGCAGTTGCAATGGCGCAAGGGTCTATGTCAAGAAACACTTCTGCAACAGATTATTGCGTAAAGATTCCTACAGTAACTTCAGCAGTCGATGCCCTTGTTGCTGCTGGTGTACCTTCTTTCTTCCCTAATGGAAATGATAGAAATTATAATAAGATTAATTGGCCAGCATGTATCCCATCAGCAGTTGCGGTTGGATCAACAGACCAAATGGGGTCCATCAACCTATATACAAATCACGATAAGTCTTTGACAGACTTTTTCTCTCTAGGCAATGCTAAAGTAATGGTTCCTGGTGGATCAATTATTAATGGTGCTGGAACCTCTATCTCTGTTCAAACTGCAGCAGCAAATTGGATTAAGCTAAAGTCTGCTAAGCCAAATCTCAGTTATCAAGAAACATATAATTTAATTCTTAAAACTGGAAAGGCAACCAAAAATTCAAGAATACCTACTGGTATTTTGTTTGATGTGAATGGGGCAATAAATGGATAAACAGCAAACTGTAATGGAAGGCATCATTGAAGATGTAGCAACAGACCTATATAATAAATGGTCAGCAGCACTTCCAGAAGCAGAAAGAAATGATAATGCATTTAGTGCTTTATCAACAAATGCTCACGAGACTACTTTATTTATTATTCAAAACTTTATGAATAGATTTAATGAAGCAGCAGAGGAACTAAAAGATAAATGAAGATTACAGACGACACATTAGACGAAGTTTTAAAGTCTAACGATTTAGTCCTTGTGGATTTCTGGGCTGAATGGTGCGGACCGTGTTTAAAGATATCTCCAATTCTAGATGAAATATCTAAAGAGACTGGGCTACTCGTTGGTAAGTTAAATATTGATGAGAATCCTGTAAAAACATCTGAATATTCAGTTGTCTCTATACCAAATATGATATTATTTAAAGACGGTAAGCCAGTAAAAACCATAATTGGAGCAAAGCCAAAGCATGCTATGCTAAAGGAGCTTGAAGAATGGATTTAGAAAACCTAGACTCAGATCATTTAGAGTTTGAGATATGGTTAAAAAATGGCTTTGATCGTGGATGGGTATCAGATGTATTCTGTAATACTCATGACGGTCCACCTCTTTCAGAAGAAGAGGCGCAAGAATGGGATGAGGGCGGAGATCCGTGCTCTTTCCAAGTTAAAGTAAATATGCTAAACTAAGTTTCTGTGCTCGCATAAGAGGCAGAATAAATAAGGAGAAATGAATTAAATGAACTCATTTAAGAAAGTATCGCTAATCATCGCTGCAGCCCTGACTAGCACAATGCTTGTATCGCCAGCAGCTAACGCTAACGCTGGAACTGTTACCCTAACGGTGGCGGGATCTGCAGCAGTAGGTGGAACAGTAGTAGGAACTCCTGTATCACTACCAGTACCAGCAGATAACAGTATCGATGCAGCAGATGCATTAAAGATTGCTGTAACATCAGTAGACACTGGAACAGTAGTAACAGCAGTTGCAACAAATGCAACAATTGTTCCTGCTCTAGCAACAGCATCAGCACCAGTAACTGCATCAAGCGGTTCATCAACACTTTCAGTTTCAACAGGAACTGGAAATTCAGCAGACTTTTTTGTATATACTAAGTCTACAGCAGTAGGAACAGTTGCGATTACTCGTGCTGGAACTACAACAGTTTATTATGTACAAGGTACAGCAGGTGCCCTAAACTCAATCGCAATTACAGCACCAGCATCTGGAGCAGCAGGAACAGTTGCAACACTTAAGGTAGCAGGATACGATGTATTCGGAAACCTAAAGGGTGGATCAACAATTAATACTCTTGTAAGCTCAAATGGCGCAGCAGTTGTCACAGCTCTTACAACAGACACAGCAGTAGCAACACTTGGAACTAAGGAGCAGACAGTTACACTTCCTGCTTCAGGCCAGGTTGTAGTTACAGCATATGCAACAGTAGCATCAGCCGTAACAGGACTTGCAACACCTGTAGGCTCTGTAGTTGCAACAGTAGCTGTTCGTGATCTTGCAGGAGAACTTGCAGCAACAAATGCTGCTCTTGCAGTAGCAAATGCTGCTCTTGCAGCAGAAAAGGCTGGACGTGCAGCAGATAAGGTTGCCTCAGATAAGGCCCTTGCAGACGCATCAGCAAAGCTTGCAACCGATAAGGCAGCAGCGGATCTTGCTAAGGCTACTTACATTGCAGAGTATAATGCTCTAGCAAAGAAGTGGAACGCAAAGAATCCAAAGGCTAAGGTTAAGCTAAAGAAGTAATGCTTACATTAAAGATTGAGGGCAGTATATACTTATATTGTCCTCAATCTTTAACTTCAACAGAAAGAATAAAATGAATCAAGAAGCCCAAAACATTGAAGATCAAGTTCGTGAAAAGATAGTCCAAAGCCTTTTGGCATTAACAATACCATCTACATGGAATCCAGACACTACATTGAGATATATAATTAGCTATATTAGTAAAAAGGATAACTAACAATTGATTAGAACATTGTATGACAAGATATTTGTAATAGAAAATTATATAAGTAAAGACACTTGTAACTTTTTAGCTAACTGTTTTGAGTCTAGGGTTGTAGAAACAGAAAGAAAAGGTATATTTGGCGGACCATCATATTCAAAAGGCAATAACATTAAAGGCGCCTCAGATGGCCAAAACTTTTTAGATTATTCAAACGTTCCTGATTACAACATAGGCGTTGATATTATGGCGGGCATAATAGAAAGAACATGCAGAACAATATCAGACCATTACGATAATCCTTATTACTTAAAGAGTATGTTCTGGAGTAAAATGCTTACTGGAGGCAAAAATACTCTTCATATGGATAACTGGTATGAAAATTTTGATGGACAATTAAAGCCAAGACCATATAACATGTACGATAGATCTGGACTTCTTTACCTAACAGATAACTATCAGGGTGGGGAATTGTATTTCCCTAAGCAGGATCTTAAATTTAAGCCTAAGGCTGGAACATTTATATTCTTTGAAGGCAATATAGAAGTTCCTCATGAAGTGCTAGAAGTAACTGGTGGTACAAGATGTAATATTATTTCTTTCTATGGAGATGCAAATAATTATACACTGGATACAAACTCTATCTTGGATCAATTTCCAATTAATGAAACACAAAGTACTGCAGATAGTTTAAATAACATAAAGGAGATAATAAAAGAATATGACAGATTCAACTAAAAAGACTTTACTAAAAACAACAAGCTGGGAAACTTTTCACCTAGTAGGAGTTGCTGGAGTAATTTATTTATTTACTGGTGAATGGGAGTATGCTAGCTTAGGTGCACTTATTTATATCGGCTGGGAAGCTCTTGGATACTTTTTACACGAAAGAGTATGGGCTAAATTTGGTGGTAAGGTTAAGTAATGGGAAAGCATAACGATAAGATTAAAAGAGCATTGGAGCAAAGAATTGCTTCAACTCCAAATGGTGCTGGCTTTAAGAAGCCTGGATCAATGAATAAGAAGAAGACAGGGTACCGTGGCCAAAAGGCCAGAGGAACATCAAAGTAATGTTTAGCGATATATGCGAATGGAATAAATGTGGCAAGAAAGCTAGCAGGATTGCCGCAAAGCCAGAGGGCGGTATCATAGACATTTGTGACGAATGCTGGCATCAGCATTACAGGTCTTAATCAACTAAATGCTATAATAGGGTTATAGATGGAATTCTAGACCCATCTAAATAACAAACCTATAGGAGAAATAAAATGTCAGACGGATTAAACTTAACAGGCTTTAATGATGTAAAGCCAGCAGGAACAAACAATTTGGGAGAGCAGTATGCTGCTGATCCAAAGTCAGCATTCCCATCAACAGACGTATCAAACCAATCTGCAGCACAGGGCCCAAAGTAAACCATGTGTATTGAATGTGGCTGCGAGTCTATCGGAAGCGAAACAGGTATTGCTTCAGTTGTAATAGAAGATACTTCAACGCAGGATAGATCAGGAAACTAATGATCAAGGGTTTTGACAAGATTGGCCCACTTCAAAAGGCTTCTTTAAGAGAAGGTAATTTTGTTCTTACTGGAGACGAAGAAGATGTTTTAGTTGGTCGTATCGAATACGTTATGGTCGAAGGATTATTTGGAATACCTGGTTCAGAGTATGCTATTGAAGCATCAGAAGATGAGCCAGCAATTCTAATAAGAAAATTCGAACAAGAAGAAGAGAGCGGATTGTGGGAAGAAACTCAATGGCTAATCGGTAAGCCTCTAAAGCTTTGTACATTAATACAACCGCTACCTCTTGAAGAAGAAGATTCAATGGCAAAAGCTATTGATACTGATTCCAATATCACAAAGAGCTATTGGAATGGAAGTTTCAGCCCGAAGGGTGCTATAAAATAATGTCAGATAACGGTACAGGCATGACGCCACCACCAAATGCAGGATCACCTTCAGGTGCTGTAACTAGTAGAGAAGCTACTAGAAAACAACCAAGACAAGGTTTAAAGATAGATACAAACAAACATGGCATACGCAGGGAAACATCTTTAGTTCCTAAACCGCCTAAAAAGTTTGGTAGAAAGAAAGTATAACTATATAAAAAATACAGCCCTAGAAATAGGGCTGTATTTATTTAAGGATAAACATGTGTAAAAATTGTGGTAACTGTTCAACAGAACATAATGGAAGAACAATAGATGATGCAGTTGATGTATCAGAGGCTAGTATAATTATTTAGATTTATCAGTAACGGCACGTTCAATTCTATCAATTGAATCACGTAATGAAGATCCACCGTTATTAAATAACTCGGCTTTGATAATTGCAAGCTCAGTGTCTATTTTATTAAAGTGCTCTTGTCCGTCATTTAGTCTTTGAGTAATTCCAGGCTTTTCATCGGTGCCATACCAGTCATCAATAAACTTAAACCATGTACCAAAAAGCTTTACAAACTTAGAAAATAAGTACCCAATCGCAGAGGCGGCAGCACCAATTAAAACAATCCATTGTAAAGGGTTCATATTTTTCATAATGAACTTATTATACATTCCTGGTAAACTCAATGCAATTAACTAAAAAATGTTTATTATTATGGTTGACAAGGACGTCTATAAATTATATAATAAATACATGATAAACTTAGTCGAAAAAATCGTATGCCTTTTTAAGGGTCATGACCTATCTTTTGCAGGTACTTGCCCGTACACACAAAGGGCCTATAACGTATGCTTGAGGTGCACTAAGATGTCTCCCAAGATTAAAGAATTTGATCTTGTAGAAGAAATAGATAAGGAAGACGTGTGATATATCACAAGCATTTACTAGTAAACGCTAAGGTTAACACCCCAATTAGAACAGAAGAGCAAGGTATTGCATTCCTGCGTAATCTTGTAGAAAAAATTGATATGAAAATTATCAAGGGTCCGTTTGCTAAGTTTGTAGATAATGACGCAGAGGGAAACTCTGGGTTAACAGGAATAGTTATGATTGAAACAAGCCATATAGCATTTCATATATGGGATCAAGTAAACCCAGGACTGCTACAGTTTGATTTATACACATGTGGTAAGCTAGAGTTGGAAAAGGTTACAAGACTAATTCAAGAAACATTTGATATTGTTTCAATGGACTATGTCTTATTTGATAGAGAAGATGGTTTTGTTGTAGAAAGCCAGGGTAGCCTATAATGCCAGCAATGTGCCACTGCAACATGTCTAAGAACTATCCATTTTGTGATAGTACCCATAAGAAAATCGGGCAGGGAACAGTTAAGCCAGAAGAATCAGAGCAGTTTGATAAGCCAGAAGAGGCTATTTAACACTAGACGTATAGCAATACTTGCTGTATAATAAGAAGATACGTGGCTATAATATTTAGCCTAGAATAAAAGGAGATAAAGATGACTTTAGAATCAACATTTACAGATACTTTAGGTGTTTGGGAGATTGACCTTAACGAAGAGCGTTTTGTTCGCAAGGACGAAGAGGGCAATATTAACGGCGAAGCACCATTTGATTACATTGCAGAGGACAAGGAAGCTCCAGAGTGGTTTACTGCTCATCTAGCAGAGATCCGTCCAGCAGCCCCAGCAGAAGAGTCTGCTGAATAATAAACTATAAGTTTAGAACACAAAGCTAGAGGATAATCCTCTAGCTTTAGGTTTATAGAAAGACAACATGACATACGTAGATAAACTATCAGACAATAAATCACTGGCATACTACTTTAAAAAGGTATTTCATTTAACTCCAGATGATATTAAACTAAAGCTATCTGAACAAGACTTTAAGTGTGTTGTATGCAATACTTACATTGCTGATAAGTTTGTGGTTGATCATGATCACGCATGTTGTCCACCAGCAGAAAACGCTAAAGGCAGGACAAGGAAGACCTGTGGCAATTGTGTAAGAGGGTTTCTTTGTGGTCCATGCAATAGAGGCATAGGCTTATTAAAAGAAGATAAAGAGATATTGATGAACGCTATTAAATATCTAGAATACTATGAAACCATGAATGAACTAATTGCAATTAGCTCGAAAGGCAGGGTTTTAAATGAATCCAGATGACATTCTTCCACGATGGATTGCTGATTCAGTAGAGGTTATAGATGCTCCTGATTCTATGGGCAAGATCTTTAAAATTTCTAATGCTCAGGTAATAAATAACAAAAAGGAAGAAGTTATAAGGATCCCAGGCAAGACTTATATCGGAGAGACTCAGCTATACCTTTGGCATTTTTTGTATGATGACATAGCACAGTATGTCTATTTAAAGAAACATATCCCAGACTTAAACCTATTCCTATTTGCACCTAAAGAGCTAAGATGTTCTACTAAATCAGAATTCTTAGAAGATATAAAGCATATGAATTTTCATCAAAGGCATGAAGAAAAAAGTGAAAATGGTCCACATAAATACTTTGAAGATATACTACCTTTATTTTTAACACAGGAGCACCTACCTAACTTATTTAAAGGAAACTATTCTTTTGAAGAGATATATTTTGTTTATGACTCAAGGTACTATTTTTCAAAGCTGGCAGACCTAGTAAAAGCTGGCCTGCATTGGTTTAATGTCCCATACGCATTTTGGCTCCCATTTGGCACCTGGGAAGAAAGAGCCGACATTCATAGAGCAGTATTTAATGAATTTTGGTGGAGAGACATTGGTATGCTAGAAATGAAAAAAATATTTTTAGAACAGATTAAAGATTACCCAACAGATACCCCCAAAAAGATATTTGTTTCTAGGAGAGACGCTCACAAAAGGCACAAGGCCACGAGTGATCCAGGACCAATATCTCAAAGAGTTGTTGATGAAAGATTAAACAATAGAATAGAAGAGGCTTTTGAGGCAAACGGCTACGAGATGGTTCACCTTGAGGGTATGGGATACTTTGATCAACTAAATCTATTTAGGAACGCAACTCACGTTGCAGGACTCTCTGGCACAGGGCTTTGTCAAACACTTGTCTGCGGACCAAACACCTTCCTTACGCAGATATTTGCAACTAAGCTTTATGGATTTTCCTATAAGTTTATACCTAAGAGTATAGGATTTAAGATTCAGAGCTTAACCTTTACCAATGTAAAACAATTAGATAAGATAAAAGAGATAGTAGATAAGCATTGTGCTTATGCTGACTCATTCATAGAAGCTAGGTCTAAATTAGATGATAAATAAGTCCCATATAGTGCGAAAAAGTGCGGCGAAAAGAGAGAACAAATGCTTGAATATGTAGTAAATAAGTTATTCACCATAAAGTCTCTAAGAGAGGCAATATTTGCCGAAGTCCATTTCTATGATCAGATTGATGCGGCTCTAAAAGAGCCAACAACTAATCTTACATGGGAAGAGGGCGGGAAGTGGTATGGATATACCTTCAATGAGATGCATAAGATATATCTATTTGATGATACAGGACATGATAGTATGAGTGACCTATGGGATGATCTCTGGAGAAGAGATTCAGACTATAACTTGATGTATCGATGAACCTATTCACATATAGCTTTATATGCATGAGAGATAAGTCTGTAATGGATCTTGAATTAAGTAGAGAACTTGACTATATACCGAAATGTCTAAAATGTAATGGCAATATGATTATTAGATTCTCCATAAATAATGATGGAGATATATGGATGAATTCAGCCATACTAAATAGCGAGTAATCCTAGTTGACTAAGATAATATGCTATAATAAGAATATGGATAACAACGACAACATTGAATTAACAGATGAAGAGATCTCAAAGGCCTATACTTCAGATAATGAAGATGAGGACAAATGGGACAATCTGGAAAAGGCTTGCTGGTCTGGATATAAGCAAGTAGGAATGAAAGAAAAGGGCGGGAAGAAAGTACCGAACTGTGTTCCTATTAAGAAGTCTATCTTTGGTACAGAAGGACCTCAATCAATCATACCTAGGAACAAGTAGCCATGCTAGAACCAATACTTGTATATATAGGGCTTGCTGTAGTAATTGCATATCTTGCCATTAAAGAAGATGGCTTTAAATTCTTCACAAATGACAGAGATAAAGACGGCATTGTTCAAGAGGGTACTAAATGGGAGAGATCATTCTTCTATTGGAGTAAGAAGTAATATGGCAATATTAGACAATCTAGAGGCATATATGGAAATGGCGGAAAAGACAGAAAAGTGTCACTATTGCCAAGGTCTAGCTAAATATAATGATATAGCTGAAGTAGATAAGGCTAAATACGATATTGTAGGCGTATGTGAATGTCATTCATATAAGGGATTAGTGTCATAATATCGTCAGAAGTGAAGTCGAAAAGTAGAGACCCATTGGTCACTACGTGGCCACTATGAAGAATCTAAATCAGGTATTTAAGCCTTATAAGGCTCAATTTGATAGATGTCCTAGACATATTAAGATCCTAGCCATATTGTGCGTTATGTACCTATCTGTCCCAATTGACCCATTTGATATATTATTCCCATGGATGGCATTTACAGATGATCTATTCATAGCAGGTATCCTTTTGAAGATTCTGCACAAACACGGCGGGCTACCAGAAGAAGACAAGACTTCCCCTATAGACCTATTAAGAGATATATTCAAGAGAGTAGATAATAAACAAGATAGTACATCCCTTGCAGTACATTTGTTTAAAGATAATGTATGTAGCCATTGTGGATTAATTGATCACAACAAGACCAAGAATTAGCTTTAAAATTAAAGCAATATGGTCTTAACTCCTCATACTACCCGCCCTTTTACATAGCTTATATAGCCCTTAGAAGGCTTATTTGAGCCATATTTGTATCATCCTACCAACTTAAATTACTATTAATTCCCTTGTGAATACTACCGATATATATGTATTTAGATATACATGTAATTGAGCGATTCCCCATCTTAAACCATAATGCTCCATTTTGCTCCACATGTAGCCCATGTGCCAGCATATTCCAGGGATTTTGTCAATAGCCTCGTAAATGGCATATTTGGCCCACTTTGTCAATAGTTTTTATGATCTAATTTGGCCATAATTTATGCCAGATTTGTCATACATTTTGTACATATTTGTCGACATTTATAATGTATAATTAATTATTTAGACATATTATGTACACATTTTCTAGGATTTCAGGGAGATTTTATAAGCTCTCGTAAACGGGAAATTTGGCCCTCAATTTTGCACACAAAAAATCCACAGGCTGTGGATAACCTGTGGATAATTTGGGCTAGATATGTTTATCTATCTTGCCAGACATTCTTCTCTCATATATGTCTTTATTGGAATGGATCTTTATCCTCTATATAACCAAAGCCTTGTCGCTTTGGTTCTGTTTTCTTTACCACCGCTTTTGGTTCCTGCGGAAGTTTTAGATTTTTCCAGTCATACTTCTTAGTTAGTTTATCTACTACAATGTCTAACTGTTTTGCTAGAAATAGACCTTCGCTTGTTGTTCCGTTGTTCCAGTCCGCCTCGTGCTTTCGTGCTTCCTTCTCAATAATCCACACAACCAACTCCATAACTCTGTCAATGGTGTAATGAGGTTGGTCTGCTAAGTATCGGGCTACTGAAGCAGGATTGAAGTAATGGTCTTCGATTGCATTTGCTATCGCAACTGCAACTTTGCTTTCTTTGGTATTCATAGTCCGCCTTTCTTGATTAGGATTATAACATAAGGGACTGACATTGTGCCAGTCCCCTAATGTATATTAGATTACTTAGCCTTGTTGACTGGAGTCTCTGCGGTAAACTTCATGCCCTTTGATTCCGCCTCCTGGATAGCAACCTTAGCTGCTCCTGAGAAACGACCACGAGCTCCGACTGTGATTCCTTGTGACTTTAGATATTCACGCTTTGTTGTCATTTGTATCCCCTTTCAAGAGATGTTTTATTTATTATATCAACTATTTACGGATTTGTAAATAGCTTTCCGCCTATATTTAATTGTGATCGTAAGAGCCAAATTTGGCCCCTACAAATTTACCTGTTCTACTCGATCTTTAATTAATTTACTAATGATGTTGTGGGCCTCGATATTCTCAGTCTCAGATCCACCCCACAAAAGCTGCTGTGCTTTATTTAATTGATCATTGATGTACACATCACTCATCTTCATCTTCGTCCTCCTCCTCTTCAAACATCAAGTCTGTCATGATGTCGTTGTTTAACAGCCAGTCACGTATATCTTCGTAGTGTTGCTCTGCCCCGTACTCCAGAGAGAACCCGTAGCCGTTCTGTACAGCCTCTCCGAGTTTGTCCCACACCTCTTGCTCTGATACCTCAAAGCGAAACTCCTTGTCGTCCATTAGGTTTTTAATTGTGGACCATGTCCACAGCCATACCATGGAAAGACCAAGGTCGGTGGTGTCAAGAATCTTTAAACATTCATTTAGTTTATCTTTGTCATCAGGCTTCATCTCGTTCTCCAATCGCAAATGCCAACTGATATGTAAGTTGATATAGTTCTACTAATGTATCAAGGGCACCCTCACATCTTGTGCGCTCCATTGAGTCCATTGCTTCTTCTGATTCATCCTCCTGCTCCTGTGCACGGGCTAGGTCCCGTTCAGCAATGAGCATTAGATTCTTTAGTTCTCCATGGATGATGTCAAGGCCTGACACTCCAGCATTAACCATGCGTTGCATGTGGGGCGGGAGCCCAATATCTTCTGAGTTCATTATTCATACCTTTCGTTAGAAGAGTTCATTATATCAGTAGCCACTGACAATAAATGCCTGGTTGTCTCAATCTCTGCTTGTTTAACTTTATAGAAATGATGACCATTTACATAGTCAATCTTTTCTAGGTCTTGTTCAAGACTAATTAAATGAAGTTTCATATATTCCATAAACTTAGAAGACTTAGACATCTACTACCTCATATCTCTGAGTCAATCTGTCGAAATACCTGGCAGCTTGGCAGGTACAACTGCATACACCAGGTATGTCTGTCGCTTGCCAGTAATGTTTATGCATGATCGAAATACCCCTCTGCCCACAGCCCTTGAAGGAAATCGTGGGCGGATACAAGATAGTTATGAATAGCAGGATTCTCATCAGCATCTATTAACAAGTCTGCTTGATAAACCCCATATGTCATATCTGCTAAATCTCTCTGTGTATAACCTAACATTATGCAACCTCGTATTCATGTAAGTAGTTTAATACATTGTGAATTATGCAATCACAATCTCCGCCCATATTATCCATAAAATCTAAGTGGGAATAATTATCCTCATAGATAGTATTGATTACTTTATCAAACATTTCTATTGTTGTCATACATCCGCCTTTTCTCTAGATTCCAATAATACCATGTGGGTCTGACATTTTGCCATAGCCTCTTCATCTTGCCAAGAGCCTTGGTTACATTCTGAGCAGAATTCACCACAGTCATCTTCACAGTAATCTAATGTATCAAAAGATTGGCAAGCATAACAGCGATTCTCATATGAAAGAATTTCCTTTACCTCACCACGGACAATCTCATACTCTCCGCCCCAGCCTGTTTCTTCCTCATACTCTAATGTAAGCAGGCAGTTCGGAACAAGATTACTTAGTTTAGTTAAGATAGTTACAGCAGGTGACCATGCAGTCTCATAACGATAGATAACCCAGTTGTCATCACCTTCTGATTTATATTCAACTAATTCTGTATTTGAATACTCCTCATCATCACGAACGGCTACATCCCACTTAGTTCCCCAGTTGGTGTTATTCCAAGAATACCAATCCTTTTGAGTCTTAGCATGTTCAATAGATTTAGCAAACCAATTAGGGTCGTCCATTGAATAATCACCACGAGAAGGCTGGCATGCATATTCCTCATCAGTAATGCCGTCATCCTTATATGAATGAATGTTGTGAAAAGCGAATACAGGATTATTATATTCAACTAATTTAATTTTGGTGGGGAATCCAGAAGAACTAATATCACCCATACCATAAGTCTCTTGTGCTAATGTAAATGGCTTATTCAATCTATCTTTAATCATATCTACCTCAGACTTAGGTCCTTGGATAGTTAATGTGTTATAACACCAATTTGGCATTTTATATCCTTTCGTTGATATGGCTTAATTATACAATGGACCACTGACAATTGGAATACTTTATAAGTGTGTTTCACACCACATTTTTCAAGCTATGTGGTCAAGATCACCAAATTTCCAGGAAATATATATTGACTTCGTAAACAAACTATTATACCCTCAGCTTTTGGGGGCCAAACAAAAATCCCCGCTTGCACGGGGATTAATGAAATGTACGGCTGCTAGGATCTACCAACGAAAGTAAAAAGTCCTGCTTTACTTAGCGACTTGACGAATGCCTTATCTAGCCGCACCGAACATGTATAAGAAGGCACCAGGCCTACTTAAATTATACCATAACTAGTCGACTGTATTTATTTACAAATTCATCGATAGTTAAACTGAAGACAACTGTCTCAAGGTCCTCTTCCATCAATGTAAATGTTTTGGCAGCCCAGTCAATTACTGGTACCTTGTGCTCATTGTCCGCCAATTGATTTACGCTAATGCCCCAGCCTGTTTCTGATTCCCATTCTTCGCCAACCATGCGACTAATAGCAATACGTGTAGCATATGACTCATCATTCCAACGAGGACGTGCTGCCTCTACAGCATTGGCCAAGTTCTCTAACATGTTATAGCCTGCCCAGTGCCCGTACAGGAATACTGTATCTCCCTTACGGTCCTTAAATCCAAAGTTTGCTCTGTCTCCCATTTTATTCCGCCGTTTCTAATGTAGGTACTTCTTCTTCGATTTTGTCTAATTCTATCATCTCGTATGAGACCTTGGCAAGTCCATCCTCGAACTTGTTTTTGTGGTGACCGCAGAAGAACAGCTCGCCTTCTACTAGCTTAATTAACCATTTAGCTTGAGCTGTACTACATGCATCACATGCAATCCATCTAGTTAGATCTTCAGAGGTCATAGTCAACGGTTCCAAATTCTATGGTGTCAGCAATGTCATCATAAACCTGTCCGTCATCAGATGACTCCGCCCATAGTCTAATGTTGGCAATGATAACTTCACGGGCAAATTTTACCCCGTCTTCAAAACCGTCTTGGTAATCCATTTTATCTCCCTGTATATCCTGTTGGCTCGTAGTCTGATGTATAACTCTCTACTAGGTTATACTTATCACGAATGCGTGATACTTTCTCAATGCTACCAGTTCCCACATTGAATGTCAATGGTCCAATCGCTTGTGGGTCCAGGCCAATCATCTCCGCATCCCAGGTAGCCCTCGCAAAGGCTACCTGGTTTGGAGCGGTTAATTCAAAATACATTAGCACTCCCTAACGTGACATACTTCTTGTTCTGTCACTTCGATATTGCCATTGTGTGAATCGGCATAGATAGCATCTGCAATCTCATCTTCGATGTCATAGTCCTCAAGCAAATCAAGTTCCATGGTTCCGCTAACCTCGATAGTTGCAGTCCATTCAACGCTACGTGTTAGAGAGATATCTAAAGCCTCAGCAATTGCACGTAATGTGTCTTGGTCTTGTGAATCAGCATATGCCTCAGCAATAATATCTTTAACTGTTTTAACTTTGTCTTCAAAGATGCCAACACGCTTTTGTGCTTGACGTGCATTGTGTAGGTCCCACTCAATTGATGTGACCTTGTCAGTTGCATACTCTGCATCTGAGTATCCACGAATAACTTTATAGGTTACTAATAGATTTGGGTTATATGTATCAGGAACAGTTACTGCAGTTGTTGTTTCTTCCATGGTTTCCTCTTTCGTTTGTGTAGGTTGTATTGTAGCATGCTCCACTGACACCAATGTAGTATCTCGACCACACGGGCATGTGAGCTTAGTCACACCAGATGGGAATCCAAATCCATCCGATGATGTTAGTTCAATTAGAGAATCACATTCATCTGGGTCACATACAAATGTGTACTTACTTGATATGAGTTCGTTGGTCATGACGAGAATTATACACCTGGCCACTGACATTTACAAGCTTTTTCAGGGATTTTATTTGTGATTCGTAACACACAAAATGTGCCTTCACATCTGGGGGCTTTGCGATCCATAACGGACTTGAACCGTCGACCTCTACCGTGACAGGGTAGCGCTCTAACCAACTGAGCTAATGGACCTAATGGTGAGCAGTTTTAAATCTTGCTCAGGATTTTTTTTATTTAGAAATTCATAACCAATTTCTTGATTTTGTTTTTCTCAGCAGTTAGAACGGGGTCAAATCCAGATGCACCCGCCATAAGAGTTTCACCATTGCCACGACCAGAACGATAGTAATCAAGGCGCTCAGTAAGTGCATTAAACGCACCCCATTTTGTTCCCTTGATATTAGCGTTAGTTGGTGAGTTATGATACAAATCATCAAGCAGGACAACTTTGTTTTCCCACTTCTTCAATGCACCCTTAGTGTCTTTATCAGGCTTTGGATAAATTGTCTGAATCAACTTTGAGAATTCAGCATCGGTGATTGCTTGAGTGTAAAGCGCCTTTGCTTCAACTTCAAACTCATCAAAATAACCAAGAGCAAGACCAAGAGTCTCACGAGCAACTTGAATGCGACCTTCAACAGATTGCGTGTGGCGAATCTTGAAAGATTGCTTTGCATTACGCATTGCAAGATTCAAAGTATTTTGGCAAACAACACGAACAGGAGTAACCGCTGCTTGAACAGCAACAGAACCATCGTGTGATGTCCATACGATTAGATATAACTTTGTCTCATCATTGGCGCCTTGTGGGTCAAGAACCATTGTGCGAGGAATATCTACAGTGCCGAATACAACTTTGCCCTTCTTAAGAGAACCAGCAGATTCCCAACGGCAATCAGCATTCGCATCGTGAATTGCATCTGCAAACTGAAATAATTCTTCATTCTGCACAGGCTTGTAACGCTTTCCAACAGTTGCAAGAACATCAGTTCCGCCATTGAATGGATTTGTGCGAACAACTAGAGATGAATCTGAAACATCATTCCAAGATTCGTCAATGTGATTTGTGATAGGTGATAAGCGAACATTCCAATTTGCTAACTTTGCTTCTTCAAGCATTGTTGCAGTTGTAACTTCCTCATCTTTTGTGAAGATGCGATTTGCTAGATTATGCCAAGCAGGAGCACCACGGAGAGCGAAAGCAACTTCGCCATTTTCGACTTCGAGATTGTGAGCCATTTTTTACCTTTCGTTTAGTTGATTTGGCAATTATAACAGGTGGCACTGACATTGTCTAGATTAGTTAGTCATTTGTCCGAATTGATCCGTGTGAGTAATCTCACAAATTTTCAGGGGCTGTGGATAACCGTCTTAAACCTGTGGATAAGTCCGCACATATGCGGGCGTCTCAGATAGTGGGAAGATGAGGCGGGATTTTAGATCCCGCCCCAAGCTTTAAAGTATTCCGATTTCCTGAGCAGTTAGTGGCTTATGTGTGTTCATTTTATTTACAATACTTTCATCAAGAAACATTGCAGTTGTTTTCTTTTTCTTTACGCTATCAAACACATAAGCATTTACTCTGCCGCTAAACTTACGCAGGTTGCTAAATACTAATTCCGTTAGGTATTCTTTATCTACACCTTGCTCAGAATAAATTGTTACATCGTTCATCTTGTTTGCGTCATAGATTTCAATTCTAAAACGATTTTTCATTTTGTTCCTTTGTTAGTAGGGATAAGAATTATAACATTGGGGGCTAGAGTTTGTCTAGCCCCCTAAAAGTTATGCGCCGATTTTTACCATAGCCCAGCGCAGACCATTTTCTGTATTCAATCCTAGTTTAGTTAGATTAGGACGGATAGAAACGATTTCTGCGATAGTGCCAGTAATTCCTGATTTACCAGTTGTAAAGACATCGCCCTTACGATAGAAGCGACCCTTAGTAGTATCTAGAATTGGTGACATTGTATTACCTTTCGTTAGTGGGTTGGTGAGCAGTTTTACAACTTGCTCAGGTTGTCCCACTCTATTTATTTAGACACGCATTTCTGTGGGGCGTGTTGTATTAGTTAGAGATACTTAGCAATCTGCTTCATTGTAGAAGCATTTACTGTTTCCTCATCTGTCATCTTTAGAATTGTGAGAGCATTTGTGATGTCCTCTTTCATTTCCTTATAGGTATGAGTGTGAATAACCTCAAAATCCTTTTCAGGTTCAGCAGGGAACTCTGAGCCATTTACTGTGATGTCAAAATCAACATTAAGTGTCTTGTTCCAAGAACGATAGTTTGTGCGAAGGTTCTCAGCCTTTGAGAAATTGTCAATAGCCCACTTGCCAATTTCCTTGCGCCACTTTTCTTGCGCCTTCTGATACTTTGCTTCGTTAGCACCTTGTGTAGCATAGTCTTTTTCCAACTGTGCTAGACGACCTTCTAGTGCCTTGATTACCTTTGGTGTTGCCACCTTTACTGTTATTGCTCTACTCATTGTGTTTCCTTTCGTTGGTTGGTTGTTTGAGTATTATAGCAGGGGGGTCTGACAACCCCCCTGCCATTTCATTACGCTAGGCTATCGGCAAGAACTGTTGTCCAGCGTTCGCCATTTTGTGTTTCTAAGCGAACACGCACCGAGCCAGATGCGTTAGGAATAATCTCTTTAATTACTCCAGTTTCTTTTGACTTCAGAGTGGTGAATAAATCTCCAACCTGATAGACTTTGTTATCTAGTGTCATTTTGCTTCCTTTCTGTTTAGGGTCTGATTATAGCAGAGGCTACCGACATTTAGTAGCCCCTGCCTGTGTGAGTTATCTCACAATTCTTCAGGTAGCCAAGCACCCAAGTGGTGTTGTTCGATGATAGCCCAAGCGGGTGCGTGAGTCTGACCCTTATACGATACGCCTTCAGGCATTTCGATAGCACGATCAAAATCTTCTTCGTAGTATGCGTCAATTGCTTCGATGCAAGGTTCGACCATAGAAAGTGGAACGGGTGGGTAATGATTACCCTGCAAGTGATAGCCAATAGCAACTTCTAAATCTAATTCTTGCGATAGGTCTAGTGCTGTGTTGTATCCCATTATTAGTTACCTTCCTTAATTGTTAATTCTGCCCAAGAGTTACCTTCATTTGCAACTGTAAGAGTGTTAGACATAGCAAGAGCGTGAATTGTTGCACCCTTACACATCTTTTCAATTTCAGATTGTGGTAGGTTGATTAGCGCAGGCAATAACTTTGCGTCAATTTTATCCAAGTCAATAATTGCCTCGAATACAACTGTGTGTGGAACTTTCATTAGATTAGACATTTGTTACCTTTCGTTGTTGGAATAAGAGTATTTTAGCATAGGCCACTGACATTTAATAATCGAGCTTCGGCGTGTTTCTAATTTATTTTGTGATAAACCTCACAATTTTCAGGGTGTGTCGTAACTTGACGTAAACGGCTTTTTGCCCCCACACCTTTGCGGGCTTCTTTCAGTTTGTCAAGTTAATTTTGCCAAATGTCGGGATCAACATCCTGCAAATATTCTTTTGCAAGCTTTTGTTGTTCGTCTGATCCAGTTACAGTGGCCATTAATGCATTTAAATAGCCAAGGTCCATTTTATAAAAAGGATTTTCGTTACTCATCATGTTGCCCCTTATGTTTAATTTTACGTGTGTACTTTTTTTTATTGCGAACAGGTTGCGCCGCATTGCTACGGCGCAATTCCTGAATGCGTTTTACTTTATTTTGAACTGAAGTTAGGAACATTGTAATTACTCGCTTCGTGAAATCTTTTTACATCAAATCGCTCATTGTCTTTCGCAAACATTTCTGCGAAGTCGTGAACAGTTTTAGAAAAAACAGCGGGGTGAACTTTATTGCTGAGATACTTTAGAATTTCAGCGGTTGCGATGTAATCTTTTCGTGTCATCATTTTTGTGTAACCTTTCCATTTCGGTAGAAGTTCTTAGTGTGCATTTTACCAGAAGGCTCTGACAAATTATAGGTTGCGTATTCTTTAGCATCGCCAAAGTCTGAGCATTTATCGAATTCGTGAACGGCGGTTAGAGCATCTGAAAAATCCCACGATGCAACTCTTTCACCATCATAAGCAATAGTTAGTTTATACATTAAATGTTCCAATCTTCTAGGGCGCATTCACACGCTTCTACATCATAATTATTTTCATCGCCCCAGAATAAAAATCCAGCGCCACCGCATTCATCACAACTCGCTGCGATAATTTCTAAGTATTGTTTTACTTTAGCCATTCAGGTTTTCCCTTTCGTTTGTTTTGGTAATTGTAGCAGATAGGACTGACAAGGCTTCCGCCTTGCTTGCTTCACGTTGTTCGATAACGTGCTTCTTGAATTCTTCTAAGTTCATTCGAACGCCCCCTCTTCTAGTAATCCTAATTCAATGTTAAACAATTCATCGGGAGTGGCTTCGGATAAATCTACCCAGCCAGCACCCTCGTCATCCATTCTAAAAATTTCAATGTATCCCATTATTATTCACCAACCTTTACTGCGATTGTTGCGAATTTATTTCGCAGACCGCCTGTGCGAATTTCGATTAAATAGGCTTCAGCGTTGTCGCCATAATAAATTTCAGGGCGAGGTTCTGCTGAAACAATTTCGCCTGAAAAGTGGCGAGAGTTTGAGCGATAGTTTTTCCCTACAAGTAGGCTTTCGATTGTGTATAGTTTGGTAGCCATTGGCAGACCTTCTTTCGTTTTGTTAATAATGGTATTTTACCAGAACGGACTGACATTTTCCAATTCTGCAAGGGTTTGTCTCATTATTTGGAGCGTGGGCAATGTGATAAGCATCACACGTAAATGTCCGATTTGTCTGTCAAATCGACACGCCGCAAATTTTCAGGGAATTTATAACTCTTTCATAACGACACGCCCGACGCCGCACCACTGTGGGCGGGCCAGCTTGATTTTGTCAAGCCGACACGCCGTTATTTATTTATTCATTTTCTAATTCTGCTAAATAATCTTCGTGCTCTACTAATCCAATCGCAAACGCTACAGGATCGCAACACTCTAAAATTTCGGCAGGTGTGAAAGTAGAGTAACCGATTTTTACAGTAGGGTAAATATCGTTTAGCAAATCTATAAAGCTTTCTTTTATTTCTAAATCTTTTTCAAATTGTGTTTTTTCCATTTTAGTTTAATCCGTTTTCTCTTAGGTCTTTTATTACTAGGCGCAACATTAGCAGGGCGGGAATACCGATACCTAATTGCACAAGGGTGGTTAGTATGCGTGTAGTAGTCATTACTTATTCTTCTTTCTCTTGATTACTTTATAAAGTGTAACACCTACCACCGACAAGATAATAAACGCCCACGATTGGGAGATATATAGAAAGTCCCCTAGGTCAATCATTAAGCCATATTCATTTAGTTCTATAGTCATTACTTATCTCCAAACATATTAAAGACCTCATCTAATTGGTCATCGGTTAGGTGGTCAATTTCAATAGCCTTAGCAAATCCGAAAATATCTTCTTCTTCTGCCATTAGTTTTTCATACATTTCTTCTTCTGCTAGGTGTGCGTATTGGTCTTGCACATCTGCTTGAATTGTATCCCATTTGCTCATCATATTACTTACCTACCTTTATCTCTTGAACATTAGCGGAAAACTTTTGTGATTTAGCGAGGTCGCTAGTATTTAATTCTTTAATTAGGTTATCTATCTCCTTAGTGTTAGTAGCAACATTACCAATAGATAGTAGGCGAGAGCCTTGCCATAGTGAGTATGTGATAGTCATTTACTGTTCTTCTTTCGTTAGTAGTTATAGTAGGAATTGTAGCGTATAGCGGGGACAAATAGGGGGATATAGCGGGGGTGTGTCGTGTGAGTTACCTCACATTGACTAGGGCGTGTGTAGCGTAGTTACCGCCACACATTACGCATAGAGTCCAAGCGGTTACTCTACCGCAACCGCTAGAGCAAGCCACATAGTGGGCGGGTGTGTGGTAGTCGTTACGACTTTCCCATATTCTATTAGTCATTAGTTAGACTCCTTATCTAAACAGTTGATACATTGGCAACCCTTAGAGGATAGCAAGGCTTTTAGTATCGCCTTTCGTGTATAGGTATCTAGTCCATATGAGGACTTGACTCCACCATTGTGAAAGTCGTGCACGATTGTGCTATATAGTGTTTCTGTAAGTTGAGTCATTATCTGACTCCTTTCTTTTAGTTAGTATCTCTAACTCCTTATACATATAACTATACAGGTGGGGTCTGACAAATTGCAACCCCAAAAAGGAATAAATCGGACATTTTAAAAAATAACTATGTGTTTTACATCACATTTAGGGGTCTTATGGGCGCACTATCGGACAAAACGGACATTTTTTATAGTGTGTATCATACAAATTAAAAATATATTAACATTTTAGAAAATATGAAAAAAGTATTGACTTACGAAAATTTCAAATGTTATACTTAGAAAGGTTTCGGGGGGTTACACTAAGGAACTCAATACACCAAGTAGCTCTTGGGATTTTGATCCAGACTCTCCTCTATCTTTCCAAAAAGATTTTTTAAATTTGGGGGGTAGGGGGGGTTTGCTAAAAAATCTAATTCCCAAGTAATCAATATACTAAATATAGAATATATTATATATATAAGCAATAGATATCTAAAAAAAATATTTTATTAACATTTAGATATATCTAATATTGCAGTTGACTAGAATATATAGTACAATAAGATTATGAAATGCAGTTTCTGTGAAAATGAGAAGTACGTCCAACGATTAAATTCGAGGGGGATACTAGAAAATTTTTGCATTGACTGCATTTCTAATATAAACCGAATACGCTAATCCTTAAGGGGATATAGCTTAATCTGGTTAAAGCATTTGTCTTATATACAAACGAGTTTGGGTTCAAATCCCAATATCCCTACTATAAAGCAGTTGACTAGGATAATATGAAGAAATTAAAACTTTATACGAACTACTTTGCGTGGTTCTGGATGATTGCATGGATAATTTATCTTATTAGATTGTGATTAAACGTGTTATATAATTAACACATGGAGCAAACCAAATCTTCTGCAAGAAAGACTAAAGAATATTTGGCACGGTACTTAAAAGAAATTAAAGAAAAGAATCCATGCATGGACTGTAAAGTTTGGTATCCGTATTATGTGATGGACTTTGATCATGTTAGAGGGCGGAAGCACAAGAATGTTGCAGAACTCATCGATACTCTATCAAAGAAGAAAATAGATGAAGAAATAGCAAAGTGTGAGATTGTTTGTTCTAATTGTCATAGAATTCGTACACATGACAGATTAATGAATAAGAAAGCTAGTTGACTAGAATATATATGAATATGGAATATCATACATGATTATAAAAAACGGGGAAGAACTAGTAAAAGGCCTTATCTTGGCCTATGAGAGCTCAAGGATCCAGAATAGGAACTTCTACCTTGGAGATGAGATAATGGCTCAAAAGGCCCTTGGAGTATTTGTAAGCTATATCCAGGATATCTTGCTAGAGTGTCCAAATGTAGAATTTAAGAAATGCTCTACTTGGTGGAGACATGACGATTGCAATAAATTGATGAATATCTTATTTGATCTTACTGGAGATAAGGGATATAAGGCTGAATTTGCTAAACAAGAAAGTCTATGGGACTAATTAGGTCTCTTATTTCGCCCGCCGCACTTTTCTGATCCAATATAGAGGATTAAGTGCATTTAGTATTCTAACAATACGAGCTTCTATTTTCTTTTCTATCTGAGCAGTTTTAGACTCTTCCTGGAAATACTTAGTACGGAAGTATGGGTTATTCATCTGCTTAGAGAAATGATGTGGACTCATATATTAATTATACACCCAAATTGGTCTCTAGTTTCGACGCACTTTTTTCGCACTATTCGGCTATATAAGTTCCATTAATATAAATCTTAGTGGCTGTAGTTAATATTACTGGAGAAGTGCCTGTAAGAAGGTTTTCCATAACTGGCTTAGGTTCAGCGGTAGCTCCACGATACCAGTGCAAGTCTAGAACTTTAGTATCCGCAAGGTGGTCTGCCTGCAAAACAACGTGACCTGCTAAATCTGGATTTACAGAAGGATCAACATTGGCCCATGCAGAAAAGTGGTTCATCTTGCCAGCCATCGGCATTACTGGAAGCTCTGTCTTTATTTGGCCAGTTCCAAAGTTTGTAATTGTTGCACAATTAATTTCAATATAAAAGCTTACTAGCTTTCCAACCTTTACGTAGTGTGAGTTATAGCATGGGTGGGTAGCGTTTGTTCCAGTAAAGGTAAATCCGCCATTAGCAGTTAGTGTTGGAGTCCATCTTACGACTGGTTGTCCAGCAGGGTCAGATACGTGTATCATGCCTTTTCCAAAATCAATACTGATACAGTTACACCAGTATCACCAGTTGCATATAGTTTATTTTCTGCTCCTAAGTCGATAAAGAAACTCTGTCCAGGAAACAGTTTGTGTCCATATGACGTTGAGGATACAGTCTGTGTTCCAATATAGGCATACCCTGTGTCAGATGTGTTTTGAATTGATATAGAGTTTGGGCTATCTACGGCATCATCGATTGTTAGTTCTTGAGGTGTGCCGTTAAGCGTTAAATTACGTGTTCTAAGCATGTTTACATTATACACCCATACAAACACAAAACCCAATCAGAGGCGGATCCGATTGGGTTTATGTAGTATATTACTATACGTTATACTGGGAACATCTCTGCTCTACCAGCACTGCTTAATTG